ATGGATATAGTCAAATTCCTGTTCTTTTCATCCCTAGAATATCTATCCATCTTGTACATGCTATCTGTATTGTTTCGTCTCTCATTTAAAGAGAACCTGCCACCATTCATTTTCATAGCGATAATACTTAATCTAGTTTCTTACTTCTCAAGATTTTCTGCTCAAATAGGGAGTTACGCAGTATTCCTCCAAGTTATCCTTTTGATTTCGTGTATCGTATTAATAATGAGAATTCATTGGTTCTATGCTGCTTCGATGGCGTTAATACCAAGTATTGGATTTTTAGTTGTACAAGGGATAATCTTTTATATACTTGACAGTTTTTCACTCTTTAACTTGGCTGATGACGTAGGAGCAGATGGAACAATTACATTTTGGGCGTATATGCTTCAGTTATTCACTGCAACTATTTACACAATGCTTGCTTTAATTGCAAAATACTTAAACTATGGATGGTCTTTTGTTCCGCAGAGGACTAAACAAATAAACTTGAAACAACGTGACAACAAATTAATGCTTCTAGGAATGATCATGAGTGTAGTGTTTTTACTAGTAATGCGTTATGCAGGTTTATCAGGTGGGGTATACTTATTGATTAATTGTGTGGGTATGTTGTTATGTTATATCCTACTGTTTTGGGTATTTCATAAAAAAGAGCAGAGATTTGAATTTTAACACCTTCGCTGAGAAGGTGTTTTTAATTTTAAATCCTTCTTCCTAATACTATGCCGTTTTACACAATCAAAAAAATAAGAAACACCCCCATGAAGGATGTCATAGAGTGATTCCTATTTTTTTGATTTAGTTTGTGCAAGTCCAATCAAGAGAGAAATCGTGTAATTCTACACTAATCATTTCATGATTTGCTTTTTGTAGTATAATTTTATCCTCCATTACAATATACAAATCCATAAGCAGCAAGCTCGCTGCATACAAGGCATCTTCTTTCCGTACTGCCAAATCAAAACTGACATTCAATTTGAGTCTACCATATGTTTTACCAGAATCATGGGCGTACCACTTTATGTCGAAACCACATATATTTAAAACATACTCATTGCCATCTAATGTGCGAACTGTAATTGTCGAGAGGTGTAAATTATTGTTGTTCAATTTAAAACGTGCCTCTTGATAACTCTCTGCATTTAAAGAAATGTTTAAAATAAACTCACCAAAAACGCTAGTGGGGGACTTTACATCGTAAAAATGATGGGTTAAACTAGCAATAGTCATAAATAGTCAGACCTCCAGAATTTCTATTTTGGGGATCGGCATTCCTAGTTATCTTGGCGGATGGATAGGGATGCCGTTTACATTTATAAAGACAATTTTCATTTAGCATTTAGTCTCTTCTATCGCTTTCTTAACTAATGGAATTCTTTGTCTCGCAACACTTAACATGCTGCCATCATTGAGAAGGACAACTTGAAGTTTCGAATCGAATTCTTTAATGGCATCTTTTCTTACCAGTATTCCAGAATCGATTCGAATAAATGTAGATCCCAATAACAGTATCCAATCATCCAGCGCGGTAATTTGATAGAAAGTCCCATTGCTCGTGTGCACCACAATATCATTTTTTTGACGTTGGACATTGTTAATATCTTTAATATCAATCCAATGAATTTGTGAGCCATCTGAATTAATTACAGGAACTTTCACCATAACCTCCTCCGTTATCCGACCTCTAATATTTTGTCAACAACAAATTGCATATGTGTTTTGTTCTTGACATAAGAATATCATATTATTTCCAGATCGGTAACTACTAGAAAATGCACAAAATCAAACGTTGACATCTTAATATATTTATGGTAGGAGGTACATGTCTTAATCATGTACCTCTTCTTAATTCATCTAATTTGTTTTCTATACTTTTCTTCTTTGAAAGTGATGCTGTAGTTCGCTCTCCATTGCCAAAATAAATAATTCTATCTTTTGAGTCAAATCCTTCAACGTATCGAGAATTAACAAGTATCCCTTTCTCGCTCAACACAAAGTCATCGTTGTCATATGATGCTCTAATAGCATCAAGCATGATATCTGCATCTGTTATTGTAGCATACTCCCCGTCTGTAGTGTGGAAGTGGAGTATCCTTTTATCTGTAGCATTTACTTTCTTAATCATGTATACATCATTTAGATCGATAACTTTGTATCTTTTTCCTCCTTCTCCCACACTAACAGCAAGGTGTTTGAACATTGTAAGTCTCCTCTTATTGTTTCTTAAGTAGCTCTTTTGGTACTTCAGGTTGGTGTACTAATGATGCCGAAAATGGAGTTACAATTAGGATTGCAAGAGCAGCGAGTGCTTTAGAGGCATAGTATGCCATAGTAGCTTTATTGAGCTTTCTCATTCAATTCACCTCCCTTCAGGATGAGTAGGGTCACCGCTTGTACAAAAAATGCTTTAGTTAAAATATCTGACATCCAAAGGAAATTCGAAGCAACGATTAGGATGCATAGAATTTTAAGATATGGATAGTGCTTCACATCGAAAATCCTAGACTGATTCATTCCAATTGGTGCTAACCAAGTCAAAATTATCAAAGTTAACACCATTAGTGTATTTCCCATGTGCTGGCTAATTGGAATTAATGGCAATACTACAGATCCAACAATGCTTGTAATTGTACACGCTTCTGCTGTCTTAAAATGAAATCCACCTGAAAATGATCTAAGTAATACAAAGGCTAAAATAGTTACAAGCGTTTCTGTTAATGTTCCTAATAGGGCAGATAAAACCATGGAAATAGCCACTGCTGATCCAGTTCCAATTACTGCAATTAACGAAAACTTCATTACCTCTACACTTTTCGTATCGTGTGGGTTTGCTTCTTTTATTGACCGAGCAAGTTTTTCTGCTGCATTTTCAATCAAACTCAATTAAATTCCTCTTTCTGCACAGATAATAGATTACAAAAATGACTACAGCATAAAACACAAGGATCAGATACTGCAACACAGGTGTTTTATTGAACACATATAAAAAGATTACAGTAATGGCAACTGACAAAACTTGTGCTACGAATAGCCATCTGTTCTCTTTAAGGTTCCAAACTGGTCTGGGGGATTCAGGCACAAATTCAAACCATAGCTCAAATTTACGAATCAGCCTACATAAAATCAAAATGACAATGGCTGTAATAGTTTGTAATACAAATCCTATTACTGAAATACCTGAACCTGAAGAACTTTGAAGGTCAGCAAGATAGTTCAGCGTACCAAACTTTTGCAAAACTATGAATATTAATGCCTGAATTAATGTGTACGTTGTCCAAGGAAATAATGTAACGATGCCAGCATAGAACCATTGAATATTCCACACGTATCTAAAACCAAGCATTAGAAATAGATTTTGCACAAAGATTGCAACGAACATTCCCCACCAATACTCGTCAATTCCTATGCCATATCTAAATATGTGTGATGCCAGGTTTAGACAAACGATAACAAAAAATATCTGCCCCTTGTATTCTCTTATTGGGAAATTGAACCAAGTAAAGATAAAAACAAACATTGCCAAATACTCTAATGAAGAAAACAAAGTAAATAGGATAAATTCCATTTTTCTTCCCCATTCTCTAAAATTAGTATTCTATGTTGATTGTACCATTATGTATATATATTGGGAGGTGCAAGTTTCTATTTTAAAATACCCAGAGTATACGTCATGGCACATGCTATTATTATCATTAAAATTAGAGTAAAGGAAGATAACATATGGATGGAGTATCTAATTTACGTTCGACACCACTTTGAATGAAATGAGAGTTAGTAGAAACGAAGTTGCAATTAAAGCGAAAGTTAGACCTCATACAGTAGGTGCTTTGTATAAAGGAACAACAAAGCGTATCGAATTTGATACTATCAAGAAGATACTTCATACATTAAATACGTTGTTAGTTGAATATAAACTGGGCAAAGTTTACACCATAGAAGATATTTTTGTTTACAGGCGTATAGATTAATTACCCTGAAACCTAACTTAAATAAACCCCCTCAATTTTATGAGGTTACTGAAAAGCCTCATAGCTACACCAAAGGTACTGCTTCCTCATTATTAAATGAGCTTTTTTCTGTATAATGAATTCATCACAGGGGAGTAGGTGAGGTAAATGATTCAACAAGAAAGTGGATTATAAGACAGTATCTTGAACTAAATAACTTGAGTATTTCTCAGGATAATATTGAATGCCATTTTTGAGTTGTCGGGTACCGACATCGTTGAGCGTTCCAGATAGGATTGATCAGTGATAATCACTAAAAAAATGATGGTAGTGCAGAGGTTTATATATACACCTATCTGCACTTTTTTATAATCATCGAGTATTTTGTAGTATCAATATGGGTTTGCGAAAATGCAGCTAGATATTTAAATAGCGACCAATATCCATAGATATATTCAAAAGACTTCATCGTATTTAGATGATCTTTCCGAGGGATAAAAACACATTTGGTAAATATAGACAACAATTAAAATATGTGCTACGTTTTATTTGTATGGAAAAATATGGGTGAATCAGGAGGGAAAGTTATTGTGAATTGAGCTAATCCCAGTGAAACGTAAAAACAACCAATACGTCATAACAAATATAATGATTCACAATGGAAAGGAATGGTAAGGATGAAAGTCAAAAAAATTGTAACTGCATCTTTAGCAACTACGACCCTCCTTGGGATTATTGGACTTTCTAATTTTGCAAGTGCGTATTCAGAAGATGTTTGGTTCGATTCTTATGGCATAGATGTTTACGATGGTGATCCTCTTGATTCAGTTACAGATGTGTTTGGATATACACGAGGCGAGGGAGATGTTAAATCTGTAAAGGTTTATTATGAAGTTTTCCGAGATGGTGAATATTTAGATAAGGCATCCAACTCAAGAAATGGTTTTAGGGTATCGATCACAGAAGACCATCCAAATAAGAAAAGAAGTAGTAATTGGGAGGTAAATGCTGTACATCGAATTGAAGATAATAATGGAGATTATGCAAAGGAGTTCAGTGAGGATAAACTTAAAAAGGGTGAGGAAGCATTTGCGCCAGAGAGTGCTGAAGAATCAAGTTCCAAAAAGGGTGACATTCAACATTTACGTTCAACAGAATATCAAGAGCAGTTAGAAAATACTTGGGATGACATCATGGAAGCACACAATTTAAATAAAGACGAGTGGATTGTATGTGATAGTTCTCAATATGAATCACTAAAAGAGCAACCTCCGGGTTCTTTAACCTCTAGAGATGTTACCTCATTATTTATCCAGTCAGTAGAATTCCCCAAAAAGGGTGGCGATAGTGTTCCTTTGATATTGGTGCATGAGAATGAAAAAAAGGCACTCTTATTGCTCCAGCGCGCTAAGGGTGAAAAAGTAGTTGTTTATTTTGGTAAAGAAGACAGTTCCAAAAACAATAAAAACAACAAGGCATCATCAAATCGTGAAAAAGATGGTGAGGGCGATTGGGTTGTTGAAAAGGTAGAAGAAAAAGAATAAAAGCAAAAGAAGACTATTCCTCAGTCATTTTCTTGAATTTGGGATAGTCTTCTTTTTTGCATGTTCTTCTGTCTGGATAGAGGAGGATTAACAGAACAAACTCCCCCGTATTGTAGGTGTTCTCTACGAGGGAGTTAGCAGGAGAAATTGTTGCTCAAATAAGCTTATCCAGAATGTGCCAAGCAGTCAACGTTGTCGCCTAAAAATGAGAAAAAATACCCCCTAGAAAATTCTAGGGGGTATTAAATTACCATTGCTTTTCATATTCTTTTTTCATGCGAACCAAAGCCGACTCAATAAGTCCCTTTACTTCGTCTTCTGTTACTTTAATATGCCATTTAGCTAGACGATCAACGAACCATTTTGCTGCCTGATTGTATTTTTCACTGCCCTTAATATCTGCAAACGCATCCTCAACAAATCGAACCGCACGATCAGCAGACTCACGCTTAATTTTATTTTTAATAAGAGGTACGAACGTAATTACAGCCCATATTCCTACAAGGGTTAGAATCGAAAGAATAGCCTCCAATGTGAATTGACCCAAAATTGTATCCATGATTAAATTCCTCCATTTTATAAATTTTACGAATCGTGAAACCCTTGGTACATAAGGGTTTTTAAGTCGTGCTTTTCGAATAAAAGTGATATTTTATTGTATAATTTTATTTATTAGAGACTCGATCAAGTAACAGCAGAGTTAGCCAAGGCAATTCCTGATAAATAGTACCGTCATCAACACGTTTTACCCAGATGTCAGGATCTTTCAAATGTCCTTTCTTTGCCAAGCTATCAATAGCTCCCTTTGCGTACTGTTTGCCTTGCTCAGACATAATGAATTGCATAAATTTATCCTCCTTTGATTGGTCAGGCTTATTTTCAACTTTGTTGTTGAGTAATTGTTTCACTAGGGTTTTGAAGCGTTCAAACTCAGAAGGATTGTTAACCCAAGGCAATGGGCATCGCTTCCATCCAACAACTCCGTGATGTGTCCAAATGTCTTTCTCAGTCAGCCCAAACTTCTTACAAAGTATTACTACCAATGCTGCTGCCTTTTGAAAAGTTTTCTCTGTAATGTTTCCATTCTTGTCGATACACATCTCAATCCCAATTGTGCAGTTGTTTGGATAACTGCCCAGACGATTCAGTGCTTCTGATGTATAATCTTTTGAACCACAGTGATAAGCCATTTCGTCATCTGGTATCGCTTGATATGTATTGTAATCATCAACTGAATAGTGTGCTGAAGCAAACCTTGCATCAGAAGTATCTTTCTGATACTTAAGACTATCAAAATATTTAACAATATTGATTGCAGGGGCAGAAGGAGAAGCTGTGTAGTGCATGACTATGCCTCGAACAGACTTTAGTTTAATGGCTGGTCTGGAAAATTTATTGACAGTTATATAATGTTGAACAATCATGATTGCCTCCTAAATGAAAATTTTTAAGAATGACATGATTTCTGGTACTTTTAGACCCAAGGCTACCCCGAGAGTAATCAGAACAATAACCCAAATGAACTTTTGGTTGTTAGAAATGAAGTTTTGATACCAAGTGGATTTGCTGTCCTTATCAAACTCATTCTTATCTTCTGATAACATTGTTTCACTTCTGACTTTAATAGTTTGAACGTCAATATTGACCTGATCTAATTTTTCATCCATTTTGTCAAGGCGAACATCTTGCTGCTTCGCTCGTTCCTCCATTACTTCCATAATTGTCGTTTGACGAACGGCATTCTCTTGAAGTGATTTCAAGGTATCAACAAGTATCTTTTGACTTTCCCTCCTTTCAATTTTGATTTCATCCACAGTTTTTTCTAAGTTTTGAACCTTAACGACTAAGGCATCAATGGATGGAGTGGGAGACATTTTACTCACTGCCTTTCAAATAAAAAAAGAGAGGGGAAGCCCTCTCTAGATAATAAATGCATATTGATAATTGCTTTTACTGCTTACGTCAACAACCCTCATGCTTGAAAGTAAATCTGATGCCATTTTAACTTGTACAGTAATCGAGCTATGCAAGTCATTTTGTTCACGTCCAATTACGTTCATTTGACTTAATAAGTCATCTGAGTATTTGACATAGATGGATGCAGACAATTCGTTTACATATTCAACTCTGATTCTACTCAAAAGGTCATTTCTGTGAGGAATTGTAATGGAAGAAGCCAGATGATCATTACCACGAACACTTAATGCTAACAACAGATCAGAGTGACCAGAAATCTTTTCGACGGTGAGAGAAGAGAGTAAGTGTTCGTTTTTCCTAACACTTATCGAGCTTAACAAAGAATCTGACTTCTCAATCTTCTTTACTGTAAAAGATGATAAGAGATCGGATGAATCTGGAATAACAATCATGGATTGTAGACTAGAAGAATCTTCAATCTTATTGATCTGTATTGAAGATAAAATAGAACTGTTATTTTTAACTTCAACATTTAATTTAGCTGAAAGAAGGTTTTCTGCTGTTTTCTTTTCGACTCGAATCAAAGAACGTAGGATTTCTTCTCGATAATTACTAATTACATGAATCTTTGAGAGCAGCTCATCTTCACTTAACACTTGCACAGTGATTGATGACTCTAATTTACTCTCTCCGTCATTAATTATAGGTAATTCAAATCCCAACTCAAGCTCAGGAGGATTAGTAGATTCCCTAGTTCCAAACAAGATTGAAGCTAGTTTAGTTTCGTCTTCTGAGCATAGAAAAAGTCCATAATTCGGAATGGATTTTTGATACCATTTTGCCGCTAAATTGGTAATGTCAATTTCAATAAAACCACTTTGCGATAGACCTATGTTCTTTGTAACTATCTTGTCGCCTTGTGGTGGTTGATTTGCCCATGTTACATCTTTCTCTTGCCAATTGGATAAAAGATTGAAAATAGATAAGTCCATATCCCTTGAGAAAGGACTATTATATACACGCAATATGGCTTTTTTTAACACTTTATTTACTGGGATAGAAGATAAATCAAACTGAATGAGGGATCGGAAAATTTCCCCATTATTCTCATCTCTCCCAACCAGCATGCCTCGATCAGTACCATAGTTTAAAGTTGGTAGGTTTTCGCGGATGGTACTATCTTTCACTGGATTGAGGTAGAATCTCTCAAGTGGTCTTTCAAGGACATCAAATTTACCTACCATGCGATTAACTGGTGGAACAGTGATGAAGCTGATTAAGTCATTGTTCCCACCAATTTTCACAGAGATGCTAGATAAAATGTCATCTTCCCTGTATCCCCACACAAGAAACTTACCTGACATTTTATTATTCATTCACGCACAACCTTCTCATTGTATTGAGAATTACACTGGGTCAGCATTGACGACTATCTCAAAGGTTCCGCTATGAGGTTTATCATCCTTATTAGTTACTACTCGAACAAAAACAGGAACTTCTTGCTCGTCTTCAATGGTTCGAGTGTATGATATCTGATCTTCAGGTGTAAAAGGGGAGTCTGTTTTGGATAGTTGAATTACTGATTTGGAGTTGTTTGCACCTGCATTCATCGTTAACAGTAAATTATGAATGGGGAAGCCATTTTTATTTACAACACGAACCTTCTTGGGAAGAGTAGTTTGTCCACCTGTAATACGTCCAAAATCCATAAAGTTTAAGACATTGCCAATATTATCAGAAAAGTATTTACCGTTTTCATCTACAAACATTAGTCCTGAATAATCCCCAAGAAAGTTTATAGCAAGACTACTGGCTTTACCAAATTCATCTTCTGCAATAATTTCAAGCAGATTCATCCCGCCAAGGGTGATATCACTAGCATTAATAAAATATTCAAATGTTGTAGGTGCTTGAATGAGTGGAGTGAAATCACCTGTTGCTGGATGTACTTGTTTCTTATTGATACTAACCTTAAATCTAACCTTATCTAATTCATTATCCCCGATCTGAAGGTGCAACTTCTGACCTTTAACAGTAGCAATCAGTGTTGGCTCAGTATCATATAAAGTAATTGTGCCATAGTTAGTAGTTAAGGCTGAATTAAAAGCTTCTTCAGCTATTACGGTAATTTTATAGGGACTAATAGAATTTAAATATGCACTAGAAATAAGAACAGAATCACTCACTTTTTGATCAGTAAGTTCTGTCCAATCTTTTAAGGTGTGCGTATTATTGAAATCCACTTTGTATCGATATTTAGATGAAGGTATACCCGATATTGTAGCAACTTTAATTACGTCCGAAGCGAACATTTCTAGAAATCCAATGGATACATAATCTTGACTTCCATCTACACGATATACTCTAATCCCGTATTTTTGATAAGGAGTAGTGTTAGGAATGTCCCAAGCTCTTGGTGTTGTATTTACCCACCCTGTAGAATTAGTTACACTTAAAAGAACAATCCACTGACTTCCGTCCCAAGCAATAAAATCAAAGTCTTTTGGGCTTGCATTAATATTAGAGGAGCCTCTGATTCTAATACGTGAGATGATTTTGGGAGTGGGAAACTCATACGTTAACATCTCAGGGGTACTTGGTGTTGGAACTTTACTTGAATACCAACAGCCCTCAACTGCTGCATCTGGAGTGAATGCTTGCCATGCATCGTACCTGCTAGGAATTAACACGGAAGATGCGCTTGCGATTCCACTTGGAGTTGTATTAGATGTCATCGTTGGTATGACAGTGTTTGGCGTGGATTCAGGCTTTTTATCATGCCAAAATAACAATTCTGGCTTACGACTGGTCAGTTGAGAGATAGCATTATTTGCAGGATCAAGAATTTCATCTAGCTTGTCCAGACCTTCACTTAAATACATCGCATCAGTAGTGGTTGAACCTAGTGGTTTCCAAGAGCCATTTTTGTAAGTTTTTATCGTATCATTATCTTTGATCAAATACTTTTCTTTAAAAAAATCTATTTCGCTTTCCATGTAGGTTGGGGGATTCCAAGTTCCACCATTTCCTACCCAATTAAGATGATTTGCAGTACTTGTTAAATCTTTTGGCGTCCCAGTCCCCTCATCAAATGTCCATAGAGATTGAAGTCCAACTTCAGTACCAAGAAGCCTTTTTTTCATATTTTTACTTATTTGATCTTGCGTTCTCGCCGTATTCCAAATCCTTACTTCATCCATAAGACCTTTAAATCGATAGGCACCCGGCAAGTTTACGGGATTATGATTAGGTCTTCCTGCAATATAACATTGAATGCTTCCCACGTTCAAATTTAAACTACCACTACCAGCTTGCTCACCGTTTCTATATAAGACTACCGACCCATTTGAATGAGTAATTGCAATATGCTGCCAAACTTGATTTGTAAGAATACCACCAAAGTTAAGATTATTGCCAGACGAATTTGATAAAATAATATACCCATTGCCATTAATTGTAGACTGAAAAGTAGGATAAATACCAAATAAACTACCAAAGTCAAAATTAACTGGTTTAATCCACATTTCAATAGTCCATGTTGCCCCAAACGTAATATTTTTCTGAGGTAGCATCATAGACGTTCCATCAAAATTTAAAGCATATCCTGACATGCATCAATCCCTCCTTATTGAACTAGTATCCCTTTGATTATAGTCCATTTGTCTTTATCTAGAACTTGAGAGAACTGTGTGCCTGTACCTACTTGTCCTTGATTCAACATTTGGGTAGAAACAGAAACATCTTCTGTCCTAATAGTTGGTGAAATCGAGAAAGAGAATGTAGCATCTGTGTTCTTTGGAACAGATAACTCTTTCTTTGGAATTGTAATTTCTAATTCTCGTCCAGTGACAGTCATCATCTCTAATTCACAAACGCTGACATAACTTGTCGAATTGGAATCGAGAACGAGCAAACGATAGTGGGAATATTTAGTTGTGTTCTCTACTTCAAAATCAAATATTCTTCTTCCTAGTCCAGTCCAGTTAGTTTGACCATCTCTGCTATCTAAATTGACCCAAGATGTGCCATTTACACTTCCTTGGAATACCCACTGTTTAGGACTATAACTTGGATTAGTAGATCCATAAATCGCATATCTTGATATGGCAATGGGCGTATTAAATTGATAGGAAATCCACTGATTTGCTATTTTATCATGCATCCAGCCACCTGAACTAGTAATGCCATTAAAGGCATGAACCCAAGAGTTAGTTGAAGTGTAATAATAGCCACTTCCATTGCTCTTACCGTTAACACCATCATTAATTACATTCTGTGAGTAAAATAGAGGCATTTAATTCACCACCCAATTAACTTCGCCACTAACATTTTTTAAGAGTGGAGCATGCAATTCTTCAATTACGGTGTTGTTTTGCAAAATCTGTAACATACCGTCCATTTCTTCGTTGGCTACTAGCTCAATAGATATAAACATAGGTGAGCAAAAAGGAATTACAAACTGAATTTTTACATTCATATTCACTTCTTGAAATGTCAGCTTTTCCTTAAAGCCAAAGACATACTTAATGATTTGAGATGGAGAGCTGTTTTGAATGTCTAATGGATTTAAAGTGGAAATTGCTTGCTTATAAGTGATGATATCGTTATAACAAAGTGGATTTTCTGTCAATTTCAATTCTTTATCGCCATGCTTATAAATAAAGTCAAACTTTCCTTGTGGCAAATGAAAACTGCCACCGAATACATCATAATAAAAGTGGAAACCGTGTCCTGTTAATCCAAATCTAATCAAGTCTTGTTTGCGGATAGAATAAAAATCATTTTTCTTTTTGGTAAAATGATCGAATTCAGCTAAAAATGAGCCATCTGTATATTGGGCTACCCAAATAAAGTCTCTGAGCTGAGTTGGGGAGTATAGTGGCAACATTGTATTGTTTCCTCCAAACTAAAAAGGGCTGCTTATTCAAGCAACCCAATAAAATATTATAGTATAATTTTAGTTATTAAGTAAAAGTATAAGAGCAACGTACATTGAACAGATGCGTTCCAGCCTGAACATTCAATCCCAAAATAGCCTTCAATTCAACTTCTGCGAAGTTTGCTGCACTAGCTGCTTTGTCTCCTGTATTTTTGGAGCCTTTGATTACTCCACTAGGTTGCCCACTGGCTTTAATCATTCTTCCATCATTGATTCCATTTCCACCAATAGGACTGAAATTCACTTCGCTGTTTGAGATTACTTTCGTGTAAATCCATTTACCTGTAACAACAGGACTATTTGAACCGCCAGATGTATCAACAGTCGTAATAACACAATCATTCATATTCGACACATCATTGTTTGCATCGCCATAGTTATTCCAAATCAAAACTTTAAAAGGAGTCGATTCGGAATTGGACTGTACTGTTCCTAGATTCCATGCAACATTTCCTGCGCCACCAGCAAGTTCTTTCAAGTCGGAAATGTTGTCGCCAGTTCTCCACGTTACTTTTGGATCTGCCATTTATTATACCTCCTTATATTTTTAGTTATAATTCAATATTCAATGTTATCGAGATGCCTTCATGTGAAGGATCGAAATCCTCAACAAAAGCTCGGAAAATATCTCCTTTAGCAACATCAGTTATTGTTAACGGGGGCACAAAAGCTTTATATTCATTTACATCAAACACAATTGGTTGTGCACTAAGTCTTTCCCAAGGCACAGAAGCATTACCTAAATTGGCAATATTGTTTTTCTCTATGTAAAGAGCTGTTCTTCCAGATGCCACAGGTGTGCCACAAATTGCTGTAATAGATGAAATACTAGCATCATACTCAAGGGGAGGAATGTATATCTTTTGTTCGTTTATATCAGTAATAACAGGCATCACAAAGATAATTTGTCTATGTTTCAATTTGTCATGTGTTAATGTGTAATCTTCTTTACTCATTAATCCGTCAACAACAGAAGAGGCGAGGGGAATGGAGCCACGAGTATAATTATCTATCTGTCGCCAAACACCATTTCCTTCATATCGATATCTAGCACCAGTTTCTAACACCATTGTGGTTGATCCAATTTCAGGATTAGGGTAGGCGGTTGTTATATCATCGTACTTTGGAACAGGTTCAAGCCAAATAAGCCGAGTCGTTAGTGCGGCATTATTGGCAAACTTGGCACTTTCGTCAGCTCTTTTACTTGCATCAATAGCAGTATTCGTTGCAGAAACAGCAGCATCAGCCGCCTGATTAGCTTTACCAGTAGCAATAATTGCACCTTCAGCAGCGATATTCGCCCTATTTGTTGCTTGGATTGCTTCATTCGTAACTCTGATAATCTCTTCTATTCTTTGATGGGATATTTCGATGATCTGTTGTAAGTTTAAGACGACATCAGGATTGGGGTAATGCGCCCAAATACGAGAGGCAGGATATTGAATCATTCCACGACCTTTGTATATGGCAACAACCGTTTTCCCCTCTTGAGATGCATGAAAGTCAATAATCCCGTTCGAATAATTTACAATGAAGTCTTTTTCATCAGGGATTTTCTTAGCAGCAGGTTTCCTTTGATCAATTTCAGTGTAGCCATTAATGATAACTCGATGAAACTCTGTAGGAATTTCTGACAATACAATGCGATTGTTAATGATTTTCAGAGATTCTGTCATATCTACAAGAGGATCATGAATATCCCCACTGCGCCATAAGATACGAATTGAGTCGTTATATTGGTCGTATAGTTTTGCTTGCATGGTTCACCTCCCTTAACCACCTATAAAAACGTTTGAAGATCCATCAGCAATTGTGGTAGTAGGAGTAGAGTGTGTTTTGACAGTGCTGCCAACCGTGGCAACCAGAAGTCCACCTGAATATACATTTCTGGTATTTCCAATAGTTACTTTTCCCGTACCACCTGTATGATTGCTTATAGGCTCTCCACTGACACTTGGAGTTTCAGTTTCAGTTACGTTGTCGTTTTGTCTTGCCAAAGGTTTCCCATTCACAAAGACATTAGGAGAAGTTGCTACCACTGTGCCATGAATAGTTGAACTACCACCTGAATAATACCAATAATCTCCTACGCATCTTGGAGGATCACCTACTGTATGATGGCATGAATCCCATACACGATAATTAATGTCGTTTGTCCTAACGTCTACCGTTTTACTACCGTTAAAAGCCACTGCTGGCATTTATTCACCACCTTATTTTATCTATATATAGTTATACTGAAATCATCAGACGCTATATATGGGTGTAAAAATTCGATAAAATTCATGTTTGATTGGGTTTGCATTAGAAAAGGATTACTAATTTTGATTAGTTGATTTCGTTTGAGCTTGATGAATAAAAGACTCTAATTGAGCAATTCGTTGATTTTTAAGTTCAATTTGTTGTTCTTTAAGTTCAATAATTTTATCTTTTACTGAAATCTGCTCATAGTTAATTTTATTTAGCTCTACTAATATTTCGTTTTGTTTTTTATATTGCTCTGTAATCTCTGCATGATGTAGGTCAGTTTGGACTATTCTAATCATCAACAATATTAGAAGTGTAGAAAGAAAAATGACACTGGATTTTGGTGCAAAAATTTTTTGCATAGAATTTTCCTCCTTAGTTCAACATTGCCATTAAATAAATGCATAATAAAAACCCCTACAAAGGAGTAGGGGAGGGTTTGAAAATATGTAAAAACTTACAATTGTTTAATTAACGTCGATACTTCATCTAGCAACTTCTCTCCATTATCAAAGTGTTTAACTCCTTCAATGATGAGTAAATTATTAGATGTTGTAGTGCCTTCTAAGATTTTGTTGCACATCTCTTTAAACTCTTTCATACTTGCTTTGTATTTTTCATCAAGAGAGATTAAATCTTCATCGTTTGTATTTCTATTCAACGCTTCATCTGCTAATGTTTCAAATAGTGTTAATGTTTGATACATCTCAGGAGATGAAACAATCTGTCCTTCTTGTTCTACTAGCACACCTAAGAAAAAGATAACTTGAGCCTGAATTCGAATATTGTGCATTTTAATCCATTCTCTGTATTCATTATCAACCTTATTTACAATGTTGAAGTTAGATGAATAATACACGATATTCTCATCTATGGAAGTATCATGTTTAATATTACTGCCAATAAGGTTAACTCCTTTTTCACCAAAGATGCTTTTTACTGATTCACTTTGCGTATTGGTAACAGGCGTAACAATTTCATATTGATAGTCACCAGACCTTAAAGATTTACCCTTGTCAGAAAAGAAGCTAGATGAATAATTTCCATTAATGATTTTTCCTTTTTCTTGTGCGACATAACCATTCTTACCTGAAACATTAATCATAAATTCAGTTTCATCAGGTAAATTAGACGTAATAACGACTTTTGCTTTGTTATCATCTGTTCGTTCTATCTTTGTTTCCAGTTTAACTTCAAGCTTAGGAGCGCCACAACCTGTTAGAAGAACAATTAATATAAGAGAAAGTATCAATCTTTTCATTAAGAAAATCCTCCCTTAGTTTATACTAGGAGGATTTTACCATTTATAATATCATTTGTTAAGTTGAGGATTATCTGTTCTTCCGAGTAGGTAATCTATAGAGACGTTAAAGTGCTCGGCAGTTTTGTAAACAACCTCTAAGCTTACAGGCTTTCTCATTTTTTCAATGTTCCCAACGGAACTTTTTGTAAGCCCAATAATCTCACCCATTTTTTCAAGAGTAAGATTGTTATCTTTTCTCAATTTCATAATTCGTTCAGAGAAAACAGGATGTAACATGAAAAATTCTCCTTGACCGTGTTCATAGTGAACACCTATAATGAAAAACAAATAGTGTTCTTTATGAACACAATAAACAAAAGGAGATGGTTAATGTGAGTCAATTTGATCAAACCTTCAACTATTATTCTAATGAGGTTAGAGTAGTGCTAGTGAATGATCAACCTTGGTTCGTTGCAAAAGATGTTTGTTATATACTAGGTATTGAGAAATCACGTAATGCAGTCTCTAGGTTAGATGAAGATGAAGCCCTTACTATGGGCATCACAGACTCACTAGGCAGAACACAGGAATCACATATTATAAACGAAGCAGGTTTATACTCGCTTATACTCACATCACGCAAACCAGAAGCAAAAGCATTTAAACGTTGGGTAACACATGAAGTACTACCATTAATACGTCAGACTGGACAATACATACTCCCAAGTCATTCAGAACAATTCAAGTTGCCTTCAACATATAAAGAAGCACTAATTGAACTTGTTGCAAAAGTTGAAGAGAATGAACAGCTTCAATTGACAATATCAGAACAACAGCCAAAGGTCGAAATGTATGACACCCTAATGAGTGCAGAAGGTTATCAAAACATGAGTCAAATCGCTAAATCTCTAGAGTGGGGAAGAAACCGATTATACTCTTTTCTTCGAGAAGAGAAGATACTGATGGATTCAAGTTGCCCCTACAAAAGAAACCTTCCACAACAAACATACATTGATAAGGGTTATTTTAAGGTAATTGATGTACCTGTTAGATCATCTTCTGGTATGGGAATTTCACAACAAACATTGGTTACGCCAAAAGGAGTTGAATTCATTGCAAGGTTATTGAAACGTAAGCAAGTGGAACTACAGTACATTCAAGGAATCAAAGAAACCGAAAATGCAGGTGTGTACAATGAATACAACTTATAACTCAATATACATTTGTCGTTACGATTTCACTAAAGAAGAGTGCCAGTGGCTATTAACAGATGACATGACTTATGCAAAATCATTTAATTCCGAAATCCAATTGGCAAGTATTGCGGACTTGCATGATTGGGTAGCAGCCACTGGCGAAACATTCAATGGTATTTTATCAGTTAAAGAAGGGGAGTGTAAATGGTTTTCAAAAATAGTTGCTAATGAATATGGTGACCAAGATATTATTGCAGTGTATCAACTATTGGAGCCTTCACATATGTGAGGGCTTTGTTTGTTATTAATAGAATATCAAAAAAAATGATAATGGTCAATTGATTATTACGTATTTTTGGTTATTATTTAATAAGAAGAGCGCTCCAACAATGGAACGCTCACTGGTAAACTATTGGACTACAACATTAAGAACAACTTTCGTATTGTTAAGCAAATTCTTGATAGCTACTTGGGTAGTTCCAGCACTCAGACCTTTGATAACGAGGTTATCTCCTTGTACTTGCAGGGAAACAAGTTGAGGATTAGCTGTCCAAAGTTTGTAGTTACCATTAGTAGCATTTATTTTGTACGTAACAGGTGCTTCTTTCTTTACTGTGTATGTTTGTGCTGGTTGTAATGCAGTTTCTGGTACGAGTTGTAGTGTGACAGGTAGTGTGACAGGTTGTGTAACTTGTTGGGTCACAGGTTTTTGCTGTTGAGAAAGGTCGATGTAAGGTGTGCTAAATGACAGAACAAATTTTTCACCTATACCATTAGGACTGTTATCTTTCTCTGCATTAACTACAGCACCATTCATAACAACCACTTGATAGGAAGTGCCTTTGTCCAGTGGTTGACTTGGAGTAATAGTCAGAATATCGCCACTAATGCTTTTAGTAAAGGGCAGTGTCTGACCTTTACCATAGAGATAGATTTCTCCGCTACCCTCTTCAATCTCTCTTGTGAAATCCAATGTAATTTGAGAGTCCACTGGAACTGATTCTTGACCATACTTAGGATATGTGGTCTCCACACCAAAATTAACAACTTTGGTTTCTGCTGCATGTACACTTCCCAATTGAGAAGACAATAGCAAAATGAAGGTTGTAATCGTGGTAATTAGATACTTTTTCATCTGTATTCCTCCTTTAGTCTCTATAGGGAGAATATACCACAATTTTAAAGCTTTCAAACATCTTAATTAATATCAATTCTTTGTCCAGCCAATTTGAGAGCACCAGCCGCTTGCATTGTTACATTCTGACCAATTTCTAAAAAGCTCCCTTGCCCACTTTGTAGGCGCATTGTACCGTCATCTAGAATCTGAAAAAATGCTTGTGTTCCTTGTGGAGTCTCAGAAGTAATCGTAATTTTTTCATCAGATAATTTAAAAATTCTCTTTCTGCCGCCCTTCGTGGCAGAACCATTATACTCAAAAATAAATTCTTGACCTTGCTTAAACATCTTTAATTTTTCTGCATCTGCGGTTGCTCCACTCCCTGCTCCCCAAACCATCATTGGGAATGAATTCGCACCGTCTCCAAATGATTCAAAAGTCAGTTTATCTAATCTATCCTTATACTCAACAATCGTCACAGGAATGCCAGTGTCTCTAGTCGTAATACCTTTTTTTGTAGAATCAATATAGAACAATGGACGATCTTGATAGTCTGTTGCTTGAACACCAGTATCTACTGCTGTTGCGGTAGAGAATTTCAATGACTTCCCCTCAATATCAATGAAGTCTACAATACCTGTTTGGTTTGGCATTACTGTCTTCAATCTATTAACAGCTAAATTGTTAATGAGTCCAAAATCAGCATAGATGTTGTCAGTTGTAATATTATCTGCTGTTAGATTTCCCACAATTACATCAAAATTCTTGAGGTACAGAATCTTTTGGTCGGCATCCAAAAGAATCTTATCGTCATGAGCGTCACTGTAGATCAAGAGCGAGTGAGTTTTCATGTGTTTTGCATACAGCACACCATTCGGGTCAACCTTGAATACACGGTCTCCATCATTATCAATGTAAATGCCATCATCTGCATTAAGTCCGATTTTCACCTTGTTATCTTTTCGAAGGATAACAATGCCTTCATCTGGCTTGAGGGTTATAAGTCCGTTATCATTTTCAATTGTCAGGTTCTTGGCAAACATGTTATTCGCCTTAATGTCGTTACAGACGATGTTCCCATCAAGATCGGCATAGAAAACGCTAGTCCATGAGCCACCATCATATCGGTCAATGGATATTCCTTTATCTGCATTCAACCAAATTTTATTCTTATTTGCTCTAGTTACAGTAATGCCATCTTCAATACTAAGTCGAATTTCTTGTCCTAAATAACCCTCAAGAGGGCGTAGGTCAATAATTCCTTCTTCTGCATCTAAGATGATTTCACTTTTAGAACCGTGTAATTTAAGTCCCTTCGCATGGATGTATCCTTGAAGATCTAGCCAAATGATTTTATCCAATGAGCCATTCTTTTTACGGGTAATAACAAACCCTTCGTCTCGATCCATAATAACTTGGTTTGTGTCATTTTCAAGTTTTATACCAAAACGATCAGGGTTTTTATCAAACAATCCCATCCACATTACTTCGCGTCCATTACGATCAGTGATGACCATCTTGTTACCACGAATCTCTAGGATGCCGTCAGGATCTCCAACAATAACACGTTCGCCAGTTATAATTCTCCCGAAGACTCGTTCAGCAATCAGCCCATCAGGAGTAAGGGCTGTCTCATACCTGTTACCGCCGCTCTTAGTAAGTCCAATCGCCCCATGGGTCAGCCTCAAAAATCGAAGAGGGTCAGCCTCATCTTTAATTGTTATTCCGGTGCGATCAATAATGACAGTTTCATTTACAGCCATATCAATCTGTTGTTTGGCTTTATTCCAAAACTCTTCGAGGACTTTACTGATATCTCCTAAGTCATTTTCGTACTTGTCCCACTTAAACTTAGACATGTCAACCTTAGTAGAGGAGGAGTTTCGATACAATGATTTGATAAACTTCTCCTCATTGCTTTCAATGTCTGTAACATTTGCAATGGTCAATTGAATGCTGGAATCATTATAGCTATACTCAATTTCAATGATTTTGGCAGTGACATTGATTCCTAGCTTGTCATAGGCAATGACAATGGTATCGCCTAAATTCAATTTATCCCAGTTGCGCTGTTCCTCAACAACTTCTAAAAAATTAACTATATCCATTGAAATAACTGTTTTTGGCTTCGAAAATTCCTCAAATACCTTTAAGCCAGCATCCAGCAAGTCTTTGTCACTAATAATTTGTTCATTTACCCATTCTTTTTCAATGATAAATTGGTTTCTCTCTTTAATTAGCTCTGGCGAGAAATTGGCTTCCACAGAGAGTTTCACTTTTAGTTGGTTAATCTTAGCCAAAGCAAGATTAACTTGATCTTGTACATTTTTAATAACAATTTTCTGTGCAGCGATTTCTTGTTCCTTGGCTATTTTTTGTGACTCATATCTACCTGTAGGATAGGGGAGTGCCTTATCACTTACAAATATGTTATCTTCAATCTTTTGTAGCTCTGTTTGGAGTGTTACCAGCTTTTGTTGTTCTTTGGTTAATACCTTTTGAATGTCCTCAAGCTCTTTGAGGTGGATAGTAAAAGTGGTCTTATGATCTTCGATCAATTTTGTGTAATCAAGAATTGCATGGCACAGCTCATCGCTCATGTATTCACTATGCGATAGCACATTTCTCTGACTGTCCCGCATAAAAGGGTACATGAAATACCCAAAATTTTCGATGTAGTCAGTTCCAGTTGAATTTACACGTTGAATAGAAAGGTTGTCTTTACCGTAGACTTTCAACCTTGTAGTCATTTCGTCGGGTTGAATTTCTCGATTTAAGCTTTTAAGATACTTCCCATACGATAGCTTAAGTCCACGATTGTTTCCGACTAACTCGTGATTATAGAAGTGGATACGTCTGTTCTGAGTGTCCCAAAGGATCAAAGCGTTAAATGTTTCAGCAATCTCATATACAAAATCAAGAACGGTTTTTGAACTGACATCAAAGGATCTGAATTTCACATCAAATTGAGCGTCGATTGATCCAATATTCCAAATAGTATACTTTAGTGCAGCCAGCAGAGCCTGAGAAGCATTTTTAGAGTCTTCTTTATAAGCCCGTACCATTTTGTCATTCAATTCAAAGCCCAATGAGAAGGCATTAATCTTTTTAATATCTCCATCTTCCGTCATCGAATCTTCTGGTGAATCGATGATAAACCATTCCTCATATTTACCAAGAACAAGTTTTAACAAATAGCGATGTCTTACTAAATCTACATGTGCATTTCGGATGAACTCATGATTTACATCAATTTCATATGGAATAGAAAAACTCAGTTCATTTAATGAACCGAGCCTTTTATTAAATACAATGTCGTGTGCTTCATTCAGTTTTGCAATAATAGCCCTATTAGGTTTAGCAAGGAAAATCTGGGGTTTAACAGGCTTCTTCTTTAGATCTATATCACCAAGCAAAAAATCACTTCCTTATCCTTGCAAAGTCTTGAACTGATATCGAAACATTACTTTGAATTTCCCTTTAAATTCTAATACATTGTTACCAGTTACCAATTCAAGATATTGATTATTAAAATTATCATAGCGATACTTCATGTTAATATCAGTTTCGATATGTTCTCTTTCACAATCTATGTATAAGAGTTCTTTGTCCAAGATGTTTACGAACTTAAACTCTTGATTATTGTTCGTCCGATTGATGATGGAGAAGTCTCCATTCCCAATCTTCTCAATCCAAATTTCTGGTTTACAAGGCATATCCCCATTATTAACAAATAAATAGGTGGGAGTAACAGTTAATGAAAGATCATGTAGAAGTGGAAGAGAGGTGACAGTAGTGGAGTCACCTATAAAACGATATTGAAACACTGTCGCCTTTGATTTAGTTAGAGGTGAGAAATCTGGCAATCCAAAGTCTTTTGTTGCAGCTTTCCAACCTTCCCAGTTATAACCACCATCATATGACACATTCGTTTCAAGTTTATAAGCACTACCTTGCGGAATTGTTTCGTTCCAAGTAAGAACAGAGTGCCCACTACCAGTATCTGTAGCAATATAATAAAAAGGAGAGGTTCGAACACCTCGTATCTTGCGTAAATCATCCCATTTAGCCATAATTACCTCCTAAAAAATCATGATTGTAACTTTGGCATTTGAGGTTGTTCCTTTAAGATACATATGAGTATTAGTCCATAGCGAGTTCCCAGTATAGAGTTGTACTGGCTTATCTGTATTGACTAAAAGAAATCCCTTTGGAGTACGGTTAAGACCATGAGCAATTACGTCTTCAGGATTGTAGGAATCATAATTACCCCTCACTGTAAAAGTCCGATACTCTGCATCTAATTTTCCTGCTTTTGTAGCATTTGTAACGTTTCCAAGTCCAATATCTGCATTCTTGATTTTTTCATTGGTGACTTGCTGCTCTTTGATGTGATGCTCAAGAATGGCATCAGTTGCAATTTTAACACTTGTCACTGAACTATTTTTTAGCTTCTTGGTTGATACTGCATCAGTAGCTAATTTTGATTCTGTAACTTGTTCATCTGAAAGTGTTGGACTAACAACAAGTGGACTCATATTCCTCGTATCAATAACTTCTATGACGTTATATGAACTTGTAATCACTCTTGCCAATTTAATTGCATGATTAGGTGCAGCAGGCTCAGAGCCACCAATAGCAACTGCTTTAAAAATGTAAGTTCCGTCTTTATCCAAATAAACAAAAGTCTCTTGATTGTCTCCAAATGTATGAGTAGACTCATTTTTTACAATGCGATAACCACCAATATACCCAATGCCAGAAGAAATAGTGGTATCCAAATCTACACCATTGATATGATCAACCCATAACGAGCAAATCCCTTTATCTACATTCATCTTAATGCCTACAGATATGATACCTTGTAGCGAAGATACATCATTTAAAGGTAGAGTTACCAGTGTCCAAGTATTCGCAACAAGTGCAGGGAAAGGAAGATCCTTGATTGGCGTCTGAGACATAGGATTCTTACTTAGCAACAAAGAATAATCGCCAGCATTTGTATTAATATTAGATTTCACCCACAAACGGACGGATGAACAAGTGCGTACATCAAGAGAGGAAACTGCTTTGGAAGCCAATATCCCCACTCCGGCAGCAGAGTCCATGTTGATCTTGAGACATCCAGTTCCCATTTTAAAATCAAAGGTATCTAAAGCAATCGATACTCCTGCTGATGGGCTAATTTCGTCCCACAGTGTATCACAATCGTGAATAATAGTTCCTGTAGTTGTTGCTGGCTGCAATCCGTTAAGCACAAAGTCATTGAACATATCATCATGACGCTGGATAACGTTAAATCGCAACCATTCATCCAGCATTTGAAAGTTGCTATTTAATACACCAATATCAGCATCATCATCATATGAAGGTTGTGCAAGTTTAATCAGCGATGTAGTCGGCATTCTTTAAATCACCCCATTTTTTTCTTTTGATGTCGCCCCATTTAGGTTTTTTAGTACCTAATTGCAAATCCCCACTTGGAAGAGCGATCATATTATGAAGAACTCCTTTTTGAAAATCTACTTGAGACGATTCAGTTAAGATTAAAGGAGTATTGCGAATCTCAAACCATTCGGATAAATATTGTGGAGAATAGGAGTAAGGTGAATCACAGCGCATTTCAATTTCCACATAGCCTTCTTTAGTTCCATTGTGAATAAGAGAAGAAGAGGAGTGTAGAATGCAATAGAAAATCCTATCGGGGTTGTCTGTAGTAAAGAATGGCTTATAATAATCTTGATCTAGCCATCTTGCAACCTGCCTTATTTTCTCGTGATCATATTTATCTTCAAATGCAAATTGTAGTGAAAAAACAAGAGGGGAACGTTCCACACCTTGAAAGTATGGCTTGTCGTTCCCTCTAACTTTGATCTCGTGAATTTCTTTATCTGCTACGAATGGCTCCTCAAATAAACCTCCACTAAATTGAACATTGAGTAAGCCCATGTCGGAAGATTTGATGCCATCATAGCTAAATTCCAAGCCTTCTTTCATAGGCTTACCGTCCTTTCTTTTTATTTGCTTGTACTACAGAGTTCATGACAAAGTTTTTTAACTTATTAAAGTCTGTTTCCGTACCCATGAATCGCTCAATATGAATACTGATTGGGATGTCACCCGATCCACCTGTGGCTGTACTTAAATTGACCACCGGAGTAATACTTGACATCAAGTTTTTAAGGTTGGGAACAAAATTTTGAGCAATATTCTTAGGCGTTGTCCACATTTCACCTTGTAGAACTTTGGCAATACCTTCATCTGGTTTCAGGTTAAACATCTTATTTACGATTTCTGTTAAGCGATCACTTTTCCCATCCACAATACCGCCAACATGAAAGTTGCCCTTATACCAGCTAAAAGCCTTCTTGTAGTCCATTCCTCGCAATAGGGATTCTAAATCAGAAGGTAGTTGAGAGTAGTATTTTTCGGCTTTTCGAGAAGCTTCATCCATTGCTTTTTGATCATTTTTCTTCTGTGCTTCTGTATATAAGCCTTTGTTGTAGACTATTTCATTAACCTGTGATTTATATTTCTTCCATTCAGGATTGACGCCATTGCCTTTTCCACCGCCAGAATTACCACCACTACCACCTGAAGAACCTGACCCGCCACCTCCAACACCAATGTTTATGTTGTTAAGTGATTCAAGAGCCTTCTTAGACTCCTCAATTTTAGCTAATAAGTTTTGAGCAATGCTGTTGCCAATTGCACTCATATTGTCTTTAACAAACTGCTCAAACTTTGCCAGATCTCCCTGCATAGCTGATAGATTGCCAGCCAAAATAGCCTTTCTCATATCAGCGTAGCGTTTTTCATCAGCAATAAGCTCATTGAAATGGCGCTCTGTTTCTTCTTTTTCTTTCTGAAGTTTGGCTAGTATGTTATCGTGCTTTTCATTTTCTTTTTGAATTAACTTGTCATAGTAATCCTTGTAGTAGGCGAGTTGCTGATCAAGTTTTCTCTTTTCAAATTCAAGTTTTTTAACTGCTTCGTCATACTTGGCTTGTTCAGCCTTTTTCTTCGCGTTGATATCTTTTTCATAAGCATCTCGTTGATCTTCTAAGTTATCCTTGCGAAGTTCAGTGCTGCGCTTATAGTTCAAGTCCTCGATAGCTTTATCTTTGTCTGATAGCTCTTTGGTCAACTCACTAAGACGAAGTTTTGCTTCATAACTATCATCAAGAGAGAGGGTGTTGATTTGCTCTTGAAGTTTTTGACGCTCAGATTGAAGCTTTTCCAGTTCATTGTCATATTCACGCTCACTGGATTGTCTATCAATCAACTGAAGACGCTTATCAATGGCTTCGTTGAACTTAGCCATTTCTTCGTCTAAAGCATCCATAGCTGCCTTGTGACGTTCATCTTCTGCTTTTTTAGCATCATCAATGGCTTCAATTTCTTTTTGAATAGCCTTTTCTTTTTTCTTTCTTTCGTCATCAATGCGCTCTAATTTCTTTTTGTGGCGCTCATTTTCTTTTTTCTCTTCATTTTCAAGGGCTTTGAGTGCAGCGTTTTTCTGCTCTTCATAAACTCGTTTGTATGTATCAATGATCTTATCGGCAGTGGCTTGATTAACAGCTTCTTGCAATCTGATTTGTTCAATTTGAAGATCAACAATCTCATTCTTGTATTGCCTGACAAGATCAATATTATGAAGATTTTGCTGGATAAGTTTTTCTCGAAGGTTGATTTCTTCTTGGAGGCTTTGCTTCTTAAGATTCATCAGTTGCAGATAGTTTGCATATTCTGTGAGGTATTGCTCTGAACTCGTATCTCCAACTGCATCCATTTTAGCTTTAGATAACTCAAGTGACTTGGACAGATCGTCTGTCTTATTCTTCTGATCACCAAGCAAGCTATTTATCTGCTCAAGTTTCTTTGTATCAATAGTGTTCTGTAGATTCAACCAGCTTGATTGCAGCTCAAGAAGTTTGTCGTTGAGTTCATCTCTTTGAGCAATAGACAGTTTTCCATAAGCCAATTGGCTGCGAATTAGCTCTTCCTCTTCATGAAGATTGTCTTGTTTCACCTTTAGATGATTATTTTCTTCTTCAAGCGCATCTCGATACTCTTGAGAGGTCTTAGAGTAAGCACTCATACGTTCTTGGATAATCTTAATCCTTGACTCTAAGTATTCGTTGTTATCAGCAAACTCCTTTAGAGAAGAGGACAGTTTCTCAAAAGAAAATGACTCAATTTTACTTTCTAATTGAATGATTTGCTGAGTCAATTCATTTGCTTTTTTTAGCGCATCATCGGACAATTTTTGTGCGAATTTATTGCTCTGAACTTTTCCACTTATATAGCTATTTTTGGTTACTTGCTGATATTCTTTCTTTAACAGATCAACCTTTTGACGCAGTAAATCTTCTTCTTTTTGTAAACTATTTCTGTACTCTTGAGAAGACTGTAGGAGAGAAGGGCGCTTGGATTGTACCTCTTGTAATTGAACTTCTATGCCCATTAACTTTTTAGCATCATCTGTTAATGCAGAGTAGAACGACTTATTGGACGATCCACTAGATTCTTTAGTGCCAAAAGTGGGGGAGGAGGCTAACGATATTAATTTGTTGATTTGCTCAATTTGAGCGAGACCACTTTTTAATTCACTTGTTTCTCTTTTAGCTTTTTCTAATGCAATCGCTTCGCCAATGCTCTTTGCCTCAATCATCCTGCTGTCGATTTTCGTAATTGCATCTTCTGCATCTTTAACTGAGTTTATACCTTCGATTAAAATGCCATAGCCTTTAAGCTTCTCAACCAGTTTACTCTTTTGATCAGCAAGGTCTTTGTTTCTAGCGGTTTCAATATCAGCAAAAGCCTTAAGCTTTTTATTCCGCATGTCGTGGATAGCTTCAACATTAACCTTTATCATGCCATTCTCAATGGTGAAGGCATTGGTTAGCTCTTTTTCTTTTAAGATTAATTGAGCAGCTTTTTCAGCAGAAATGGATTTGCCCTCAGACACATCTTGGAGAATAGAATTATACTCAGCAAGCGAGTCCGAAATTTCTTTAAACTCGTCTTCGACAGCTTTACTTTGGCTTTCAAGTTCCTCAAAGTTGACGAGTGTGTCATCCATTTCACTATTAAGATTTAAAAACTGAATTCCTAAGTCATTTGTAGCATCAGCAGTTGCTTTCTTAGTCCCACGAACTTGATCTATTGTATCTTTAAGATCTTCATATCCCTTTTTGGTTTGAGAAAGCTCACGTAATTCATCAATGCTTTTAGTGTCTTGACTAATTACATAGTTTTTTGCTTCGATGTACTTGTTACGTGCATCAATTATAATTTGATACTCTTCTTGTAGTTCTTGTTTTAGCTTTTGGTTTCCATTTGCAGATGCTTGTGCAAGTTTATTGGCAATTTCTTCAAGCTGGGATTTTGATTTTTCAATTGCAGCATCAATGCTACTAACCTTGGTCTTATCCTCATACTCTGAAACAGTCTTCATTGAAGATTCAAGGTCTTTAAGTAGAGCGTTAACCTCTTTTTGCTTTAAGGCAATTTCTTCATTGACTTTTTGAAGATCAGTCTGATTTTTAATTTCCATCAAGCTTAACTGTTCTTCGCTTAAAGTGCGAAGAACAGCAGCATACTTTTCAGCATGATCAGCATTGATACTCAGTGCATTGCCGTATTCGTCTACACTTGTTACGAGTGAAGGTGCGATCTCTTGAATTTTGCTTAGGACTTTCGAAAGCTCTTCTTGTTCGCCTATTGATTTTTTACTAGGGTCTGAAAGTTCCTTGTATTTCTTAATCAAAGAGTCAAGTGAATCTGCATTTAAAATTGTTGCTCTTGCATTTTCAATGAGCGTGTCAGTTGATGAAAAAGTGAATGAATCCCCAAGAAGTTTACTCAAACTAGCTACAGCATTTAAGCCACTAATCAGAGGGCCACCCAAAATTCCAGAGATAGTAGATAAAAAACTGCCCCAGTCTTTGGTCGTATCTACCAGAAATGAAGTGGCACGAGCGATACCAGTGACTAATTGTAAAGCACCTGAAAACACATCCGCTAAACCAGACTGTCCAACAACATAAGATAGCTCTTCCCAAGCGGCTGACAGTTTGTTTATTTTAGCTTGCAAACTTTCCATGTACTTTGCATTTTCGCGGATAGCTGAACCCTCAGAATTTAAAGCTGTCTCAGAAGCGCTTAAGGATTGACTAAAATTCATCATCAAAGCATTGAGACGATTGATATGATATTTTTTGGCAATTGCCAAACTAGTGTTTCTCTGCTCTTCTTCGGAGAGGGTGCTCCACTTCATAGCTAATTCTTCTAAGAGAGTGGATGCACTTTTTAAATCTCCATTGGCATCTTTCATAGTGATACCAATTTTATTTAAAGCGTCAATCGCGCCTCTATCGGAAGTAATGTTTACATAGATTGTCTTCAAAGCATTACCAATAACTTTGCCGCCTTCTCGGGTGGCTTCTTGGATTGCAGTAACATGACCAAGCAGTTCATTAAGAGAAACGCCAGCAGTTTTACCAGAAGAGGCGGCTTTCATTAGAGCATTACTCAAGTCTTTTGTTGTAACTGCAAAATTATTATCGACTTCATTTAGCCTTGATACTAAGTCAATAGAATCTTTAACTTCATCTTTGAAGATAAGCATACCTGCAATAATAGTGTCAGAAGCTTCCTTAGCCGTAAGCTCTGAAATGTTCATTGCCAATACAGTTGCTTTAGAATATTCTTCAACTAGAGCAGGATCAAGTCCAGTTCTAGCGTACTCAATCATGGATTCATTAATTGTCGTAATTTTTTGACCTAAATCGTTGGCTAGTTGTATTGATGACTCAAACATGGCATCAAAATTTGTGCCTTCACTCATAACGCGCTTTAGTTGAGTCATTTGAGTGTCTAATTGAACAATAACTTGGAGCATCTCTCGAAGTCCACTTATAACTCCATAGAATAGGGTAGATGCTCCACCCCATATAGCTATCTTCCCAAACGAGTGACCTAATTGATCAGTTAATGACATTGAAGATTTCTTTGCATCACTTGCAGAGGCACTAATTTGTCGGAATCGTTCACTTAGCCTCGCCATCTCTTGTTGAAGTCGAGGAGTACTTGCAGTTAGCCTTTGAACTTCATTTGACCAATCACGTAGCATGGCTTGATCAACAAACTTGCCATTATTTTGTAAAAGTCTACTTGCATTGAAGTTAGCCTTTTCTTGATACAAACTTAAACTGGATTGCAACTTTTGCTGACTCTGATTTTCACGTATTTCACGTTCTCGAAGCGCCCTTGCCCACCAGTTAGAATAGTCTTGTGCAGCTTTTGCTTGTTGAGAAGAAGCACGTTGATTTAGATTTGCTTCCTTTAGTTCACGTTCCCTAAGTGCTCGTGTCCACCAATTGCTGTAGTCTTGTGCAGCTTTTTGCTCTCTTTGCTGCTGCTCAAGTTGCAGTTGTTCAATTTTTCTTCGGATTTTGTGTTCAGTTTGAAGAATTTGCTCACGCTGCTTTTCTTCTTTAAAAAGTGCATTTGTCCACCATTGTTCATAGCTAATGACCTGTTTACGTACCGCTGTAGTAAACTTATTTAACTTTTCTGTTTGGAAGTTAACATTTAAGCTTATATTTTCTTTTTTTAAGTTTTTTAATTGCTGATTAATATGTTTTTCTGTATTTTTTAAATCAAGCTGTCCAGTAATAACAATACTGAGCCTGTTATCATTTACCACATGACCACATCCTTTCAGGTGAAATAAAAAAATCACCATCAAGGGTGAGTGGTGATTGGAATATTTTTAAATAAAACTAGAATTTGATTGTGTTATGTATATAAGACTGCCAGTAGGGGAGGGAGTCCTACTGGTACTTTTACAGACATACTATCCAAAGATTTTATTCTTTTCCTCTGCGAAATCGCGTAGATCATAGTGTTTAATTGTAGTGGAAACATCATTATGGTGTGCCACATGTTTAGACACAAGTGCAAGATCAATCCCTTGCTCAAGTAGATAAGTGACACAAGAAGCCTTAAAAAGGTGAGGATTAATCCTTCGTCCCAAAATATCTGATAATACATTGGTACAAAATTCATCTGCCCATGTTTCTGACATCGACTTGACGATTCCACCATATTTTGTGGTAAAGATATATTCACTCTCATAGCCACGTTTATCAACCCAGAGCTTCATATGCTTTAAAGCTTCAAGATTGATCATATACGGTTCAATCTTTCCATCCTCACCACGCCCCTTTAGTCGAACGTTATGACTTAGAATGTAATTCTGTCCATCAGGAATAGGATAATCTAAGAGCTCTGTTTTGAATTGAGGAATTTCAGCTCTTCGAGCACCTACATTAAATGCAGTAGCAGTCCAAGCCGCACCCAGATAATTTTCATCATCAAGAAGTGTTGAAATTAACAAATCATACTCATCTTTTGTGATTTTGACCTTTTCGTAAGTCTGGTTTTTTGGAATCGCTGGTAGACCTCTAGTAAAATTTTTAAACATTTTGAAGTCTGGATCATCATCTGCTACTATGTTTTCAATGTAATTATTAAAACTTGAAACAACAGATTTTTTTAGACCAACAGCACTTGAGGACATTCCTCTCGCTTGAAGATAATTAATGTATCTTAAGGCATCACGTTTTGTAATACTGTGAAGTTTCTTTCCATTTAGTGCAATATGCACCCACCAAAAAAACTGTCTGAGATTAGATTTGTACTGTTTTAATGTTTTGGATGACAGTGAAGAGTTCATTTCAAGAAATTCATCAGCAAGTTCTCTGTTTTTATTGTCTATTTGTAGCCACATGCTGTCATCAACTTTGGGGAGTTTTAAAGCACGTTCTCTTAGCATATTTTTATTTATTTTCTTACTCAAATTGCTCACCTACTTTACTTCGAAGCCCCTCATACGGAGGCTTTTACGCAGCTCTTCGACGTGGATGTTCTTCTCAACGATTTCTCGTCTTGTGTTTTCAACAAAAGGGCGTTTTTGTTGAGTGCTATAGATTTCAGATCCTTTCCATGAATATCCTTGACCTGATTCAATAATTGAAGGTATGTACCGTCCATTGTCTTCACGAGTTGGCGTAATTTCAACACCGTTGATACATTGTTTTACATCAATCTCTTTTGCTAACTCACCAGTGCGCTCATACTGAGTGGGGGAATAGGCGTCATAGACATCATCAACCACATGTTCCTGCATGACTTGTTTAACCTTAACTCCAACATCCTTAACCAAAGACTGCTTGACTTGATTATTCAAGAATCGGTTCAGTTCATTTAGATTCCTAAACTGTTTCTTCATTTAGTTCACTGCGACTTTCCATCTGACTCTCAAACACTCTATTAAGCTCATCGCTTATCTTTTTCATCTGTTTATTAGCTTCTTTAATCGTATCTTCAATCATAGTTTGAAGGTCAACAGGATTGAACGTTTGGAGAATAGGGGAGAGGTAATCATTATCTTGCAAGATATTGTACATCTTTAAGTGATCGTCAAATGTTTCTAAGGCTTTTACTTCAATAGAGGTAAAGTGCTTAACGATAAGAGAAGTAAGAACAGCCATGAGAAGATTACCATCAACATTCTCTAGTTTTTCAATCTTTCCCTGAATTAATTTCAAAAGATCAGCGCCAAGTTCTTCTTTTTTAGATGGTCGAAACACTGCGTCAACATCTAATTTAGTTCCGTCATGGAATAGGACTTGATTTTTCTTTTTGTATTTTTTTGCGTCTTCTTTCTTAGCATGAGCTATAGACAGATTTGGTGCTTTTGCCATTTCAAATTCCCTCCCTAATTTGATTGATCTGTTTAGTTTGCATAATTTAGTCGTTCGAAAGCTTCGCAGTATCGATCATATTGAAAAGCTTCTTGCCCACTTAAAGGAATAGTAAGGTTAGTTAAAATGTCACCGACCGTCAAAAGCATGTCTCGATATGCTTCAGATTCTTCAATAACAAACTCTTCGCACATTAGAAGGTTAAGTTCATTGTTAAAGGAATCTGCATCAGTTAAATGGTACTTAACTTGGGTTTCATTAAGATTTTCAAATAGTGGTTTGCCGTTTTCATCTTTTTTCGAGAACTCAAAAATCAAGCGATCTTTTTGTTCCATGAATTCATTAATCTGTTCACCAATAAGTTTGCAAAATCGGGTTCGCATTCTGTTCTGTTTTCCAACAAGCTCCAATGAGATAAGGAAATCAAACAGATGTTTCAATTCGAAGTTGTAAAACTTCATTATTTACCTCCCCAATATGAGAGGGTAGAGATTAACTCTACCCGTTTTATTATTTTTATTCATCATAGAGAACAATATCGTATAGTGTATCTTTGTAAGATCCATCAACAAGTACCTTCTGAGGGAAGATATCAAACACCATAGATAGGCTAGTTGGGTCTCCAGTTGGCGAGAAGTTTAATGTAAAGTTAGGTTGAAGACGAGCTTTGAAATATGTCAACTGACCGGATACAATTCCAGTATTTACTTCATCTGCATATACAGTGTCGCCAATAATTTGTATATATTTAGGGAAATCTCCTGATGTGATGCTTAATCTTTGAGCTTCAGTGGTTGTTTCAAATCGATAGAAAACCTCCACCTCATCACCAGCAACGACCGTTCCTGTAGTTAGTTCTACATCTTTTGTTTTAATTGCTGTAGGTACGATTTCTTCGGTTGCTACGCCATTCTCAAACAAAAGAACGGTCATACTTGTGAGGTTAACAGGTGTTTTTTGTAGAGTAATTGTTAAGGTGCCAGATTTATCTACAACAGGCACAACTTCACGCTTAAAGATACTCCTAACACCTTTTTCAATGTCACGACCTGCAAACATAGCTAAGTGCTTCATGGTAAAAATTTGCGTTTCGAATGTCAATGTGCTTTGCTTACTACCAAAGAAGCTGATACGCCTCGGAGCGCCATCACCACCAGTTGCGTATACAACGTCTGCGGTTGTCTCTTGAGAGGCAGTATTCGCGTAGTCCATATGCATAAATGGCTTTCCAGTTGCGTAATCAATAAATGTTGGGTTGAGAATTGCCCGTGAACCATAGCGTCCTGCTTTCATTCAATTACCTCCTGATAATAAAAAGAGTGACCTTAAGGTCACTTAAATTAAAGTTTTGTTTTGACTAGCCAATCTTGTAATTTAATATCATCTTTTAAATGCCCGTTTGCCCAAACTTGCAACATTCTTCGGTGTGATTCCTTTACTGATAGTCGTTCAAAATGCTCGTATAACTGATAAATGGTTAAATCTCCAATATTAAAAACGTTGATTCCATTGCCCTCTGCATTACATAAAATAGAACAAATATCTTTTAAAGAGAGGCTTTCATTTGAGTTGTATTTTTGTTCCATCTCTAGCATCAAATAGTAATTTTTTTCTGCTGTTTTATTGCTAAATTTAGGCTTTTCTTTTTCTTGAATTCCATTAAGCTCTTGAACTACTCTTGATATTTCTTTGTAATTATCTAAAGATACCAAAGTGAGACCATCTATCAAGAACATGTCATTTAGAAAGATAACATTGCTACCAGTAAAGAAACTGAGCGCCCTTTCGAGCTCAGATAATAATGGAGTGGATATCAAAAAATTATAGTCATCATATTCTTGAATTTCCTTCATCTCTTCAAATGATGGATTGAAAAGAGCCTTAACCAGCTCATCTTTATTAAACGATGCTAAAGACAAATAGAAGTTGTACATGCCTTCACCAATTTCTGCGATTGATCGAACAGTAGGTGATTTGATCTTGCAGTTTGTATCAGTTGAAAAAGGCATTCCTAGGAACATTTGCAACTTATCCATTAAATCACCTAATTAAACTCAACCAAACGATAAGCAATATAGATGCCCATGTACTTTTCATTTATGTTGAGCTCGTCCATTTCAAAAAACTCCACTTTCCCAATCCCAATGCCTTGTGTGCTATTCATCAACTTATCAATTTGAGTAATGAGATAATCTGTTCGCAGAACGCCATAATCAGTCTTCATGAGATCTTGATGAACTAATACATGTATGTAAATTACTCCTGATTTAAACGAATTTCGAATAGGACGATATTTATTGAAGGAGAGTGTTATGAAAGAGGTCTTATCTTTATTAAAATCTGGAATCTTTTTGTATGGAAATACTTGTTCGTAAATAAGACTTGAGGTATCTTCGATGTCAGGCTGATCAAGAAAGCCAGTATCTGAATATTTAAGCGCCTTGCAGATATCTTGTGATGATAAAATTCTTTTCATCACTGTAAGCTTATCAGCACTAAGTTTTTCTAGTCTCGACACTTTATCACCTCAGCTAATTGACAATAAAATTATGCACTAGTTCGTAGCGAAGAAATCCATCAGAGTTAGTATCTCTACTCATATCAAGTGTCTTAATAATGTTCATAGCTTGCTCAAGTGTTACAGGAGTAGTGGCATGCACTTCTTCATCTGTGCTATCTCTTGCAATAAGAGTGTAGTTATCTGCGTCTAATTTCAAATTGCCCAGCTCATATGTAACCAGTACATTTTTCAAGGCGGCAGTCGCGTCAGCTTTGGTGGCATGAGTTGCTTTGGCAAAGGCAAGTTTAATCTTGTTATCAGTTCCAATGGCAAAGGCATAGCTAGTTCCCGTAAGTACTACATCTAGATCGGCTTCAACAATTTCAGTTGCAGTAATACCATCGAATTGAATGTGTCCATCAATTCCACTACTATTTTGCTTAGAGTAGGGAAGTGGTTTAAAGACCAGATAGTTGTTATTTGTGCCAGTGGTAACAAAGGCTTCTACAGAAAGGTTAGTCAGCCGAATGTTAGCTTGTCCCATAGCAATCGCTCCTATATCAATGATTTTATTTTGATTTCTTTTTTGTTAGTTATTAATCCATTTTGATTACTTACATTTAAGACAATCTTTCCAATTGCCTTTCCTGCTGTGATTTCACATGTAGTATTATCTAGAGGCTTTAAAGTTGCTAATTGAGTAGGAGTACCATCTAATGAAGTTAATGAGAATTTGGCAGTGTCACTAATTGGTTCTCCATTATTAAAGAAAGATACTTGATATTTTTGAGATTTACTAATTTTAACCTCATCACTACCAATGATATCAAGGGTGTAATTGTAAGTTCTTCGGTCAGTTACATTTATATTAATAGAAGATGATACGTCCTTGTAGGTGATATGAACAATTACTTCTCCCTTACCAACCGCTTGAATCAATCCAGTCTCAGACACAGTTGCAATACTATCGTCTGATGAAGAGAAGTGGAGTAGTGGGGAGGGGATATCAAATCCTCTGTTAGTGACTCGAATATTTAGCTGCAATGTATCATCTAAAGCTAAACTGTTTGTAGAGCCATTCAACACTAAAACCTTGTAGTCGGTTACCTTACCATTATAATCAGCAATTCTAAGTGCAAGGTTGTCAATAGAACTATGTATTTGGTCTTCTTCAACAGTTAACTCAAGGAGTCCAGTCGTCAAACCATCAAACCCAACAACCTTCCAGCAGCGTCTATCAAAGATGAATCGTTGACCTTTGTCAATTCCTAGCGTATCTTCATTCGCTTGAACAAGAATGTTACGTCTTTCTTTCGATAAAATCATAATTTTATCTTCTTCGAGAGGATAGGCTGAAGAGGTTGATTTTTGAGTAAATGGAGTTTCCTTAATGACACCTGACGAGTTTAACCATTTCAAGGTTCCTTGAGTAATTTGCATAACATTTAAATCATATTGATCTCTTGTTTTCAAGGTGTTCATAATAATGAAAGTTTTCTTATCTATGAGGGGATCGTGAGAGAACTCAACAATATCCCCAGTCCTAATGTTGTCATTACGCTTTGTCCATACCTCATGATGAAAACTTCTTTGGGCACTTTTGACATTTGCTTTAGATGGAAGGTTACCGTAATCAACAACACATTTATAAGAAATTCCATCCTTGATTAGCTCATTGACTCGATTAGAACTAAAAATGATATCGAAAGTGGAGATAGAGCTGCTGTTTTGCTGAGAGTATCTATCTGCAAGTTTATCTAGAAAGCCATTATTGAAAGACCCACCCTCAACATACTTTTTGAAATTGCGGATTTCATCAATCTTCATTTAGATGTCACCTAAATAGATACTTTTATACTTCCACGTTAATCTGTCCCTTGCGAAGTAATTTTGTACCGCATTTATTGTCAATGTCTCAACCTTTTCAATCATATCCAAAGTAGTACGCCGTTCATTGGCAGGGGAGAAGACATTCAATTCATTGCTTTTAAATGTCAAACTCAAGGTCTTGATTTTATTCCGTTGTTCCTCAATGTAAGAAAAATACATGATATCAGATAGTAAATCAATTTCCTGTACTACAAGGTCAATGTTGAATTGTTGCATAGAGTCATCTTTGTCGTACAAATTGACATCAGGATCACCATATTTGTAAATGAAACCTACAGCTCGATCAATTAGTGAATGAAGATGATAGTTAACCATTTCTTCAATTTCCGATTCAGGTAAATTACCGTAATTAAAGAAGTCATCATCATTTTTGATTTTGCCGATGAATTTTTTAGTTAACAGTTCATAAGAGGTTGACACTAAAAATCACCTACTTGTCTTTAGGTGGTCGTCCAACTTGCTTTTTATTATCATCCGTAGCATTGGCAGCCTGTTTAACCTCTGACAAACTATCCACTTTAGCCAATAGATCTTCTATAGCAGCTTGTGATTTTGAAAGGAGAACATCTTTTTGTTTTGTTTCTTGTTCAAGAGTTTCGACCTTTTTCATTAGCTGATCTAACGTTTCTTGAAGCTTACCTTCTTGTTGTGCTTTTTTATCCAATTCCATAATTCGATTAATTTCACTGTCTAGATTTCGCTTGCCACCATTTTTTAATTCACTTAACCGCTCACTTACCACGGCAGTAATTGTATGCGGAGGCATTTTCCCAGTTCGCTCCATAGTAAACAACTTAGATTTCATTCGCGTCAAAAGACTTAATGACTTCAAGGAGCTAATTCGCTTAATAACATCAATGGAATCATTCATTAGCAAATCAAATAATTGCTTATCACTTAGGATGTTTTCTTTGTCCTCAATGCCTAGTTTGAGATAAATCTCATCTTCCTCATCAGGATGAAACCGGAGGCGTCCCACTTTGAAAAGGTCTGATTTGCTATTCTCAATTTCGATATCATCAAATGCAACTCGTTCAATAACAAAGTCTTCATGTTCGTCTCGACCTCGAATGAAAGCACCTTGCTGGTTGTGCTGACTAGGGAATCCAACAGGGGATTGTTCATAATTCAGCACTCTGATCTTTCCATTTAAAATATCTAACGACATTTGGTTATCCTCCCAAAAAAGAAAAAGGGCGAAACTTAATTAAAAGATTGCCCCCAATAATTTAGTCAATATAATTAAGAAAAGGCAATACGAGAAAGTTTATCAAGGTAGTAGATAGTGTATTCGAAATCATACCCTGTAAATTTCAAATCAACCTTTTCAGCATTGTTGTCATAAGTCTCATAAAGACGCATTTCACCACGCATTTGTGCATCGCCAATGATACCAGCAATACCGAAGATACGCTTGTCTGGAATAAGTGTGTTTCCTTTTGTAGTCTTTTTAGCGGTTGGGACAGAGGAGAGGCGCACACCGTCAAACATTGCAAGGCGACCCACGCGATTCAACTCATCTTTAAGATCGTTACTTAGATAAGTTTCATAACCACTCATACGAGCCATACCATCGATGTACTTGGACAGTCCAATCATAAATGGATTACCTTCAGACATATCACGGAGATAACGAGCAAGAGTCTCAGCATTAGTTTGAGTAAGAGCGGAACCTGTGTCGATATTCTGTTCACCCGTAAGTGAGTCGAGCGCAGCATCAACACCAGCAAATAGACGATTAAACATCTCTTGCTCAAATGCTTCACGAGTGAATTCAGTCATCTTAGCGATAGATTTCCAGCCATTTCTACGCAGATCGGAATAATTCAACTCAGTTTCAACTTGAAGTTTATGTTTAATTGGTTGGAAAATACTTGGATCAACATAGCTTTTAGGTACGTTGCCACCTCGAACTGCATCATATGCCTTAATGGTGTTCTTGGGTAGTCCTGTGTACACAGTTTCATCAAATTCACCGATGGAACCCATATTAAAGATATTTGACAAAATGCTTGTATCAGGTTGGAATACTAGGGGTTCTACAGTTCGCTTAATTAACTCAGAAATCAAGGTAGTGTTTTCAGATGTTTTGCCAGATGTACCAATTTCCTTAGCGAATACATCCAGTACTTCAATCATTTCTTTATCACTTGCATCGAGTTGATTATTTTTATGTCTTTGAGAAAGCTCAATGATATTTTTTTCTTGCATAGCTGAAGAAATTTCAGTGTTAAATAGTTTAGACATGTTCTAAATCCTCCTTAATGATATAGTTAGGCAACTGTAACTGGATATACAACTTCAAATTGATGAAGTGTTTTAGTTCCATCAATGTATTGACCGACATATTTGTAGATCGAAATTTTACCTGCTGTAGCTTTAACAAGTTTGCCTGCATTTCCTGCTGTACCAGCGACTAGATAGTCACCTGCATTAAGACCAGTGGCTACGATTTGATCAATTGCCCATTGTGTGCCTACCGCTGGCTTTACGAGGACAGCATATGTATTAGCTTTTACAGTATCCATAGCATCTTCATAGGCAGAGATTTCAACATCACTCAAGTGACCCATAGGCTGGGAGTCAAAATCAACCAAATAGGTATCAACTGCAACATCAGATGCCTTATCTGCAACTTTTGTTCCAATATTTTTAGTTACTACAGTACCACGTTTTACGTCTGAACCGACTTTATAGATTTCTGTTGTTTTAGAACCAGTAATTACATTACGTAGCATAATTGTTCCTCCTAAATGAATATTAAATATTATTTACCCAAGAACCCTTTAACAATTTGGGACGCTGTTAGAACGCCATCTCCATCACCGTTGTTAAGTGTTGATTTGACAGCTTTAAAGTCATTTTTGCTACTAGTCTCAAAGTCTTGGGTATTAGTTGTGTCATTCTTGTTATGCTTGAATTTTTCAATTGCACGACGACCCTTAATAACTTCAATTTTACTCTGACTTGACTCAAGGTTCTCAAGGGTTAGCTCTGAAAAGATAGTAGACAATTCTTCATCTTGTTCCAATTCTTCGGAAGTGATCAGATCAGCATCAAGAGCAAAAGTTTTTAGTTCATCCTTCTTCTCAGCTAATACTCGTTGCTGTTCCGCTTGTTCCATTTCCTCTACTTTTACCTTATAAGGAGCTAGTTCAGAAATGGTGGTTTCTAATTGTTCTTTTTGCTTGGAAATCTCTGTCAATGATTTTCCAGCCTCGGCTATTTGACTTTCTGCTTCTGCCAGCTTTTCTTGAAGCTCTGACACTTGAGTGTCTACAGCGGCTTTTGGTACAAATACCATCTCAACTTGTTTCTGGCTAGTAATACTTATAGTATCATCAGAATTAACGCTGTAAGTAAACTCAATAAAGTCAGAGTCTTTATCTCTATTCCAGTCATATGCAATAGCTCTATATTCGTAAGGGTAGATCATTGACATATAGTAGTATTTTTCTTGAGTGGTGCTGTTAATTGCTTTTCTTACTTTTCGATAAACATCATTCTCTGTGAGAGCAGAGGTGTTAAGATTTTTACCTTTATCCACTTGTTCATTTCCTCCTTCACTGTATAATGATTCATTGTCTTTGGATGATGTACTATTTGTTTCATTCTTTTCGGTTAAAGCCAGAATATCCTGCGAGAGAGCCTCAGCCAATTCAGTATCTTCTAGTTCGCTTGCGACATTAATCAGTCCACTACTTTTGTAGGCAGGTTGCACATCTGCACCAAGAACCGCATGTCCAATAAAAAACCCTGAATCAATAACCTTGATATTCTTATTTTTTATTTTTTCAGAATGAGATTCATTTACGTTAATTTCCCAAGACGTTTTAATTCCTTTTTTACTTTTAGCTCGTTGTTCGAAGACTTTGTATGCTCTTTTAAATCTCTTCCAAATTTTTGCCTGTGCTACAATATACTCAATGTCATCAATTGTTTCTATCCCAACGCTATAGAATGTACCAAATGCATCGGTGTCAAATTCAACAGATTTGATGATATTACCATCTTCATCTGTTTCTTCAATGATTCGAGCATTATGACCAGAGAAATCGTCTTTTCCACCGATTTTTTTGATTACTTTACCAACCACTGGCTTGTTAACTAGCGTGTCTAACCAATCTTCGATTGTGTCCCGATTTAACGAAACATCATTAGCGTTAGGGGAGAAGTCACAGATGATAAATTTTGCGTCAGCGCAATCACTTGAACTATCTTCACTTAAAAAAACAGGAAAATAACTATCTAATTTAATTCGATCCATTACGTTGTTTATTCACCACCTTTCTAAAGAGAATAAATTATCCAAATTCAATACGAAGAGACTCAAGAGTTTCTTTCGATGGTTCAGCCAATGAATCTGTAACTAAAGTCAATTCTATGCAATCGTCTTCATTAACTAGGATCTGCAAAGACTCATTACAACACGGACATACTGTCTTTTTGATTTGATGCATGGCTTACATTACCTACCTACATTTTTATTATAATCAGTGTCATAATCTTGTTTATCAACATCATCAGAATCCGAAGGGCGTCCAACATCATTTTCACTATTACCGTTATTGGTATAAGCTGTTTGCCGTGGGGCAAATATAGCTTCGTATCCCATTTCTTTCTCTTGCTGTCTCAGTTTGGCTTCGGTTTTAACATCTAGTCCAATAACTTTATAAGTGGTTGTTAATGAGGCATTCATCTCTGTGTTAAGCATGCGAGCCAAATTCATAGACAATTCCACACTCAGCTTTTCAGAGTCAATTACCTTAATTTTGGGGCAGTATTTGGGATCAATGCCATTATCAATAAGGATGCCTTTATACCACTTAACTAAAATCGATTCTAACTGTTCACCGATCTTGTTAATCATCTTCATTAATTCTTCAATGCTAATCTTTGAGCTACCATAGCCTTTGTCAGCAGAATTCAGATAGGCAATACCAACACTTGTCATTATTTCTTGCCTGTATTGGTTCTTGATTTGAACATTGGTTTGCTCCAGTTTTGGCTCAATGTACTCAATCTTTTCTGTCCAAGGAGTTCCTGTAAAGACACTAGTACCTTTGCTGTTTAACGCTGCCATTAGATCAACATGAGCCTTAGCTTGTGCTGAACTCCAAGTAATATTAGGCAAATTACCTTGTGTAACCAACTCTTTAATCAGCTTTTGAAAAATGATCTTTTTACCACGTACAAGAGTATTCTTATCATCAGACAACTCGATATTCTCCAAGCGGATAGAAGACTTTAAAGCTCTAAAAATAGGGGAAAGACCATATTTTCGTTTTAGATTATTGATTCGAATCAGACCTGATTTTTCAATGTCCAGCTTTGCAAATGTTTCTTTATTTGAATAAGCCTCATAAACCTCGTTCGGATATGTGTCTTTGATTTCTTCGTCCATGTCCTTGTAGAACAATGGTTTATTGCTTTTGTTTTTTTTATATATCTTCCTTAGCCTTGATTCCAATTCTTTAATATTGATCAGAACATAAGGTTCGCTTGCAACCTCATAATCTGCAACTTCACATATACCAAGAGGGTAGTAGTCAACTTGATAACGTTGATTATCAGCATCTTTCCGTAGATAAATTGCATAGTTACCTTCTAGATATGTCATTGGTATGGATTCAGTAATCAATTTACTCAAACCAATTTTCTCATTGAAATCCTTAATTAGATTGTCTACTTCTTCATAGATATCTTTTTTATCTTCCGAATAATTTGGATAACTTAAAGTCCAATCTGAGTTAACGTTTGTTTCGATTGCTTCGTAAACTTTACCTAGAATATCATTCTTATTTACATAATATCTAACGATGTTATTGATTTGAATAATATTGTTAAGGTTTGACTGTGCATTAAGAGCGAGGCGGTCAATATCTTCAATTTTAAAATTGATTAGAGTAGAGCTTTCGTTAAAGTAGGTGGAACGGAAATTTGAGTTGTTATTGTAATCATAAATGGCTTTTTCAAGAATTTGTTTTTCGTTCTCTTGAGCTGTGATTACAAACGTGTTCTGGTCTAATTGAGATACAAGTTCTGTTGAAGACACAAAGTTTTTCACCTCACTTTTTTAAAGGTGTTACAGGGTAATATTAAGAGTCGAGACTTGCGTGGGGACAAGCGAAAGATCAATTTCCTCTTGTTGTTTATTCAAAATCTGCGATCTCCGTTTTTGTTGAAGGAACCATGCCAACATAGCAATACAATATGCTCTATCATCATGCATTTTTGATTCTTTATCAGGGGATAGGGCATATCTATAACCACCACTAGGATTGTCATATCGAAAGATATTAACGATTTCTTCTTTTGCTAAATCGATGTTTTTCAATGCCAGCTCTTCATCAGAAGATAGTTTGTTTATTTTTTGGTTTGATTGAATCTGCTTCTTTTTATTTTTGGTTTCATCTTCATACTCAAATTCAGAGTTCACGAAAATAGATAAATGACCCTTCATGTCATATTCTTCAGTGAAAGAAATTAGATCCAACCCCAGCATTTCAACCAAAGCATCAAACATTTCGTTTTTGTATTTTTTGGGATTCATTAGCTTGAGTTTATCTGCCGCATTTGGAAAGTTATTTACATAGTCAGATAGTTCGATAGCATCAATTAATCCCTTATGCTTAATACCTTTATTGTCAACCCAATCTTCCATAAAGTCATCTGCAATGATATGACCACCACCACCAGCCCCAGAGTCAATCATCAGTGCTTCAATGTTTTCATAATCTGCAAAGCCATTACCGTTATAATTAAGAAGCATTTGCTTAATATGACTTATTTGTTCTGGAGTTCGCATAGGGGTTTTTTTCTTCTTTGATACATCCACAAAACTTACACCATTGCAAATACGCATCTTATAACCGACAATCTCGTCATAGTAAAGTTCTCCAACCATACATACAGCATTATCATAAGAACGTGCAGGGTCGTATGCTAAGACGAACTTTTTATCGCTATCTTGATGAAGTAGGGGAATCCGAACTTCACTATTTCGAATGATAGTTGCCCGTTTAATTGCTTGATTTTCTCCACCCTCAGTAGAGAACTTGTTATAGTATTCACGCAATGCCTTTTCTTTGTTCTTTTTCATTGCGTCATCAATAACTTCTTGTCTTAACAAACCCGGATATTTCTTACCATTGAAAGTGGCATTGATAACAATTTCAGCATTGATATCAGCGACAAAGTATCTTTTGTCTCCGAGTATCATTTTTTTTGCATAATCTTTATACAGCTTATAGAAATACGTGTCTGTGCTTGAAGCAGATGAAGCGGCTACGACTTGATTCGGAAATTCTTTGGGGAGCAATGATATGTCAACGTCTCCGCCTAATTTGAAATTGCTATCTTGAGCAAGGAATGGCATAGAAGTTTCAAACATTTCTTCAGGAGCAAATCCTGCTTCGTCATAGAAGTTTAAATTTGAGCGTTTACTTCGATTGTTGTCAAAAGCACCATTCAGTGAGTTAACAGAGGAACCATTGTATAGCTTATATTGAAAAGAGGCGGGGTTATGGGTGAAGCCATCAGTATTTGCTGCACTTTTAACAGTTTCATTGTAGAAAACATCAGTTAATCCGGTAAAAGAAGCAATTTCGCGTTTAGCGATTTTCTCAATCTTTAAAAAAGCTTCTTGAGCTTGAGAGCCAACACCAGACATGATATAGGTTTGAAAGTTAGGAATTAAATTCGATTTCGCCATCATAAAAGGTGCAGCAAGAGTTGTTTTACCACTGTTTCGGGATTGGCACCACACATTAAATGGAGTGACCCAACTCATCATAAATACATATTTTTGGTTATCTAAGAATTCAATCCCATAAAATCGCTCACAAAACTTAACTGGAGATTTTCTTCCCCATTGGATTATCGTTGCTAACTTAAGATAGCCTTCTAATTTTCGCTGTGAAATTTCTTGTTTTGATTCTTTTACTATTATATTCATACTTGAGAGCCACTTCTTTCCGCCATCAACTCCTCAAGATTTTTTAGTTGAATTTTTATTTTCCGATTCTCTTCTTCTAGGTGAGAAAGCTGTTGTTCATATTTAATGATCATATCTCGTTGTTCTTTAATCATCTCTGTATAGTCGTTTTCATTCAGCATTAACTGCTCAAATATACTCCTATTGCTGATATCAGCTACCTGTTTCATGCCTAGACCAGTTTCGATGTCGTAAATATTAATTTCTGCTGAATGAATACCTTTTTCTTGTAGCTGCTTAATGATTCCTGAGAGGGTTCCAGCACCTTTTGACTTATTATTGTTATGGTTAACAGATATCCCATTGTCTTTTGCTAGTGCTAATGCTGTTTTAAGCATTTTTTCTTTCGCGTTGATGAGGGAGTTTACAGCACCAACATTACTTGCCAATTCCTTGGCATTTGAAGTTATTGTAGATAGGGCGGCATTAATCTTATCAAGCTGATTAAATGTCTTAACAATTTCGATGACTGCTGGAAGTTTGAATGAGTCTTCAAGTGTTGATTCATCAAGGAAATCTACAAGTTTATTGTATAAATGTCGTTTATCTAATGGATTCTCAGTCTCAAAAGGGTCATAACCCAGCATCCTCATGACATCTTCTTTATTTTTTTGGTCATTTAAACTATCTTCAGATTGAAGGGGCTGTTCCAAAACTGGATTCTCAGTCAGAACTTCATTTTTGGTTGAATCGAACATGCTATCCTTCCAAGTCAAATCCTTAAAATTTAGTTGTACATTCTTTATGTACATCCCAAAAGCTTCCTTTTTTCTTGCGCTTGACTCGGCAAGAGTGCTCTCCCATATATCAGCGAGAAAAGGTCGGTTTAACTCAATAAGAACGTGCTTGACTGTTTCAATATCGTCTATATCTAAATTTTTCTTAAGGCAGTCTTTACAGACCGGATGTTTTCCATCAACTTTATGGTAATCACTGTTAGATAAGTAAAATTGCTCGTATTTTTTATTTTTTCCACAGGAAAGACACGTTTTCTTTGAAACTTCCAGTTTAGTGTTTTTAGTTATAGTCATAAATACACCTCCATAAAAAGAGAATAGGGAAGAGGGAGGGGAGGGCTACCTCTTGTCAGATCACTCCTATCCCTATTAGGCAACACAAAAAAGCTGCCTTTGAGTCACTCAAGCAGAGGATTGCTTGAATGACCTAAGACAGTTCTTAAGAGGGGGAGTCCCTTTATGGATATGCCCAAATGGGACTGAATAAAATTAATATTTGATGGGATTGTATCTCGAACTTATGAGTATCTATTTTTTAAGCGATCTACAATGTGAATAATCTCTTCAATACTGGTTAAAAACCATTCATTAGTGATTCTCCTTGTTGAGAAGACATGGTGCAGTTTTTTCTCTAGTTCTTTATATTGAGAACAAGGAAAGTAATATACAAGTTCTAAATCAGGGAACTTTTCGCCTGTTGATTTAGCCTTGCTAACTAATTGGCTGAATCTCTTAAATATATCTTTAGAGCTGCCTATTTTAATTGAACCGTTTTTGTTATTCCGAATGAAATAAACTCCTTGCACTCTAACGGATTCACTATTTTTACACATAATGAATACTCTTAAGTTCAGTCTCATCGTATTCAAATAACATAAATCTCTTATGATTGCCTACGAAACCATTGTCTGCATGCCATTTATCCGTTTTGTTTCGAGTCGCCAATGTTCTCACCATTGTTCCATACCAATCTTTACAATCTTCGGTATGCAAGTGACCAGTATGAACTTCTCTTGTAGTTGCATGCGCCCATTGTAATGGGAAGTCAACTTGGAACAGGTTATGTATGTTTTTCCTTGCCTTGTCGCCATGTGTGATACCAATAAACACTTTTCCAAATGTGTGTGATTTACGTTCAATAAAATCATCATCAATTTCTGCTTCAGGAAAGCGCTGTTTAATCAACTGGACAAAAGCCCATGACATAGATTCATCATGATTTCCCTTAGAATAAATAATTTTAACTTTATTGGAAGAAGTAAGTGCTTTTTCAATTAATGGATAATAAAAGTTCATTGCATCTCGCCAAGCAGTAGGCATATTGACAGTTTCAATAGGTGTTCCGTTGGCTGTCTGTCCTTTGAAATTGTCGTTATGGAGCATGTCTTGTCCTATAACAAATACGATTTCTTCCCATGTCCTACTTTGAATTTTATCCATTGTCTCATCTTGAGTTGGTTTATAGTAGTCTAAGTCTGAAATACCAAAGTGGGAATCAAATAAGGGGATCTCTAGCAATCGTTTATCTGATAGATCTCTATATGAACTTTTAACGTAAACAGGAGGTACTTTCTTAATTTCATCAAGCAACTTATTCATAGAGAAACCATTAACTAACGGTTTAACTGTGATGCTGCTTGCATACAATTGAACTATTCCATCTAATTTGGAATATGAATTCCATACTTTTGATTTTGCTGAAACAAGTTCCCATGATTCGGAATCATAGCCGTGCGCCTTAAGCAGATAAACAGGGTCTTTAGATTCTTCAATAGACATACGAACTAACTTGTTACTATTTTGAGAGCCATCTTTATTTATTTCAACTGTGTCTTTGAATTTAGGCTCATTGATAGGCTGAGTGTTTTTATTAATATTAGCGGCATTAGAGTTGTTATTTCTTAAACGATTTTTAACCCAACACCTATATGCTTCACCTGTATGAAATAGTCCATTGCTGTATTTATCAGCGAGTTCCTGCCAACTATAGTTAATTTCTTTGTTCTTTTTCTTGATTCCGAGATCAAGAAGAAAAGTAGGGGAGAGTGTAGTCATTAAGTCACTCCTTACTCTTGATCTTCGTCTTGGCTAGAAAATGGATCTTCTAACTGACTTTGTACTGTAGCTTTTTCTGAAATAGAAATAGCCACATCTCCGCTAACACCAACGAAGAACTGTTTAATTTCTTCTGTTAAATCAAAGTAAGATGTTTCCTCAGTCTTCTTATCATACTCAGCCACAATAATATGGTTATTGTCTGGATTGATGTAAACTGCACCATTATATCCAATTGCATTTGTCCGCTTTGCCATAATCAATTACCTCCCATAATTGAATGAAATCCTCTTTTTATTATGATATTTAAATAGGGGAGAGGTGTAATCACCAATCCCCGTATAGTCATATTGACAGCATTATTGTAAAAGCCTATATCAGCATTGTAAGCTACTTAACTGATTCTTTGAGTGCCTTGGCTGGCTTGAAAGCTGGAACCTTAGTAGCAGCGATATCAACCTTCGCTTGTTCTTTTGCAGAGGCATCATCCACACCTTGCTCTTTCAATTCTTTCAGCAATTTAGGATTTACGCCTTTACGAGCCGCACGTTCACGAACTTCGAAGTTACCAAAGCCGATCAGTTGGACTTTATCACCAGTTTTCAATGCATCTGCAATTGCGTCAAGAACTGCATCAACTGCTTTTGTTGCATCTTTCTTGGTGAGTTCTGTGGTTTCAGCCACTTTTGCAATCAGTTCTGTTTTGTTCATATCTATAATCCTCCCAGATTTAATTTTATTTATTATTGTTAGGGGAACATTTGCCTCTTCACTTTGTATATCAGGATATGTTGTCCCTTAAAAGACCATTATCATAAAATTGATGAAAGCCTTGGTATAAAAGGATAAAATGGGTTTTAAACAACTCAAGATATTGCATGAAAAGTGCTTCAATCCTTATGTATCAAGTTTTACAGCCGTTATAAAAATGCTAACAAATTTTATTCTTGCGCCTTTCTTGCATTAGTAGCCTTTGGTATTCTCTACGATGTTGCTTCCAGCACTCATTACACATCTTATGATTCTTCCCTTTAACCTCAATTCTCTTGAAGCAAGAATCGCACTGGGTATTGTTTTCACCATACCGTTCTTCGATATTTTTCCTTAGATTTGAAACAATGATATCACCAAAACTCGACCACAAGGTCGTCTTATGATTACTTTTTTTATTCTCGTATAGATACTTTACAAGAACATTTACAACGTAATGAACATCATTGTTCATTTCAAGAATTTGATTACGAATGTCTCTGTAAACAAATTGGTTGTCGCCAGTGAAGTCCCGATCATTGGCTTCAATCTCAATAAAATGCTTATTAAGATCCAATTCAGTGTATAAAGCGATAATGTTATTATCTATTGTTATATCATTGCAACTCATTAACATCTTATAGTTGAATTTACCTAAATTAGCTGCTTCAAAATTGATTCTGGTGTTTGGAATGATCTTACTTAGTCTATTTACCACGCTGTTATTTGCCTTTTCTACCTCATTGCTTTGCTTATCTTTTGCATACATAAAAAAATGGGGGACTTTCTTTTTTGTATACTGAGTAATCTGCTTGCCAATATCTTTAGGTCTTTTTAATTTGTATAATGTCTTAGCATAGTCGATAGTGAAGTTATTCTCCATGCACAACCATTTAATCACGTCAAGTTTGAGGTCGTCACTATTCCAGATCTTCGTAATGTTATTCGAAATTACACCAATATTTCCCCCTGTATATGCTGCTTTAAGTCCATTATAAATATCTCTGTTAGTAATAGTGCTCTTACCAGCGACTTTCATGTCGTAGTAGAGTGGTACTATATCTTGCATATTGCGCTCTGCAATTTCAATCAGTAGTGGGTCTGCACAAACCAAACCTTTATCCCCATCAACATCAAACATCAATATCTTGCTGATAGGATCATGTATGCTAGTGTATACACCATCAGTCACAAACCAGCGAGTCATTTCCTTTGTGATTATATTGTTTCGAACTGCGTGCTCTAAATACAAGTGTGGGCTGCGGAGACAATCTAACTTGGGTGCGTCTTTGTACAATCTACATGACACTTGCCCATTCTCTAGTAAACCACTTGGATGCTTCTCTCCAAGAATCAACCACTGACAAAAAGCATATAAGTCTGGACAAATGAACGTATACTTTCCTTCGATATCAATTTTTGCAGCCCTAGCGTCTCTAACCATGCTTTTCTTAACATTCTTGAGTATTTCCTTGCTATATGTATCACTTAATAATTCAGGGTAGATCTCAAGCGCTTGTTGTAGATAGTTTTTATTGATATTTGCCTTTACAACACCAAGAACTTTGAGCATTGTTTCTTTATCTCTGCCAATATTAATAATGCTATCTTTAGTCTTTTTGCTTAGAGCCTCAAGCTCATCATTCGTCATGTCGGTAAGGGTTTGAAGCATCTGATAGTTGATCTTTGCATTGGTGAGTAGGGACTCTTCCTCATTACATTTCCCAGCCTGACAGTTGTACTTTACAAAATTATCTTTATATGAATGCCAATCACGATAGTACTTGTACATTTTGAATTGACTTTTAGTGAATATCACTTCAATTCCGTCTTTAATAAGATCATGTTGTTTTCCATAAATGTCAGTCACAACACCATACTTTTTACCATCTCCCTTGCGGTTTGCTTCACGCACAAACTTATCAAAGGGGAAGGAGACAAGCAGCCCCTTGATCCAAGGCAATCGAACCATCATACTTCGTTTATTCTTACGGGGAAGTATCATTCCACAGCCATCTGTATGACTAATCAAAATATCCATTTCTTTTCTTGTGATTTCATAGGTACTATCATCAATATAATCAACAACGCTACGCACAGTAGTTTCCATATCATCAACTACAATTGCTTTGCTTATGTCAAAATCAGTCCACTCATCTGTAGCAGAGTTACAAAGTGCAAGGTAGGCGAGATATTTATTGATATTCACGCCACCTTGCTCATTAATCTGATCAATAGATAATCCGCAAGTAAGGGAGTTGAGATGCCTTTTAAAGACAGCTTCTTTGATAAATACAGTCTTTTTGGTTCTAATTTGACCAGCACTAGCAGTAAAGCATACATATTTCTCGTTTTTGTACATGTAGCCATATAGAATAATGTCTTCAAGTACTTTAAAATAGTAGGTTTGTACAACCATTAAGTCTTCAGAAAGTTTATCAGGTGTGAGTCCAAGTGTTCGTGTTAAGACTGAATCAAACACAGATATATAAGTCTTTTTACTTAGAAGTTTATCATTTAAAGTCCGAATCCCTTTATGTAAAGTAAGTTGATGTTTCAATAATTCTTTTAGCTTTTTAATTCGTTTATTGCAGTAAGTATAATGCCGTTGCAACTTAAGTTTTTCTTCCTCGTTTTTAGCTTTAAGTATACGCTTTTTAATTTGAGATTTAATAATGAATGGTCTTTTTAGTTTATTATGTAATTTTAATTCTTTTTCATCATAAAAGAAGCTTGTATCAACACTATGAATCAAGACCTGTTTATCCAAACTAATTTTTATCCCTCCTGTTCATCTGCGCTTAAAGTTCCATTCCTCAAATCTTCAATCTCTTCTAATTCATAGTAGGCACCTTCAATAGTTTCAAGATCACCATGATTTAATGTATAGCCCACAGCATCTAGGAATGTAGGATTGCTATTCACCATTGATTGCTCTAACTTCTTTTCACCGTATGTATGAAGAAGATATTCATCAATATTTTTAAAATCAGACAGTTGTTTACCCTGTACAATATTTACTTTCTTGGTCATTTTCCTTACTGCTATTAAAACCACAACAAAACATAGCAGTTACACCCCCTTAGTTTTAAGTTTATGTAGTTTTCTAATTTTACTTTTTAATTTCGTTTATCAGATATGTATTCAGCATAATCCATATAGTCTTCAATACTGCTATCAATACTATGTTCAGAACTTGTATCAATCTGAGTTCTGCCATAGAATCTTGATAAGATTCTGTCAATGTTGTTCTGCTTTACTTCAATCATTCATTCACCTCCTTGGCTTGTTTTTATCATATATTTTAAGTTATTAAAAGTCAACTATCTTTTATTTTTGGATTTAATTGTTGACATTAAATTAATTGATTGCCTATAATAAGTTATAAGCAATTGGAAAGAGGAGGGAATTAGATGAAGAGTGCAATAAGCAACGTAACCAGTATCAATGTAAGTAATGTATATAACGCAATTCTAGCGTATCTGGATGATGTAGGCAGTGCCAGTGATAAAACTAAAGCGAGTTATGAGTATGATATTAAACAATTCTTTTCTTATATTAAAGGAAAGAAAATTAACGAGTTAACTGAAGAAGATATTTATGTCACTCGACTTCAGGTAAATGATTACAGAAACCATCTACAGCGACTGGTAAAGGAAGATGGTTCTCCTAAATACACAAATAACACAATCAACCATAAAATTGATGTAATGAGATCACTATATAATGAGCTACCCACATATGGATATCAAGTTGATAAAATTCCTTTTGAGCTTCGTGCATTGCCAGTGAGAGTTAATCCAATTGGCTTTCTAGCTTGGGAAGAAGTCAATGAAATGGCTGCACGAGTCAAAAAACACAGGGACGGGGAAGAGAAGTCAGTAATCATCCTTTTAGCAGCGCAAACATCTATCCGAAAGGATGCCATTCTTCATGTTGTTTGGGAAAATTTTAAAGTGGTAGATGGAGTTCCAGTAATAACTGTATATGACAAAGGGAATGTACTAATTGACACATCAATCCCTGAAGAGTTATTCGAAGATATATTGGGACTTAAAAAAGAAGAAGCAAAAAGTAGTGATCGAGTTTTTACGATTAAGTCACTCAGAACACTGGATAATATGATGGATGCACTATGTAAAGAGATGGACATATCTGAAGAACGTAACATCTCATTCCACTCATTAAAAAAAGCTGGAGTTAATCAGGCATACATTGAAAGTAATAACGATATTAAAGTAGCGCAGCAGCAAGCGCATCATGCAGATCCCAGTGTTACTTTAAAAACATATTTACCAATGACAAAGAACTATAGAGAGATGGCTTCGTATACAATGGGAAGAGGGATTGATCTGTCGGTACTTGAAGAAATATCTAAAGAAGAAATTATAGATTTGATAATGTCTTGTAGTACGAGTGTAAAAATGGAGATAACCAACAAATTGAAGTAGTGCTGTTGGTTATCTTTTTTTAATATATAAAAATATTGTAATTAAAACTTATTGATGATATTGTTGATTCAGGAGGTGAGGACTGCATTTCTCTACACGATAACTAAGGTGTAGCTTCTTGTGTTTTCCAAATATAAAAGGAGAGGTTGATTATTCAACAGCAGTATTTAAAAATTGGCAAGATAGAGATGCCTGTTATTGTTTATAATAATGAAACATACTATCCTATCAGCTTTGTTTCTGAAAAAATCTTATTGAGAACGGGCAATATAGTCAATAAAAACAATAAAGACAAGTACAATCTATACATTAGAATGTTTGAAGTAAATTTTGGAGTTCATGGAATCCATAAGACAAACTGTATATCCACAGAAGGGCTAAAAAAGATCCTTGAGAATGTGGAATTACGTAGATTGAGTGTAAAACAAAGGAAATCGCAGAATAGGCTAATGAAACACTTGGGATTAGCTCTGCTTCCAATCAATGAATTCATAACAGAGTCAATTAATGCAAATGAATTACATAAGCATGACAACTATACAATAAGTCTAATTGAAACAATTATGAAAGAAAAGGAATCTGTGCAGTTTCAAATGTGTAGTAAATGTACAAAATATTATCCTTTAACTTCTGATTTTTTCAATCCAGACCATAGGTTGATCACTAATTATGCCTATATATGTCATATATGCTCAGGAAGATCATATTCATTTACTCATACAAACAAAGAATTAAATAAAATTAAAAAGTCAATCAATGATGATTGTGGGTCAAAGGTGGAACTGGTTGACGCCTACTTATTAGGAGACCCAACTAAAATCTATGAGAACTATGTAAACAAGGGGATTAAGGAGTTACCAGTAAAAATCAGAACAAAAGATAATATGTTGATCATTATTGAACATTTATACAAGAAAGGCATAATAAATAAAGATAATATAACGTTTAATAAATTTAAAGAATTACATCTAGATATCAAAAAGATCCTTACATTGCATGAAGTTTATGTGCATTTGTTTGGAGAAGACTATCATCTGTATCCTTGGGAGTATAAGAGTTTTAGTTTTAAAGAGATTAGACTAACTTATAAAATTGCTAACAAGGTGTTTTCTAACTATATTAATGAAAATTCAATAGATGTTTCTAACCCTCTAACTTTAGATTATGAAACTCTACTTAAAAAAAGTAGGTTAAAGAATTTAGAAAATGATACGCTATACTTTGCAGTTCAGTACAATGACTTTAAGTTCGCTGGATACCAGTTCAAAACGAGAGGGGTAAATTATTATAAAAAATTAAAAAATAGAACATTTGATTTCAAACATCTAATTGAAAATGACATGAGAATTCCGATTGAAAAAATACCACTATACGTAACAAAAGGGTACTTGAGTAGAGATAGGAAAGTTATGTATCAGATATTGAGGAATACATATGATGGAAATTTATTCAAATGGGTAAATGAATGTTACCCAAATAAATTTATTGAGGCAGACTTTAACATCAATAAATACAGAGACAATTTCGACTCGATAGAAGAATCGCAGATACATAGCTTCTTATGTCTTCATTTTTCAAATGTTATATACAATTCTAGAAATAATAAGCAAACTATAAAAATCAATGGAATGATCCCAGATTGGATCATTATTACTGATAACGGTTGTTGGATAGTGGAGTATTTTGGAATGTATACCCCAAGACAAGTTTATAACAGTAGAGTAGCTGCATACATCGAAAAGACGGACGATAAGATCAAGAAATACAATCATCTAGAGAACTTTTTCACCTTATTCATCTTTCCTGAAGATATCAAAGAAAACTACGAGGGATTGAAAAGAAAACTAAATAGCATCATGTAAAAGGGATGGATAATACCGTCTCTTTTTTGTGCATCGTAAAGTTTAATGTCTACGATGTAGCATGTGTATCGTGAAAATGCAGACATATCAAGCAAAAGGAGATAAAGTAGCTGAAACAATATCATTAATATTCAAATTTAGCAGATGGGAGACAGTGAATTTTTTGTTGGTATAAGTGCATTTACACGATACGCCACACGATTGGTTCTGGGGTAAATTTTACATCAAAATAATCGTAGTAAAGTTTTATAAGCAACGCCCGTGCCTAGATGTGCTTTACTAACTTTTGGTAAGTAAAAGGGGTTCCATAATGTAAATTGCCCCCCTACCCACTGATACGACACTCAATTTACTTGCGTATAAGATAGGTTATAAGCAATTTCATTAATCTATTCATATATCTATGCTGCTTACACATACTAAGATGATAACTATCACATATGACGACCATAACTATCTATTATCTTTTTTTAAAACAACATCCATGAGCAATTAAACATGACACCAAATGGTTGCATATCGTTAGGGTAACATTTGTCAGACAATTGAACACTTATGTTCAATCACTACAGTACATCATTACATTGCACACATGTGTACAGCATACTACTCATCACTTATTATCTTTCTCTCTATTGTCACCACTCCATTGCACGTATAACAACAATCACATAATAACTAAAAATAAACTACAATAATAAATAAAAGTATGTTATAATATAATCAATAAGATAACTAAGGGAGCGGATACATATGACAACAATTGAGTACATCACTAAGAAAGTAACTAAGGCATCGACTATGACTGAATTCCTTAAATCTATGCAATACAATGATCGTTTTGGATGCATTACTGTTGCTAATGGTGAACGCTGGTATCCTGAACTCAATGGTGATCAAACAGTATCCATGTTCCTTAAACAAATGTATAAGTCAATTAATCAACATCAATCAGAAGGTAATGCAGTGGCAATAGGGCTTGTATCTGATACATCTGTAGTGGTTGAAGATGTTCAAGAGGTAGTTGATACTATTGAATCTGTTACAGATGATGCTATTGCAACTAACACAGACACCACTAATCAAAGACTTATCACCAAAGCATTAAACAAAGCAGGATATACCTGTGAACCTACTACATCTAATCTCATTGATTGCTTTAAAGACTATGTAGATGCAGGTATATGGAGCGATCTAGAATTAGACGATATTGATTGTATGATTGCAAATGGAGAGCTAACTATAAATCAAATGTGTAGAGCATTAATCAGATTATAATATCTAAAAATAAATTAGACAACATACTATATTCATGCTATAATAAATCATAACCTAAAATAAACCGTTTCACTAAAGAGGTGATCCTATGCAATTGTTAATCATGAAACATGTACGCGAACGAATGGCTGAACGTTGTATCACACATGATGATGTAGTTTCAACTATTCAGAATGGTCATGTAGTCGAAGCAAAAGAGGGACGTAGCGTATACACTCATGGTATCATCCGAGTGGTAGCAACAGTACATAACAATGAAATGATTGTAGTATTCACAGTCACATACGTTTCATCTTACAACCGTAAAGCTGAAACACTGGCTATGAAACTAAAAATAACAACTACAGAAGCATACAAAATATTAAGAAAGCAAGACGAAGAAACACCACCTTGATATCAACTATAAACGGGATTGCATAAACAGTAGTCCCGTTTTACACACTATTATAATAAGCGTATAATGATTACCAACGAATAGGCATATCATATAGAGAAGTCATACAGTCTATAATCAATATTCAAGGAGGCATACTATGAGCACATGCCCAATTTGTAATACTGGAACACTGGAGCCAATATATAAATCCTTTTCATATCAACGTGGATCAACCACTCATATTATCCCAAATGTTAGGCATTTAGTTTGTAATCATTGCGAACAGGATTTTGTAGATGAGGAAGGATCGAAGGTAATTGATCAATATGTAGCAAATGAACCTGAATCTACTCAAGACCAGAATGAGAACGTGGGATAGCATTCATATAATAGTAGTACGAAGCCCAATATAACGGGCTTTTTTGTTTTAATATCTAAAAATATACTATAAAAACAAACTCAATATATGATATAATTAATCTTGTAAGGGAGATGGGAAACGAGGTGAGACACTTGAACATCTTACACTTCATTGTTACTTACATTCTACCCATTGCATCCTTTCTCCTAGCGACAACCACATACATACACAACGAGAAACGAGCTAGAAGATTGGAGCGTGAGAAGAAGCGTACACACCCAGAAACGACAAACGGTGCATTTCCTCCACGAAAGGAAACACACCGCAAACGCTAAAACTTCTCACAATAAGAGAGTGCTGGTATAGGCTCTCTTATTCCCTTACATTTTATTATATGCAATCGCATAGTCTTTTACAACTGATTCACATAAACATACTCAAGAAAGGAGAATTCCACATGAGAACAAAGCTAGTATATGTATTCCTTATCATTACAGCTTCTTTAGTTCTAATGAATCTAATCACTTTAACTGGATTATTCATCAAAGCATTAGTGACATTAAGCATTCTAACTATCATCATATCTGTTATTGGATTCTTTAGGCATCGAAAGAGAAAATAGATTGCAAATAGAGGAGGAGCTACATGCAATCACCAATCATTCGAGTTGTTGACAGTATCACAGGGTCAGGAAAGAGTTCAGCAGCCATAGAACTAATGAACACAGAAGGGGGAAAATTATCAGAGTATGATGGGAATTTACCAGATAACAAATAATATAAATGGGAGAAAATATATAGGAAGTGCTCAAGATGTAATGAAGAGATGGGGTCAACATCTGTCTAATCTAAGATATAAAACTCATCATTCATATAAGCTACAAAATGATTGGAACCAATATGGAATTTCTGATTTCTCATTTTCATTATTAGAAATTGTCCAGAATAAAAACAATTTATTGCACAGAGAACAGGAGTATATAGATGGTGAACTATTTGATAATCTTTATAATGTTGTAAGTTCAACTAGTTACAAGTCTATTTCTGTACCTAAAGAATTTGAAGAGAACATTAGATACTGTGAGAATATAAATGATGATGTAAAATCAAAACTAGTCAAGAACATTGTAATCCAAGAAAAAACTGGAAAGCTGTATAACTTTGGGAGCAATAAATATGACTTATCAAAAACTTGGTTTATTAAAAATCCAAATGAAGTAATACAATTAAAATTAAACATAGGAAACTACTATACAAACAAAACCGATTCAATAGCTAATGAGAGAGCATGGACGACATTTATGCAGCATCACAGGCAACTATGTTATAAAGGAAACACAAAAGCATTTGTTCCAATGAATGGTGAAACATACAAAGAAGATAAGCGAAACTATTTATGTTTTGCAGCAAATTGTTTCCCTAATGGATTTTTAAAAAGTCAATACAAGGGTACGACGATTATAGATGATGACAAGTATGCATTATCAATTTTACTAAAGTGGATAGTTGATGTATCAGATATAGAAAAAACAATACAGATATACATACCTTCTAAACGAATGGAAACTTTACTCAGTAACTGGTTAGAGGCGGAATAGAATGGATTTAACTAAGCTAAAAGTTGGCGAAACAGTCAAGAATTATAAGGAGTTGTGTTTGCTATTAGGAGTCAGCACTAAGACAGGGAAGTCAAAACAAATCCAGTTAGCGGAATTTGAATTACATTTTAAATACAGCAAAGCTGGTCATTGTTTCATCATTGAGGATATCTACAATGTACCTCAGGAAAAAGAAACAAAACGGTTTGGAATGGTAAACTATATTGAAGAACTTATTCTTAATCTACTGGTAAGTAAAAAGGGGAGAGTGTTTCTTCCTAAGAGTCAACTATTTAAAGTGTTAAATATGGTTAATGACAATTACAACTTTGGTAGATACAACATAGGCAAGTTATCAAAATACCTACAGATTCCAGAAGATAATATCTATGAATTTTATGAGTTGACCAGTAATACATTACAACGGGCAATTGAAGGAGGTTTAAATAGACTAAGTAATAAATCGTTGGTCTTTTGGTCACCTTCAAAAACTGTATGTGTTGCTAATGTTGAAACTCGGTTTAATAAGAATCTACAGGTTAAGCTCCACAAAGAAACAACTTACAATCATTATGAAGAGAAGACGAATGTATACAACCCAATCATGAGAACTTACGAAGAACATAGGGAAGCCACTGACAAAGAAGTAAAAGCAATTTTACATACTGAACGTCTTATTCTTATGGAACTAAACTGTGAAGATAAATCAGTAGCTATTCGAAAAGGTAAATGGGAAGTGTTTAGGGAAAGGGTTGATCAGATTCTATTTGATCAATACAACATTGTTTACTATTATGATTCATATAAAATTATTTTCAATGAAGAACATATTAATGAGGTAAAGTTAGAACTATCCAAATTAACATTGAATGATGATACTAGGCTAGCTACAGAAAGAACGTTAAACGACAAAGTTATTTGCACATTGGGACAAAATGATATAGTTCGTATTGAAAAAGCAAAAGAAAAGTTAGCTGATGAAACTCTAAAAAATAGAGATAGGTATCTAAGAAGAGTTGATGATACATATCTTGAGGACAATAAAGAGCTAATTGACAACCTAATAGACGATGAACCAAAGGAATCACCAAGTTCCTTTAGAAAAAATGTACGAAGAATCAAAACAAAAGTGTTTAACATATAAAAATATAAAATTTGTCACCTTCAAGCTGTAATACATAAATACTATATACGGCTCCAAGGTGACAAATTTCTAAATCAAATTGGTTTATAACTAAAATTTAAAAGTTGTCCATTTTGAATAGGATATTATTATACATACTATATACTAATACACCATATCAAAACGGACAACTTTTCTTACCTTGCTATAGGGAACTATATGTTCAACTTTTTCCATGCAAGCAGCTTCAGTAATCATCCAACCTAAAACAAGGCTTGTCAGCCCATACCGCAAAGAGCGCGGTATTCCTCGACCGTCCGAATAACGCCTTGCGTTATTCGGACGAAAATGTATTTTCTCTATGATCTGATTAAATCAGGTCTATTTTTATTTCAAAAATAAATATAAAAATATATGATAAAATGGTTGATAACTTACTTATATTCAATTATAATAAGAGTAACAAAACAAACGAAGCGGGGTAATGAAAAATGTCTCAAACACAATTAGCTGTAGCAAAGTCAAAAATTCAACGGTTGTTGGCTCTGAAGAGTCTAGTTGTTACTGGGACATTGATCATTAAGTAATTAAAAATATACTATACTAAGGAGTGTATACATATGCTTATCACAATCACTTTTGAAGAAATGAATCTCATCCAGAAAGTTGATCAACTGGCAGATATGCTAGGGGAAGTATTCTTTAAAGTAGTAGATTGCGTTGCTTATCAAAATATGACCGATGAGCAAAAAGTACAAGTTAAAGATTTGTTCTTTGGTGAATTGAAAGTTAAAAATATCAAAATTACCAATGAAATTATAACAGAGGCAGAAAAAGAATTGTTTGCAACTATGGCTTCCTTGCTACGACAGTACATGCACTATGTACAAAGCGATTTCCAACAAGCTACAGAGCAGCTTACACACGGCAGAAAAGTAACCATCATCAAGTTCTCTGACTTTGGTTTTCCAGTTGTAATCAATACAGTTGTAGAAAGGGTTCTAGTTGAGCCATATGCACAATATAGAGAGTCATTGAACATCATACATAAGCCAAAACGTAAACGCTCTTTGTACAGTAATAGAATCCTTCCTAAAAATACATTACTTGTCTATGATGGATGGTTAGATATTGATGTCGATAGTCTCACAAAGAGAGTAGTTAAGCAGGATCAACATATGACAGTAAAACAGTCTAAATATCTGTCTTTTGATAAACAGTTCATGCAGGATGCTATCAGTAATATCAAGGGCAAATTAATAGTGAAGATTAATGTGTAGGTGATAATGTGAAAAAGCATAAAGCACTTGAAAAGGCATTCAGGAAAGCTAATCTGATAGGTTATAGCGTGAATATCTACGAAGTTATTGATTCTTATAAAACATTTGAAAATGCAACAAATCAAGAAAGAGAAGCAATCTACAACTATATAAGTGACAGGCTAGGCTTTTCAAGACATACGCAGCTTACAGAAGAACAGTACACTTTATTAGTTAAAAATCAATTTATAGTGGAGTGATGGAAAGTGAAAAAATTGTATATTGTTGAGTACTTCATTCATCGCATGCAAATGGATTCAGAAGTAATTGAAGCAGAAACAAGAGAAGAAGCAAAGACTATATTTAAGAAGCATTTTCCGAAGCTTCACCCATCCTGTGTAGAGAAATTAAATAAAACTAATTGTTTTTCTCTTATTGAGGAATTACAGGTGTACAGATAATATTCTTATGAAATGACTATTTTATTGTAAGTTAAAAATACATAAATGGAGGTCTCCATAATGACTTATATTGACTTTGAATACAAGGGTTCAACTGCTTGTCATTCTGTAATGTCTATTGCAAAAAAAGAAAGTTTACTTTATAGAAAAGGCTACACAGAAGGAGCAATTAAATACCACAAGGAACAGAATAATGAGGGACAAGTTAAGTTCTTCGAAGAGGAACTAAAATTGATCAATAAGAGGCTAAAAACAATCAAAGAGTAAATGTAAGCAAATGGTTATTTTATATAAATAAAAACAAAGAAGGTGTATATAATGAAAAAACGTGCAAATGTTACTTATATCAATGAGATGATTAATAAGGCAAGGGGAACTGAGTTTGTATGTATTGGTGGTGGAGATTTGTTTGGACGTATGGCTAGAGTCAATGAAACTGGATTTATGCAAGTTGTATGGGCTGATACAGGGGAAGATGTAGAAAATGATCCAGTTGCAAAACACTATCCCTTTATTCAAAGAATCTCATAAAAGCGGTCTTTCAAACAAAATAATGGAGGATGATACATAATGGAATACAAATTTAATGAAATTATCCTGCGAACGAAAACAACAAAATGGTATTACCAAAAGACCGATGAGAAAGGTCATCTATTCTATAGATCCGACAATAAAAAAGGGTTTTACGTGCCTGATAATATCTTACAAGAGTACATAAAAGGTAAGTCTTTTAAAGTCAAAATGAAGGGCATTACTGGAACGTTCTATATCGATTGGTCTTTACGTGATCAACGAATAGAAAGAGAGCGCAAAGCAGCAGAGAAGGAAAAGAAGATAGAAAAGGGAAGAGAATTAATACAAATGGCAAGGAGCCAAATTTCAGACGATGATAAGGATTGTATAGGATCAGAATATCTCAATAAATCATATGGCTACAACATTCAACCAAGAGATGACCACAAGGTTTTTATCTACTCAATCCGCAATAAGTACATGCCACACCTTGTATCATGTCTAGGACATCCAAAAGGCTGGAACGATGCTTCTAAAGAGTTCTTTACTAAAATGACAGGTGTTAAACTTCCAAAGACAAAGAAAGGTGTTCTGGAGGCTCTAGAACAGTGGGCGCAATGAATTGGTAGTAGTGTAGTGTCACAATGAAAGGTTATTTAGAATGATTATAAGGAGTGACCAACAATGTTAAGTAATAAAAGATACGCTGGTGTGCAATTAACAAAAAGAACGGTCAAGGAAGCTGAAAAAGCTCTTAAATCACATAACGTAAAGCATGAACCAATTGATTATGATGTGTTCCTGCTCAATGCAATCAGTTACACAATTCTAACCAATAATTGCACTATTGAGATATGTAATGATGAGGTTACAGTAAACGAAATACATGTTAATGATATCAATGAAATGATTGAAGAAGTTCTTTCTGTGGAAGTTGTTTGATATCAAACTAGATTTATAATATAAAATTTAAAAAGGAGGTCATACATATGCGTTGCATGGGAATATGTAAAATGGACAATCATTGCAAAGGTGAAATCAATATCTACTCAATTCACTCTAAACCTGATCACACATACCCTAATCGCTATTGGGGTAACGTTGCATACTGTGAGACTGCCAAAGAGGATGACGAGGGGAAAGGCTTTGTCTTATCTCCAAGTAATGATACCAATCTGGTTGTATTGTAATTGATTTGCTATACTTAAATTAGATGCATAAGGAGAGGGTGGTTTTCCTATGTGGGAAAAGCGGATTAAACCCAATGGGGACTATGGTTTTGTTAGAGTTATTTCTGAAGATTATTCTCTATTACACGACAATGCGGAGGTAATTCTAGTTGATCATTTTCCACAGAATAATGATCTAAAGGTATTATTAACTAAATCTACTATCAAATTTAAAGAACATTTTGGTAGTGGTACTAACGATGAAGAAATTGAAGAATTAAAGGATGAATATGCTAGATGTTATAAGGAAGAACCAAGTGGAATTGTTGATATGGCTTATTTTTGTGCTGATGGCTCGTCAAGATGGAACGCTGAAGAACGTATTGAGAATCCAACTGATATAGAAATATCAAATTATTTAACTAAACATGGAATTACGGACGAAAAAGGATTAAAGTGTGTCAATCTAAAAAGTAATTAAGTAGCAATATGGAATTAACAAGCAGAAGCCGTGTAAATGGATTCTTTGGTTTTCAATCAAATTGCAGTTTTATTAAATATAAAATTATAAAAATAATACATTGACAACTAGTTCTGTTGTGGTAAAATATAGATAAGTAAGAAATACATATCGAGGAGCGGATTAATATGTGGAACACCATGCAGGCATTGGGAAAAGATTTGGATCAACTCATCCTTTCTGAAATTGCTGATCTATTAGGGCAAGACGTTCCCGTAGAAAATGGACATGAAGAAGAGGGTTGGATGGTTAAAAAGTGGCAAGATAAATCACTAAGCGAGATTATGATTGACACACTTACATCAGCCAACGATTTCTATATGGATGAGATTTTAAGTGATAATGACATATTAAAGATTAACAAATTAATAATTGCACTTAGAAGACCAGAGTAATCTGGTTATTTCTTTTCCTAATCTAATCGGTTTTTTATTTGGATATAATATATAAAAATATACAAATACTTGATTTAGCAAAGTGACTATCGTATAATGTAATCAAGAAGCAAATACATAGGAGGCGGTCTGAGATGTTCAAAGTAACGTGTAAAAAGTGCAGCGGCACAGGAGTTATCAATTGTTACAGACATCAAGACAACGGCGTTTGCTATGATTGCATGGGTAAAGGTTTTGAGATGAGAAAAACGAAGCCAACTGAAAAATACTGGTTCCAAGTAACCGCAATAGAACAAGAAACTATGCAAAGAGTAAATGCAATACGAGTTGAAGCGACATCAGAAAAAACGGCAACAACAAAAGCTAGAAAATCACTTTCACCAGATCCGAAATTCGGTTATGATCTGGAGAGCATACAAGTAGAAAGAGTCGAATTATAAACCGCCATAAAAGCGGTTTTTCTTATTCCTAATAAAAGAATGTATTAATTTGAACTCTCAAAAACAGGAAAAGGATAGATATTTTACTCTATCCTTTTCTTATCGTTTACATATACTATTTTTTGAATTAACGATCTATTGATTAATACTTCATAATCTACGCCATCCCAGACTATGCTTGGCAAGTGGACATCTTTTGCTGTTTCCTTGTCTGCTTGACTAGAAAAGATTTTAACTATATAGTCACCCTTTTGTGTTACTGACTGAATCTCTACATGTAGTATTTCGCCTGACTCGTATACTATATATACTGTTTCCTTTTTGAATTTTAATAAGGATCGTAGTTCCTCAATCATAAGTCCACCACCAATAAAGGCAGCGAACAAGTAGACAGAAAAAATTATGATGAATATTAAGACTTGCTCGTTAAAATAAAATGGAAAGTCAATAGTAAACTTGATTTTACATTGCGAAGCTATAAACATAAGCATATTAAATTTAGCAATAAGACCGAGAATAGTATTCCATTTGGTCTTCTTGATAAAAATAAACAGTGTAGTGCAAATTGTGAAAGTAAAAAATAGAAATAATCTATAACTATTCTCATGATAAGTCCCAAAGTAAATGGATACAAGACTTCCTATTCCTACAAGAACAACAATAATCAGTGTAGCAAGGGCTTTTTTAGAAAGATAAGTACCTGATTCGATAGATTCAATTACGGTTCTCGATTTAAGTAATGTTGAGAATTTGCTTATCAAAGGAATCAATAAGCCTGTAATTAATGCAGGGAGAACTTTTAGTAATAGATCAAAATTGAAATCCAAATCAATCAACCTTTCTAATTTAATCACTATTAAAGGAATTATATAACAGCGAACATGAGTGGAGATAGCATGCATTTCTATAAAATCTACCTTTTATCGGATTATGAGAAAATAACGTACAAAAAAATATGATAAAAGCATTGTATTAACTTAAAATAAATGATAAAATAAAGACAGTTAAGAAATGCCTAATACATATTGGGGAGCGGATCGAAATGACAGCAGCAGTATTGAAGATCAATGAGGAATTGAACGGAATTGAATTGTACTTTAATACTAAGCCTATACAAGATGTGATTGAGAGTTTGAAACAAAATGGTTTTAGATGGTCGGGATTTAAAAAGTGCTGGTACACAAAGCAATCAGAAAGGGCTTTTCAAATCGCTAACACACTTACAAATAACAGCGAGCAATTGAGCACAAAAACAGAAAAAGTAGTTAATGAAAATAAAAATAACCAATATAATTTGTGGGAATCAGCACAGTGGATAGAAATTGAAGTAAATAAAGAACAGTCCACAAAAGAAATGGCAAAAGAAATTCGGACACATGTCAGAAGACGATTCCCGCAATGTAAGTTCTCAATTACAAGCGACTATAACAGCATTCGTTTTTATATTGTATCTTCTCCATACGAGAAAGAGAGCAAATACATAGCAGCAATCAGAGAATATTGCACCAAGATTCTAAACGCTTATAAGTATTGCAAGAATTATGATCCATATGGAGACTATGGAAGCAGCTACAACTTTTATGGCTCTGTTTCAATTCATTGGGAGTACACTCAAACAGATGTAACAGAAGCACATAAAAAAGAAATGGGCGAATTCGATAACAATCTTGCTGACTTTGAAAGAGCAGAAGAGGAAAGAAAAGAGCAAGAGTGGAAAGAATATCAACACCAAAGAGAATTAGAAAAAATTGAATTAGAGAAACGTCAACAAGAGGAGCAAAAACAAACAGATTTCATTTACAATAGCTTAGAGATAAAGACGCTTGAAGAAAATGAACAGTACTTTGTTATTGGCTCAGAATTTGCTTATTTAAATAAAAATAATACAATTGATGAATACAAAGAAGAAGTTAAGCAGGGTAATTATTCACTTGAAAACGTGAAGATTACAAAGGAAGTTCACTTTAATAATGAAGAAGCATTAAAATACTTTTCTAACATGCTTTTACATGATTTTGATTTTCTAAGTGAAACTGGTGGAAGTTATACAGATGATAACAGAATCAATTCTATGACGGATTTCTACAACATGGATAAAGAAGAAAAGCAGACTGTAAAATGGAATTTGTTTGGAGTTGCAGTATATCTAGATAATAAATTGCAATTCATAATTGATGCACAAGGACATAGTTATGCTAGATATGTAGGACTAACAGATAATGCAACAATAGAAAAAACATGCACATATGAGCAGGCTTTAAACGATGAAGAAATCACAGAGTTAAAAGAAAAGGCTGACCAATTAGAGGACATGTCAACAAGTATTATTTCTGATTTAGACATCAAAGAGATATGGGAAAATGAAAGTTGGAAAAAGTACAAAGAAGCGATCAAAGAGAGACTAAAACAATGCAATATGAAATTAACAAAGAGAATTATTCAGCAATTACACTTAGAACCTCTAAAAGGAAGCATGTATAAATTACTACAAGAGGTGGACGGAATACAAGAGCAATTCAATGATGCAGACATACGACAAGGCGAAAAACTCACCCTGTTTTATATATCTGACTTTGGATCAATTGTCACGAACAGAATGACTTTTGACAGCGTAACACCTACAGCTTATGCCCAATATAACAATGCTGTTAAATTGACATTCAAACCTGAAAACAAAAGAAACCTACATTATAGTTTCTTCTATTCTACCTTGTTAGTTTACAAAGGTTGGCATAGTTTACCTGATACAGTATTAAACCAAGTGGAAGAAAATAACGGGTATAGAATGACTACAAGCAAATTCCTCTCATGTGACGACCAGCAATATGACGAGATTTTAAAATACTTTGAGCAGCAAGGAATAAAGCCAATTGTAAACACCTATAAACCCACTTTCTAAAATAGCCAAGCAGTTTTACAAGGTTTCTACAATAACAAAAACCTTAAGCCAGTAAGGAGGCTTTAACTATGTTCACCGATAACCCAGATTTTTACCCAACTCCACACAAACTAATTCAAAAGATGCTGTCACATATCGAATTTAGATCAATTAAAACAGTACTAGAACCAAGTGCAGGAAAAGGAAACCTTGCTGAAGCAATAACAGAAAGATTTAAATATAGCAGGTCATACCAACGAAAAGATAAATATGATATTGACACAATAGAAATTGATAACAATTTACAATACATATTAAAGGGCAAGGGGCTTAGGCTCGTCCATGATGATTTTCTAACCTATAACACATATAAAAAATATGATGCTATTATTTTGAACCCTCCATTCTCTCAAGGAGAGAAGCATTTGCTTAAAGCAATTGAAATGCAGCAATTCGGAGGAAAAATCGTCTGCTTACTAAATGCTGAAACTCTAAGGAATCCATATAACAACAATAGGAAGGATCTAGTACGACAATTAGAACAGTACAACGCACATATAGATCTTATAGAAGATGCTTTTACAGATGCAGAAAGAAAGACGAATGTAGAAATAGCTTTGATTTACTTGGACATTCCTAAAATTGAGTACGACAGCATCATTTTAAACGAACTAAAGCAAGAACAAAAATATAGCACGAACACAAATTCTATTAATAATTTGATTCATTCTGATTTCATTGAGGGAATAGTTGAGCAGTACAACTACGAAGTGAAGGCAGGATTAAAACTCATAGATGAATACAACAGTTTAAAACCTTTCATGCTTCGAGCTTTTAAAGATGATAGCAGACCAGTATTAAAATTAGAATTGGAGTATGACGACAAAGAGGAAGGCTGTCTAGAGAATGCTTATATAAAACAAATTCGGTCAAAATATTGGAGTGCACTATTTAGCAATGAACAGTTTATGGGGTTATTTACAAGCAATTTAAAGCAGAAATACTTACAGTCTGTAGATGAATTAAAGGATTATGACTTTTCCCTATTTAATATTTATTCGTTAAGAATCCAACTAAATAAAGAAATGATTAAAGGTGTAGAGGATACGATTTTAAATCTCTTTGAAGAATTCAGTCATAAACACTATTTTGATGAATCATCAAACAACATTCATTACTATAATGGCTGGAAAACAAATAAAGCTTATAAAATCAACAAAAAAGTAATCATCCCTTTAAATGGCTTCAGAGATATGAATTACTCGTGGGGAAAATATGAGCCAACTAATTACAAGGTAGTGGATAAATTAAAAGACATTGAAAAAGTATTCAATTATTTGGACAGTGGAGAAACTGAAGAAATAGACATTACACAGGCTTTAAAAATGGCAGAGCATTATCAAGAAAACAAAAAAATTGAGTTAAAATACTTTCATGTCTCTTTTTATAAAAAAGGTACATGTCATATTGAATTCAAAAATATAGATTTGTTACACAAATTTAATTTATTTGGATCACAAAAAAGAAACTGGCTACCTCCTTCATATGGAAAGGTTAAGTACAAAGATTTGACAATAGATGATAGGGAAATTATTAATCAATTTGAAGGAGAGCAATCATATAACAAAGTAATGAATAATACGTCATATTACATCATGAGTACGAACGAATTATTAAAGCTGACTTCTTAAATCAAGGGGGCATTCAAGATGGAGACAGACTACACATTCTTTAATCCATGCAATTGGAGCTACAGAGGTCAAACAGGCAACGGACTAGATATTTATGAACATAAAGAAAATGGAGAGATAAGCATCTATGATCCAGTAACAGGAGATATTGTACAAGATTAACAACTAAAATTAAGGAGTGTATGAATGTGATGAAAAATCTTGCTATAGCAATTACTTTGTTCCTTTCCATCTTGTTTGCTTCTTCAAATGCTCAAGCATGTGGAGAGTACGCAGTGTTCATTTATAAAGTTACAAAGGTTGAAAACGGTCAATATTGGGGATCTGGCGTGTATGATGATAGTAATGTTTATTTTACTCAAGACAATGTAGTAACCACAGAGCGTTTTCAAGTTGGCGATGTAGTGATTGCTTACTTTGATCCAGAGAACGTTGAGGACGGGCTTGTGGGAGTCGAGAGAAGCTTTCTGGTAGGAGAGGAGGGGCTACGATGAGTGATCAACAATTCGATGAATTAATGGGAGGTATAACAGCAGCTATAGGTACAATCCTGATAGTTCTTATCGTTGCAACTGCTAATTCGTTTGGAATTACGTTGGAATAACATATAAAAATATATTGTAAAATATACAGATATTTGATATGATATTTATAACAAAGCGACTAATACATAAGCTTAAAACTGAATCAAACTATATTTTGATTGAAAATGAGGGATTGCGCATGGCTCGAATTAGTTTGAAAAATAAAATGCTAATTGTTGATCAAGCAGAGAGAACAGTAAGAAAAGCATTGGAGTTAAAAGCATACAATAGCCATGGTGCAATCGATTGGAATGAGGAAGAAATAAAAAGCATAGGTCTGAATGATGTAACCTATGGTGTCCTACAGCAGCGAAGTCAAACACAAAAGGCAAATCGATGTATTTTTGAGGTATTGAAAGGTTCGGATATTGAAGAAGCAATAGAGAAAATGATTAGGCATTTTAGAATAGATTTTGGAATAGATGGGGATTAATATCCCCATAAAATGATCCTTTGATGGGGAGATGATGAAAATGAAGAAAGTACTTGAGTACACAAAGATAGGATTTCATTATGAATCTGAAGAGGAAAGAAATGAGCATGTGAAAAGTATGGAATCAGAAGGCTGGGAATGCAGTGGTCAGGGGTTTATAAGAACTTCAAATCATACTGATAAGTTTGTATGGACAAGTGAATTTGCAAAGAGAGCGAAATAGAATGTTACTGACTTTATTGTGACATACATGAACCTTTGAATAAGTAGACTTATAGGGATGTTTCAGTAGAATGAGGGAAGAGAAAACAGGTGACAAAATAGAGTTTATCTTGCTAATATGAACATGCAGATACACATATGCGATATTTGAGGAGGAGCAAATTTGAATTTAAAGAATGCTGTTTTTAATAAATTTCGAGCAATGTTACCAGATACTATAGGTGATAAAGCTGTAAATAAAGTTGTTGATGAATGTATCGATAGACTGCAAAACCTTCTTAAAGAAGATCCACACGTTTTGCTGGAAGACGTAATTACCATTAAAATTAACAGTGGATATTACGAGGGTGATATTCAACTAATTGATAGTCGAGAGTATGGTTATAGTTGGATTTTTGACAAAGAAACAGGCTGTTTGCACACTTCCTGATTTGTAATCCACATATGCAAATTATACATATGTGGATTACATAATAATTAAAATAATACTCTATATAAAATTGAGATTTGATTGGGAAATGGAGTTGATGAACTTGTATCATCGAATTGGTTCATTTTATCACAGTGAAACAGTAGACGAATTACTCAAACGGTTTACAGAAGAAGGTATAGCTGCCATGACTACAACTGAACCTGATGATATCGATGGAGAAAGTGAAATGATTGTAGTACTTGCCACTAAACCAAAGAAAGCTAAAGAGATTTATTTGAAGTTACTTCAGGAACTTGAAGAAGAGGAACAGTAAAAGTTGTATCAAAGTGGATCTCAACAAACAAAGAAGGAATGCTTCCAGTGTAGGGCAAATTGGATGTTGAAAGGAGGATTTGAAAATGAACCCAGAGAAGATGATCGGGAAGCTAATCGTTATCAAAGACAAGGAATCACATTACCATGGTCATTGGGGATACATACAGCTATGGGATGGAGATGTATACCACATTTCTGGTGGTTCAATTTCATCCAGCTTTGGAGAAGTTACACCGATCTTCTCAAGAGATCAATTTAAGATACCAACAAATTTAGAGCTTTATAGAAAACTTGGAGCTAAGATTGATAGTAAGGGGAGAGAAATGAAATAGGCTTGAATAAATATATTAAATAAAACTTGATTGGTATAACTCAATAAAAGTGGAATTTGATTAAGAAAGGAAGAGGAAAAATGCGGGTACAAGTAACAGCCTGTTTGAATGATGAAAGTTGGTACAAAAATCGTATCGGTCAAATGTTCGATGTACATGCAAAAACTTGGGATATGTATTTTGTGAAGACAGAAACAGGCTATAAAGGAATTCGCGTTGAATGCTGCAAGTTATACACAGAAACCAAATAAAGTAAAATTTCATGGAATGAGGTGATCAAATGGATTCGAGAGATGTCTATGTTTACAGGAATCAAATTGGTCAGATCTACGGAACGTTTAACAATCTAGGATTGAAGCTAGCAAGCATTGAGGATATTCGCAAACATACAGAAACATGGCATGGAGTTATTAACGTTTGTGAAGGACAGTTCATCTATAGTGACAATCATGAGGATTACATACTGAAAGAATGAATAAAATAATTATTTGGAAAGGGTGTTTAATAGATGTTGATTGTTCCTGCTGGAGTTAGCTCATGTTTATACACAGGTATCACATTACACATTGAAGGTATTAGAAGAACTATGGATTTACATGAAAAAGAGACTGTGAAAACTACACAAAACATGTTAAAGCATGAATATCAGACAATTGTTGAGGCAATGGATTTCTACGGGAAACATTGTATTTCGTCATATTCATTCCTCTCTCAAAGGTTTGAACCAGTCAAACAAGAGTATCAAGAATTCAAAGCGAAGCATTTCCCGATAGACATTTAGAGTTTAAGGTGAGATAGATGTACAAACTATTCAAGTACGTACAGTTAATAAACGATACGGCGTTTATTTGGGAAGAGGTATGCATATCCAATAATATCAACTACATCTCTCAATTGGCTGAAGGCATAACCAGAGTGGACGGAAAAGGGAGATATAGGTATAACATTGGCGACATGATGTTTGAGGTAGTGAGGTTGGGCAATAGCAAATACAAACATGTAAAAATAAGTGATTGTAAAAATTTGATTAAAAAGGAAGTGTTATTAGTGAATGTCAGGCAAAGAGTACAGCATTTAACAGAGAGACTCAATAAAGAGGACATTTCTTACTCACAAATACGCCAACAGGTTGGACAAATTGAATATGAACTCACAAGTTTATCAGAAGAGATTTACTGGGGACTTATCGATGTAATTGAATCTGGGAAGTCATTGGATGAGCATATAGAAATTATTGAAAGAAGAATTGTGAATGTGCGAAATAAACTCTTATCACAATGAAAGCATAGATTTATTGGAAAAGGATGATAGCGATGTATACCTTTTATGTTGTTCTTAGACATAACGACACAGGAATCTTTTCTAATATTTATTATAGAACAGATAATGAAATTCTTACTGAAAGAGATCTAATGAAGATAGATGAACATTACGCAGACAAAAGTAGAGGAGTAATTGAGGTAAAGACCCAGATTATTTCATGGCAGCGTCTAGCTGATCAAAACTGAATACAAGTCTGATTTTAACGATAAGGAGGGTATCAAATTGAATACAGGCGATAAAGTGATGTTTCTTGAAGATATACGAATCCCAGTTGGTGATAAAGGTTATTTCCCTGTAGCTATGGGAGATTTAGGTATCATCGAAAATGTGTTGGATGATAAATTGACAATAAAGTTGCTCACTAAAGATGGAACGGTAATTGCACCAAAGGAAATAAAACTGTACCAGTTTCAATAAATTCGTTATTTTTATAGGGAGTGAGAAAATGATTTGATATGACACTACAAAGGTAAAGGCTTATGATATCAATCAATTTTGGACGAATCCATATGGCATTCAAAACATGTTAATTGCCCAAGTGAATTTCCCGCGAAATTACTATAAAGGCGACTACATAACTAGTGTTTATACTGACAGAATTAACAGTGAACAATGGTCAGCAGCAGTGAAGCATATTAGTATCAATATGAATTGTGATGAATGGCATAGGGTTCAAGATGAAGAAATGATTCGATTTGCATCGGCTCTATTCAAGCGAAAAATCACTGGCGTTAGGGTCATTAGGTTTACACATGCAATGTCTGGGTTTCCATTGTGGTGCATCGATGCATTTTGCAAGCATGAAGGCTCAACAAATGATTATGATTATAGACCGTATTATGAGAAAGAATCTTTCATTGATCCGTTAACGGGTGAGGAGTACTTTTACACTGAGTGTTTTCAATAAAAGAGACAATTGATTTAAATAGTCAAATTTTGATATGGTATTTATACCGTAGAATGAAATGGGACAAAAAGGGGGGATCAGCATTTCACTAGTTTTAGAACTTCAAAGAGAAGCAGTAGACGGAAAATGTAAGATTAACGATCTTTTGAGAAAGGCTTTAATGGTCGCGAAAAAATTGAAAGTTCGTGATTTTGAAGCATGGATTAACAATGAACTAAATGGGTATAAGGGTTCCTTGGACAGTTTACCTGACTATCGGGAAATTAGAGGGGTAGTGACAGCTAAAAATCCGTATAATGGGTTAAATATACCTGCAATTTTTTCAGACGAAAAATTGTCTCAATCACTAACTGTTCGAAAGATAAATATTTCAGTTGGCGAAATCGAGCATTTGTTAGGACAAACTAAAACAGGTTATTTGCAAATGAACTTCCCAGATAAGACACAAGAGTATCTTATGAAGTATATGGAGTTTCCAATGGTATGCAAATTAGACATTACTGCATCTCAATTTCAAAAAATTATTGAAGCAGTAAGAGCCATTGTACTAAATTGGAGTTTAAAACTAGAGGAGGATGGAGTTTTGGGCGAAGGAATGTCCTTTTCAAAGAGAGATGAAGAAACTGCGGCAAAGAGTACAGCTCAAATTATCACAAACAACAATATCTTTAACTCATCTGGGGGCAACATTCAGTTACAACAACATACAGAAAATTCAACCCAAACTAACACAATGACTTCTTCAATTAAAATGAGCGACTTAAATCATTTAATTGAAAGTCTTAAAAAAATGTCTAAAGAAGTACATGACACGGAACAGAAAGAAATTCTAGAATCAGACATTGGTGTATTAGAATTGCAAGTTAAATCACCAAAGCCAAAGTTAAATGTAATTGCAGAGACCTTAAAATCTGTAAGAAATATTTCAGAAGGGATTACAGGCAGCCTTGTAGCCTCAAACATTCAAGAACAAGTTGCATCTCTTCTTGGTCAGATCATGACTAAATAAAATACGCATTTCATTAGAAGACTTTGCCAAAAAGAGCGAAGTCTTTTTTGCTTGCATCTTTCCTTAACTGGTAGCATAATATAAGAACAAACGAACAAACGTTCTTATTAAGAGGTGTGTTACAGTGTCCAAAAAGATTAATGACCTGTTTGGAAGTATGCGAATGGTTTTACCTGAACAAAGAGCTGCTATCCTTGATCATGAAAGTAAACGTGGATTGCAGGAGAAGCCTTATGTCGATGATGATGATTTTGGTGAGATGTGCTTTCGTATCTATGACAGTACACAGTATGACTATGCAATCGATGTTAAATGGTTTCAGCCAGCGAAAGGTAATCTGGGGACATTGGAGTCTTCATGGGGTGTTGTAAAGGAGATAGACGCTAATAAAAGACGGTTTAAGCTTATCAGTGACTGGAGTTCTGAATGGATCAAGATAGAAAATCTTATTAGTGTAACAAAGTGAATCCTTCGCTTAAAAAGACCTTACCAATTAAGGTCTTTTTATCGTTGTATTGTATAATTTTACTTGCAATGGGTAATTTGTCGTGGTATATTATAGACATAAAAATAATAGATATTATAAATCAAAAATGAAGAAAAGGGAGGAGAAAACTTGAAGCCAGTATATCGAGGGGAGATCTACTTAGCTGACCTTTCTCCAGTTGTAGGAAGTGAGCAAGGTGGTAACAGACCAGTCCTTATCATCCAAAATGACATTGGAAACAAATTTGGCCCAACGGTGATTGTTGCGGCAATTACTTCTCAAATTTCGAAGGGAAGACAGCCAACTCATGTTGAAATTAGCGCGAAAGATTATGACATCGAAAAAGATAGTGTTATTCTACTAGAGCAGATTAGAACAATTGATAAACAACGATTGTCTCGTAAAGTGGCAACTTTGAATTTTAAAACCATGGAAGACGTAAATGAAGCTTTAGAGGTAAGTTTGAGCTTAATTACACCTCAAGATTTTTTAGCAATTAAAAATAAGAAAATGAAAACAAATAAGGTTGGATGTTTGGCAATCTAATAGAGGTGATATTAATGAAAATTAATGAATTCGCTAAGAAGTTGGAGCGAGAAGGTATAACTGGAGTAGCAAAAGACATACTCATTAAACAGTACCAAGAGTTGAATAGAAAGGGATATAATGTTGAATAAAGCGTGTACAAAATGTAAGGCAGCCTATCCTGCTACTGAAGAATATTTTTACAAAGATAAAAACAGAAAAGATGGACTTAATTCATGGTGCAGGGATTGTTTCAAAGAAAATAGTAGGAAATATGCAGTAGACAATAAAGAAGAATATATGGCATACAAAAAGCAATGGTATAAAAAGAACAAGGAAAGGCTGAAAGAAAAACAAAAAATAATTGATAGAAATTTGGGAGACTTCAAAAGGCAGTATGCTTCGAAGTGGCGAAAAAATAACAAGAATAAAATAAAAACGTACAATGAAAAGAGGCGAAGCCAACGAAAACATAACATAACACAAAAAGAATGGATTGCGTGTAAAACATTTTTTCAATTTGAGTGTGCATACTGTGGTCTTTCAGAGGATGACCACAAGAATAAGTATAGGAATCAAGGTCTACATAAAGAACATGTTATTTTCAATGGTCGTAACGACTTGAAGAATTGCATTCCCAGTTGTCATGGTTGTAATTCGAGTAAACGTACAGAAAGCTTAAATAACTGGTATAATAAGAAAAACGACATTTATAACAGAGATCGATACTTTAAAATTTATGTATGGCTGAGTAATGGATATAAAGAACATATTGTATCGGGCAGGGGTGATAAAGATGGTTAGTGAAATCATGAAAGAAATAAAATTTGAATCATCTGAATTTGAGGGATTTCTTTATTCATTCAAAGGAAGCCTAAAAAAGGAATTCTTAGATTTTTATATTGAGGCTCTAGGTTCAAGCTTCCCAGTGGTTGTTATCTACAAAGACAATTCAAGAGGACACTTTAAAGAATGGAAGTCGTTAGACAGCTTGGAGGACAATACTTTCTGGGTTGAAATTGAGAAAGTTTACATTCCAAGAGGAATTGTTAATGCATTAATTACTAGGCAAATCGACAGATTAGAACAGATTTTTAGTAAAATTAATAACCCTAAAACACCAAGAAGCAAATTACTTGCATTAACGTGCTGCACAAGATAATAAAAGACTTATTTTATAAGGAGAATGGATATGACCAAACAAGAATTTTTAGATACGATTGCTGATGGCAAATGGTTCAAAGTCAATGGTAAGTATGGTTCACTGTACACTGTCAAAATGAAAGCAAACGGACAAGAAATAAAGGCTCTTTGGTTGTCAAAAACAGACCCACAAGCAATGTGTTTTTCGGATTATGGGGCGAAAGATTGGGGAATAGAAGACACTGGTAGAATGATTATTTATGGTGCAGGAACATATCATTTTGGTTCAAATGAGACCGACATTGACTCAATCTATGATGAGGATTACAACTTGGACGAAGCTTTATTGTTTAATGTGATAATTAATAACGCAGACAGGGGGTTTATCACTGACGAGGAATTGAAAGTAGTGTGGGCTAAGTTGAAAGATAATAACTTGGATTTTGAAGAAATAACTTTTGAATAAAAATGTGATTTTATATAGGAAAGAGGATATCAATGATTAATATCTATAGAGCATCTAATGGACACTATTTAGAGGATGACAAGGGTCAATGGTATCATAAGAATGTATTTCAAAGTATGTGGGCAGGGTCTGATAAGCCTGACTTTCAATTAACAGAACTTGAAAGAGAATCTCCAGAGTACCAAAAGTTATTGGGGACATTTAAATTAGAGATGAATGATCTATTTAAGCAATTATAAGAGACTTTCTCATGGGACAGGTGATCGTGCAATGCGGGTAAAATGTGTTGAGCAACCACATAGTAATTTCAAGAAATCAAAAGTAGAGCTAGGTGAAAGTTATGCTGTTATTGATGAGTGTGTAGATACTTATTGCATAGATTTTGAAGATGGTTCAATTGGATGGTATCCTAAGACGAACTTCATCATAGCTCACTAGTTCAAATAGAAACGTGATTTAAATGAAAAGGGGTAATTACACATGAACTGGACTCAATTAAATTTCGGAAAACATGAGGGATCTACACTACCCCAAGTATTGTTTAAAGACCCTGATTGGTTCTATTGGGCACACGTCACTCAAAAGCTGTTCGACACTAGAGGACATCTCAAGTTGGAGGCAGAAGAAGCGTATCGAAAGTCTAGAAATATAAAGATTCCAGAAGGCAAGATGGCAGAATATGTTTTTGATGGAATGAGAGGTAAATTTGCTGATTTGAAGCTAGTTGATGTAGACCAGCCCAAACATGTTGGCAGCAGCATTACTTTCAGAAAAGAGAAAATTGATATGTTTGCAGTAAGAGAAACAAAGTTTTATGACAAACTGGGGAATGAATTGCTTGTGCTCTCATTAAAGTCTATTGTATTTGGCAACGCAAATCATCGCATGACTAAACAGAGATGTGAAGCTTTTTTCAATAATGAGGCGAATTTTATTCAAGCATAAAAAATAACCTGCCGATTGGCAGGTTTTATATTACTTCGATCCATTCAATTGAGTGATCATGCACAGAGACAGTAACACAAAGACCATCAACAGTAGATAATTTAAGTTGAGTCATATGAAGATTGTAATCGTTAACTAGCGTACGAACTAGTTGAAGTGGCTCTGTTGTGTTGTTTGATAATTGAATTGAGATAGGAATACGAAGCTCTCCAAAAACCTCCATGCATTCTCCTCCTGAATATGTATATTTATCTAGTCGCTCCAAGCTGTTGATATTAGTATAATCTTCCTATGTGTCACGAGTCAACACAATTCGACAGCATATTACAAAATTGTTGTGTTGTGTTATTAGTTCATTAACACGTATAATTTGAGCAAGGAAAATATGTAATAATGGGAGAGAATAGCATGGAATCAGCCCATACAAGACTTGGAGAGTACATACGCGAAATTAGAAGGCAGAAAGGTTATTCCTTGCGTAAACTTGAGGAATTAAGCAAGATAAGCTTTTCTCATTTAAGCAAGATTGAGCGTGGAGAACACCTTCCTACACCAGAAAACTTTGAGAATTTGTCGAAAGCACTCGAAGTGGATCTTAAATTGTTGTTTATATTAGGTGGAGTTAAGACATCGAAGGATGATAGTGAGTTTTGGGATAGTTTATCCACGATGTTGATTAGAGATTATAGTAAAGCAAATGACATTCCTATAATCAATGGAAAGCCAGATGGCACATGGCTTAGAGAGTCATTTTATAATGATTATTTATCGGAAGATATAAACCAAATTGTTATTAAAGAAGCCACTAGTGTATACAACACACTACAACACAGAAAAGATGAGTTGAATCTTGAAATTGATAGTCTTAGAGAGCAATTAAGACAAGAAATGATTGAGCAATATGGTGAGTGGTTTAAATTTGCTGAAGAGATGGAAGCAAGAGGTATTACACCTGAAATGATGAAAAGAATGTATTACTTCTTTAGGCAGGTCAAATCAGAAATGGATATGATACTTGGATAAAGTGGGAAATCCCACGATTGTTAATAAATAAAAATATAGAACGTGTACTTGTTAACGAGTGGACATGTGGTATAATGGGATTATCAGGTAAACAACCATAAGGAGGCTTAAATGATGAAAACTCTCGAAGCTGCTCTATTGGACAATGTTGTTAAAACTGATGAATTGAAAAATACAATTCATCTTTATTCAAACTATGTTGACTATGATATTTCACGAAAATGCTTTGTCCTCACCAGTGAAAGTGATGTTGTTGTATGTAACGATGAACACGTTGAAGATTACATAAATGCTGGGTTTGAGCTTTTTGGGGAAACTGAAATTTCTGAGGAATTGGCTGATCTTATTTATAGAGCTGAACATTCATAAAAATATCATGTAAACAAATAGACCTGTCAATATGACAGGTTATTGTTTTAATAACCAAAAATATATAAACAGAAAAAGTTTTCTCCGAAATCATCTTGCACTATTATATAATAGTCGCTATAATGGGTATATAAGGAAATGTAAGGTGAGGTGAACCAATTGCAGGAGAGAAAAGTCATCAAGATTGGAACTAGCTTGGGAGTCTCAATTACTGAACAGTTGAAACTAATTGGTGCAGAGTATGGTGATATGCTATCAGTTGAAGTAACTGAGAACAAGGAAATTGTCATCAAGAAGCAAAACAAGATTGAGCTGCCAGATGATCCGAAGTTATTAGCAGAGATTCAGAAGATGATAGAGCAGCATAACAGCAAATAGAAATGCTCTTATAAGAAAGGATAGTAAATATGGGAGACAGAGAATGCCCAGCATGTGGAAAAGAATCGTTGATCGAAGAAGGACTCAGTAAATGGAAATGCTTAAATTGTGGTGAGGCTTTTAATGAAGAATATCTCGAAGGAGATATTGAGGAATTGGATTAAAGTCTAATTTGATCGGGAATGGAGAGGAATAGGTTGAGTCAATTTCTTTATCACGCATCACCCTTTAAGAATTTACCATATCTTGAACCTCAAACTGGTAGTCAATATGTATACGCAACTCATGATCCAATAGTAGCTGCTACTTTTGCTCATCGTAGTGGAAGAGGTCATATCTTTGATATGGGTAGGGATAAATTCGGTGTATTTACTATATCAGAAAAGGTCACTGGTGCTTTTAATTGGAGATATCGTCAGTCAGAAGGATATGTGTATAAAGTAGATAATGCACTGTTCTCCCAAAGTACATCATGGTCGGAAGAACAAGTCGCTGTTAGTAGAGTTGACATAGTTGATGTTAGGGAAATTTCAAATGTTAAAAGCCATCTTCTTTCACTGAAAAGAAATGGTCAACTAAATATAGTGTATTCACAATGGATGCCCACTGAATATGAATTATTTAATTTGATTAAGCCATGGCTTAATGATCCTCGTGAAAACCGAGAAGATGCTATAGCTTTTGGGGAAACGTTTTATCCCAATTTCAGAAGACATTTTAGTTAAAATCAATACTTTATCGGGAATGTGGTGACAAGAACTTGATTTTTTCATGTAGAGATTTTAACTGTCAGCATAAGCCAACTCACTTCTCTTGTCACCACAAAAGAGTGGAGCTTGAAGCGTGTTTCATGCAAGAGTATGGAGTTGAAATAAAGACAAAGCAAGAGGAATGTATTTTAATTTTTCCATTTGCAGATGAAACAGAAGATAGGAAGAAGTTTTTAAAAAAGATGTCAATGGAATTTAGTTTAAAATTCGGCAGTTGATTATTAGAACAAAGAATAAAAGGAGAATTTCATTAAATGAATGCAGCAAATGAGATTGCACGTACATTAATAGCTAGACTTGAAGAGAAGGGCTTAGACATGTCAGATGTTGGCTTACGTAATTCAATTTTTATGGATCTACATAGAGCTTATGGTGAGGGATTAGAACAGGGAGTAATCGAAGGGCGCAATCAGGCTCTACAAAGTATAGAAAATAAGATTGAGAAAATGAAAACTGAACTTGCATAAAAGGAGTGTCTAGTGTGCCTAAAGAGTTAATGATTGGAGGGATTGATTTGTTTGAGGCGTTAAAGGATATTGGATTTGAAGAAGTAGATGATGACACTAATAATGACTTTATTCCTCCATTTATGGTTCGTGAAGTTGTTGACTGGAGTCATGTTCAAAAGCTTTCATGCGATGATCTTAAGGCACATCTGATTGAAAAGCACGTCATTGAGAAAGAGTCAATCATCTACAATACACTTATTAACAAAGACAAGGAATTTATTATCTTATACGGTTATGAATATGACCCATTTTACATAGTGGCGACAATTATCAGCTCAGATAATTCCTACAATCATGTAAGTATCGCCGCATTAGAGCGTCAAGACGGGGCACTTTTCATTCTAGATATCAAAGTTCGTAATAAGGATGCAAGTAAAGGTTATGGTTCACTCTTAGTGCAACAGTTGAAGGCTAATGCGATTCAGCAAAACAAAAAACAGATTACAGGTGACTTGACTCCAGAGGATTTGAATGATCACGGAGATAGACTTGTTCACTTCTATAAGAAGCATGGATTCGAAATTGAAGAGTTTGGACATTATGCCAAGATTAAATGGATTAATCCTAATCTACCTTGTGATTAAAAGGGGGCTATATGAAGAAGATTAGTCTCGTGGTGATTTCGAGTGTCTTATTATTAGGAATTGGCACTTATGCTTGGATGAATCAATGGAAACAAGAGAAGATTGGGAACCACACATACAGAACCAATCTCTTCACAAATGAAACAGAGCGATTTGATTCTAACTTTGGCTGGATCAGTATGGAACAATCTCAAAAACAAGATGCTGAACTTCAGGCGGTTCTTGCCCAGCAAACCCTTCAGCAGCAACAGTATTATCAGCAGGTAGCAGCTACTCCAGTTAGTGCGAATTTTAGCAACGTTAATATACAAATTGATGGTATAGGCTCAAAGATAACAGGCACAGCAGAAATTACTAAGGCTGGCATTATGGGAACTACCATTGATGTAGTTCTTTACAACACGAATGGAGAAGTTGCTGGGACAGGTTCACAGTATGTTCGAGCTAATGATGGAGATAAAGTACCATTCAAAATGCCACTGTTTATGAATGGTACTTATACCAAGGGGCAGTGGACAGGTACATATGAAATAACAGTTCGATAAAAGAAGATTTTGATTCGGAAAGGGATGCAGTTTTTATGAAAAGAGATATGGAACTAATCATAGAAATTCTGAAAAGAGTAGAGCAAGAAAAAACAGCTACAAACAATATTGTTATTGAATTAGAGGGTTACGATTTTGAAGTTGTTCAGTATCATGTGGGGCTTTTAAAGGATGCTGGTTTTTTAAAAGCGAAAGCCACTTACAATCCATTGGAATACTGGATTTCGGAAATGTCTTGGGCAGGGTATGATTTCTTAGATGCTGCTAGAAATGAAACAGTGGTTGAAAAAGCCAAGGAAATTGCCAAAAAACAAGGTGTTGAATTGTATAACCTACCGATTGCCGTAATAAAAGACCTGTTAATCACGGGAGCAAAGAATTTATTTACATAATGGAATAAAAGATGGTTTTCATTTGAAAGGGGACAGACAAATGGCTGATTTGATATTAAGGTTAAATCATCATGAACACGATGTATTTGATTCGGACACAACGGTTGACGCTGTTATTCATGTAGATTCCGTAGTTGCTCAAAACACCATAAGCTTTCACTATCAGAACAAAGGACAAGAGCAACAATATTCGTTTACGTTAACGAAGGAGGGAATGGAGAAGTTAATACGTTTTTACAATGAAAACTTTGAATGAAATGAAGATTTGAAAGGATGAAGATAAATGGTAGCAATCTATGTACGAACTGCAACACATGACACTGAGGCAGCGCATCAACAAATTGAGAGTTGCATGAAAGAGGTTGGAAGTGCTAGTCTAGTACTTTTTCAAGACTTTGGGGTATCGGGCTTGTCACCAAATAAACCTCAACTTGATTTACTAATTTCAAGAGTTAAGCTTGGAGGATTTAAAAAGATTATTACATTAAACCATTCTAGACTATCAAGAAATCCATTGTTTGTTGCTAAATTTGTAAGTGATATGGACTTGCTTGGGGCAGAAGTAGTATTTATTGAACAATAAATAACGTAACTAAAAGGAGATGTATACTTTGGTTTCACTGAAAATTGAGAAAGACAAGTGCATTCTGTATATAAATGGAGCAAGAGTAGAAACTTATACACGAGAGGAGGGAATCGTAGTTCAGAATGTACTTAAGAACTTAAATGACAAAGGTGTTATAGGGTTGAGCGTAACAAATGTTGGCGATACCAAATAAAAGGTGATTTGAACGGGAAGGTGAGGTAATGAAAAGAAGTTTTGAATTGGTAGTTGAAATTTTAAGACGTGTTGAAGTTAATGAAGAGCCACTAGAAGAAGAAATTGTTGTAGGCACAACAAAGTATATGTATGATGCCATTCAATACCATGTTGCGTTGCTAGTTGAGGCTGGCTATTTAAAAGGACGTTCCTTTTCGAGTGATAATGAAACGTATTACCATATTGACCGATTAACATGGAAAGGTCATGACTTTCTCGATGCTACTCGTAATGAACAAGTAGTGAAGAATGTAAAAGAAAGCATAGAATCCAAAGGGTTTGATATTTCTTCCTTACCTTTTGATGTTGCGAAAGATTTGTTGGTTGAAGGGATAAAAAACATGTTTGGAATGTAATCAAATGAAAACAAGATTTGATAAGAATATGAATGGAGGAATGTATTTGTCATTCAACGGAAGAGCAATGCTTCGTTGGATAACAAATAAAGGGTTTGAGAGATGGTTATTGCAATAAGAAGGTAATTTGAAAATGAAGGAGAGGTATTAACAATGAGAAATGAAACAATAAAATGTTCAGAATCAAACAACGCAATGTTAATAACTGATGATAATAGTGTTATTGCGAACAGTATAAATGAGTATTTGTATTCGTTTGACGACCTAGCAAGAGATTTCCCGCAATTTGAAGAGATAATACCAGTAGGAATAGAAATTGTTGATCCTGCTGTATCTTCTCTATTAAAAACTATTCGTGATACTCCTGAAATTCTAGATAAAGTTACGCTCGTTAAGGGATTTGTCAGAGACACTCTTCGTATTTTAGTTCGACTTGATCAATTCACTGTTTATCATAACAACTTTGATTACGAGACTGACAACTTTAATCCACAAACTCCTGATGAATTAGCCATAATTTGCGAGAAGTTCGAAAATATTGATTTATGTCTCGATAGACGAACGACAGAATGGGTATTGCTCGAAATGAAAAGTAAGGGTATTGAGTTCTAGAGTTAACGTGTAATCAAAACGCAAACAATCTCATTTCCAATTCATAGTTGCTAAATCTCTTACTTGGAGGATTTATGTTTTCCACTAAAATAAATAGGTTATTCTTACCAGTACTATTATGTGTGCTCATAATCACTGGATGTGCAAATAGCAATACTTCTAATGAAGTTGCTCCAGCGGCAAGCACATCAAACGTAGAAACTACTACCTCAAACACCACAGATTCGACTCCCACAAATACAAGGTCACCTGATCAGAAACTCAACCAAGTACAGTCAAACAATTCAACAGTTACAACAGTACCAACAGTAAATGGAAAACTGACAGTACACTACATTGATGTTGGTCAAGGTGGCTCACAGCTAATCATTAGCCCAACAGGTAAAACAATCCTTATTGATGCAGGTAATAATGACAAAGAACAAGTAGTTACGGACTATCTTAAGAAAGAAAACGTCAAAAAGGTTGACATACTCATTGGAACACACCCTGATGCAGATCATGCTGGTGGTCTAGATTCAGTTATTCGAAACTTTGATATTGGCAAAATTTATATGCCTAAAGTCCAATCAAATACAAAGACATTTGAGAGTGTGCTGACTGAGATTGCTAAGAAAGGATTGAAAGTATCCACTGCTAAAGCAGGTTTGAAATTAGAATGGGAACCAAATGCATCAGTTGAGATGATAGCTCCTATTGGTGCATATCAGGACGCAAATGAAATGAGTGCTGTCATTCATCTTACATACGGTAACACTTCATTTTTGTTCATGGGTGATGCTGAAGGAGAAAGTGAAGCTGATTTATTAAAGTCTCAGGTAAGTTTAAAATCGGATGTACTCCTTGTTGGTCACCATGGCTCTAAGACATCGACCAGTCAAGAATTCCTAGATAAAGTGATTCCATCATATGCTGTGATTCAAAGTGGAAAAGGGAACAAGTATGGTCATCCAACAGATATAGTGTTAAATCGACTATCAGAAAAAGGGATTAAGATATATCGAAATGACGAACAAGGGAATATTGTCTTCACATCTAATGGAACTGATATCAGTGTTTCGGCTAATGACTGGAAGCCAGTTGAAACTAAGAAGAGCAGTGATACTAGTAAGCTAACAGAGACAACACCAAGTGTAGTCAGTCCTGAACAAGTTGACTCTGTTTACTATAAGAATTGTGCGGAAGCTAAGGCAGCAGGAGCTGCACCGTTGCACAAAGGAGATCCCGGCTACCGTAGCGGTTTAGACAGAGATAACGATGGAGTGGCATGTGAGAAGTAAAGGAGGGCTTTACATGAAAGGGATTGTTGATCGATTTGAAGGTGATTACGTAGTAATTGAGATTAATGGAGAAACACAAGATGTGGAGAAAGGCAAAGTTGCAGATGGTGTAATTGCTGGAGACGCAGTTGAACTAATTGATGGGACTTGGACAAAGGACGTAGATGGAACAGAATCGAGAAGCGCTGAAATCAAAAAGTTGATGGATAGTGTTTGGGAAGATTAAGTGAAAAAACAGCGATTTGATTAAGAAAGAAAGCATAACCTTTTTTCAAAAAAGAAGGAAGTGTTGATTTGGATACTAAAGAACTGATTATGAAACAATATGAGACGCTAAAGGAAAAACATCAATTTTTCTGCGACTTGATTGAAGAGGAATTAGATGAGCATTATTCAATGTTGTTTGATCCTAATATGAATAGTATTGTTTATGATTGCAGCAGGATAGAAGAAGTGTATAAAAAAGGAAAGAAATATGGATTCTATGATTTTGATCTTTCGACCTTTATACTGTTAGGACTGGTTCATGAGATAGGTCATTATTACGACCATGAAGAGAACCCTGAAGGATTTAGATGTAGTAGCAAAGAGGAGTATTTACAATTAGAAATAAGAGGAATGAGGAAAGCTGAACAAATAATCCCAAAGCATTTATCTCATAAGTTTAAAATCTTCAACCAGCTTATATTGGATAGTTATCAAAAAGATTTGCCTGAATAAAATATCGTTTTCATTAGGAGGCATGGACTGTGCGAAGATGTCATTGCGGAAAAGCCATTAATAGAGAAGGAGTAAGTGAATGTCTTGAGTGTCATAATATATCTCGCTCTTGGAATAAAATTTGCAATGAAGAACGCTGCCAATCATGTAAAGAGCCACTGATAAAAAGTTTAGTTACTGAATATAAAATGTGCTCAGATTGTGGCGCTTTTATCTGTAGATGTGGATGGTGTTTCTGTAAATCATAATCAAATTGGCATTTTAAAGGACTGTCAAAGGTGTTAGATAAAATTGAGCAAAGATAAAATTGTTAAACAGCTACAGAAAGAATTCAAAGTCATCGATTTTTAGACTGCTTTGGATGCAGTAATTCTATGAGTGGTGACGATAAACATGGAGAACAAGTTTTGGTGTGTGTAATTCATAATAGGGCTGTTGAAGAAGATGAGTTGTGCGAGAGTTATAACTAAAAGGAATAAAATGGGGATTTGATTAGAAAAGGTTGATAAGGATGCTTAAAATGTCAATACTAATCACTATGTTCATGAATTCTAAGGTCAAACGGAGTGATTCCATGAAAAATTATAGTATCGTTATTGTATACAAAAATGGATTATCGCGAAGTGCTTTCTATAGAAAATCAAGTAAAGCTGAAGCTATTCAGGAAGCTATTGAATCTGACAGAGATGTGGAAAATATAATAAACATTACTGCTGTTGAGAGCATACGTGAAGATGTTTAATTCATTATCAAAAAAGAAAGAAGGGAGCAAAAAATTGGATACTTATCGAGTTCATACAAACATGGATTGCTCAAATGAATTTGAGTCACCAGAAGAGGCTGAAAAAGTGTATGAAAATTGGAAGGATAGCATGATGACCGATAGTGTTGTTGCTAATAAAAGTTATGTGGAGATTGCAAAAAGCAGCGATGGCTTCGAGGATTACGAAGTGATTAAAAAGGTTATTGCAGCAATTGATCTTGACCGAACAGAATTGAGAACACCAAGAGAAGAAGGTTTTGACTGGGATTATTGGGCTAAATGGCAAGAAGTTGACTTATCACAATAACTATTCAGCAAACAATGGGATGTGTAATAAATATAGAATGAAATGTTAATTTGACTGGAAAAAGGGAGTGGTTTTATGCTAGAAGCAGCTTTTATTCAAGAGGTTAAACATGAATACCCAACCAATGATCTTTTGCATAACTACATGGAACAGGGAAATGTCAAGATGGTTGGTGATATATTGGATTTAGGAAGAAGAAACATACCATCACAAAAAGATCATCGAGAGTTAGATTGGTATGAACTATCCAAGAAGTTCGAGCAGGCAGAGAAACGAGAGCTGCTGTACGAAACTTGGGTAAAGAAATACAGTGTAGAAACCTAATCAAATGAGGGTTTTAATGAAAGTTGGTGATCTGTATGAAGGCTAGAGGTAAAACCAAGGAAATCGTCTTAAGCGTAAATGAAATAGATTTGCTAATTCAAAAGGCGATTTCAGTGATTGACACCAAAGACCAGTTTGAGATACGGAGGTATCTTGAAGGGGGCATCATGCAAGTGCTTTGATATTAGAAATAAATTTGATCCAATGTAAAAAGCTTATTAATTGGTAGAAAGAGAGTTGCAAAGAATGAAAGTTCCTAAGTACATTAAAGATGCTATTGTAAGAAATGCAAAAGCGAATCGGATTGCAAATGAAACAGATCGGTTAATTAGAGAATGGTTCATCAAGAACAAAGTCAATAATGATTCAGTTATTGATTTCTATTTAGACAGTTGTGATACGGAGAATCAGCCAGAAGAATTCATTGAATTTTTAGAGCAAGGCTCTTATCGCAAGGGGAATGAAAGCATATACGGTGAAGATGAGGAATTTTAAGGAGTATAATGATGCCAAAGTACAAATTGTCAGTACCAGATCCAAACATGCTAGGGATGAAAGTCAGTGGAGTTAAATTGAACAAGAACCCTTTTAAAACAAAGGGTGAAATTTTACTAAAGATTGATCGTGGTGGAATTGTCCAGTATACAGTAATTAGTAGCAATCTACCACAATGCTTTCCAGTTGGAGAGGCATTCTGGAGTACAACGCATATGTTTTGTAGTGCCATGAATGATAACTTGAATTTATCAAAAAATCCTTCAGATACCTTTCGAAACCTTGAGGCTTCATCTATCCAACATCATTCTCACTTTTTCTTATTTAGTAAGCATAAAGTTGACGATGAGCATTGGAAAGTTCTCGTTTACGATCCTGAAGAAGACTTATTCAATCCTCATGTTGATAATTTTATTGAAGTTGGTGGGAGTAGTTACGAATTTGCTATCTAGATAAAATGTGAGATTTATTGAGAGTGGGTGTTCTTTTGGCACTTAGACCAAAAGAAGGGCAAAGAATAAGATTTCGACAAACTGGTATGGTAGAAGTCAAAACAGGAACAGTGATACGAATATTAAAACCAGAATTTCATCGCCATCTGAAAAGAATTCAATACGTTGTGGAATGTGAAAACGAGCAATTATTTATTGAACCTAGTGAAATAATCGAGTATGTGACTAAATGAGAAAAGGCTTTTAACAGAATATAGACAAGATAAGTATCAGCACTCTAGAAATCACCGTATCAAGAACGTATGTTTGTGTGTATAATAAACACAAACGAATGTTCTTATTTGGGGTGATATGATTGTGAAGAAGAAAGAACGCATCATTATGCTTTTTGACATGCAGAGCTTCTATGCCTCTGTGGAGAAAGCAACGAATCCTAAATACAAAGATAAGCCGCTTGTCGTAGCAGGAGATCCTGCACGTAGATCAGGCATTGTCCTTGCTGCCTGTCCAATAGCAAAGTCATTCGGTATCTCAACTGCGGATAGGCTAGGGGAAGCACAAAGGAAATGCATCGATATCATTGTAGTTCAACCACGCATGCAATTGTATATAGACGTATCAATGCAGATTACGAGGATTCTTGAATCATATACAGATCTGGTCGAGCCGTACAGCATTGATGAACTGTTCATTGACGTGACTAACTCTATACACCTTTTTAATACCACTCCTGAAGAATTGGCACTTGCCATACAACAGAATATCCTGATACAAACAGGCGTTTGGTCAAGGGCTGGTATTGGTGAAAACAAGATCCTTGCAAAAGTCTGTTGTGACATAATTGCCAAAAAGAACAAATCAGGGATTTTTACTTTGCGCAAAGATGAGCTTGAGAAGCATATTTGGCACAAGCCAGTGGAAGACCTATGGGGTGTAGGTAGCAAAATGAGAAGGCACTTAAATCTTATGGGCATTTTAACGATTGGACAATTGGCTAAAACACCCTTAACACTCCTTACCAAAAAATGGGGTGTCAATGGTCAAGTCCTATGGCAATGTGCAAATGGCATAGATAGCTCTCCAGTAACAATTAGTACCCATGATAATCAGAAAGTAATTGGTAATGGGATGACTTTACCTAGAGACTATTGCACAGCTTGGGAAATTGATGTTGTGCTATTGGATATGGTCAGTCAAGTTTGTAGACGACTTAGGCAGAAAAAGGTTAGAGGTTCAGTCCTCAATGTAAGTTGCATGGGAGCTGATTGGGATCGTCCGACAGGCTTTAACCGACAAATGAAATTGTCGAGTTCAACCAATATTACGGAAGATGTATATTCTCATTCTAAAAAGCTATTTCATCAGCACTGGGATGGGTTGCCGATCCGAAGAATTGGTGTTTCAATTGCTGGATTAGAAAGTGACGAAGTGTATCAACTCACCTTGTTTGAAGATCAGGAGAAAAAGCGTAAAATTGATCAAGTAATGGACTTAGTTAGAGATAGATTTGGAGAAGCAGCTATTGTGAGGGCAAGTTCATTTACGTCTGCTGGGCAAACAAGAGATCGCGCAGCCAAGATCGGTGGACATTATAAATGAGCAAGTATCTGAAAGAAAATGAGGAGAGATTTAATGTACCTTCATATTATCTGGAATGATTTGTTGCAGGATGGCGAGTCTGTAGAGATAGTACAGCAACAACGATCACTGTTTCAGTCACTATACGAATCAGAGATAGAAGAAGCATTAGTAACTATTAGCTCTGATTTTAAGGGTGAGTCATACCCTCATTCATTTGAAATGATAGTTACTCAGGAGCCATCTGAGAAACTTAGAAAAGTAATTGAGAAAAATGGAATCAGTCCAAGTAGAGATGAATTTACAAGACCCTGCATTTCATGCAACAGAGAATTGAGAACAAGTATGGCAGCATGGGACGTTGAATGGTATTTTGATGAGAGTTTCAAAAAGGACATGAAGTGATTATTAACTAAGAAGGTTGATGGCAAATGGAACACTATCACTTGTTCAAAAAGCTAAAGGGAGATAGCTGGCGCTGGTTTGATGAGAAAGACAGCGAGCTATACAGAGAAGTAAAAGCTAAATATGATAATGATAACTGGAAAGCTATTATGGAGCTTCTCGTTGATCAAAATATGAACACTTCTAATAAATCACTTATCACCAAAGACTCTTATAAGTTGGCTTTAAAGATTAAAGAAGATACCGACATAGAAGTATTTCCTGCCATAGTTAGAATCTACTATGGTTCTATGCCTAAAATGGAACGCTATGGGTGGAAAATGCTACATATGGTTGATGGGTATATATGGAACATATACTCAAGTTGGGCACCAAGAGATTTGTTGACCAAAAAATATGAAATAGAGGCTATTTCTATTGGTGCTTTGGAGTTTGAATTGGAAAGAGTTCTAAGGCAAGATAAAATGAACATTTGATTATAAGAAGGAGAAGAAGTGAATGGATATTATAAGAGAATGGATGTATGATTCAATCTACAAGTGTAAGGATTGCGAGTTTCAGTTTGCGGTATTAATGCCAGAAGAAACTTCAATTCATTTTTGTCCATCTTGTGCGAGTCGAAACCTAGATAGTGTGGACGATGAATGAATTCCAAATAAAATCGAAATTTGATTCGAATAATAACTAAAAATATATTGTAAAATAAATCTATCGATGTTATATTGAGAGTGTAAGGAATAACTCGAAAAGGGGATGTAGACATGCTTATCCAAAGTAACGAAAAGATTGAATTGGATATTGCACGTTGCAATCTTAGAGGCAAGATTTCCTCTCTCATGGATCAAAAAGGTATGATGCAAAAAGACATTGCAGAAGCAACAGGAATCCACGCTACAACTTTAAATAAAATACTAAAAAATGATGATCCTCGACCAATGAGTCTTGAACATCTTAATCTAATCTCAGATACACTTGGTCTTAAAAAAGGGGAGTTGTATTATGACTTTGTAAGTGAGTGCATTGATAGTAACGGGAAATACAAAGTAGCAAAGTGTGAAGAATTCATCATGTGTTGCTATGAAGCTGATTTGCCATTGTTAGCAAAGGCAATAACCTATGAAATTCTTAATCAAGATGTTAAATCCAATAAAGACTTAGTTTTAAGAATATCTGACAAACTATATGAAATGAAATTATATGATTTTGCATTGGAATTGTATAACGAGATCATCAAAGAAGAACAGAAAAAGAGTGAAAAACTAGCTATATGCTATTTTAAAAAATTTATGATACTTAGAGATCAAGACTTGCAGGGGAAGGGAAAAGAGGCACTACATAGACTGTTAGATTATCTCATTTTACTTCCGGATGAATTCATTGAAAAAGACGGTGAATTGTACAATGTAAAACTTGATGCGTACTATAGAACCTTAACATTTTTCAATGTTATGGAGGACTGGGAGAATTTATTAGACTATGCAATTGAGCTTGAATCTATTTCACTGTCAATTAATAAAGAAAAATATCATGCCCCATACCAGAAATACATTGGAGAGTCATTGATTTATCAGGCTTATGCATATAGAGGGATGGAGAAATATGAAGAGTCTTTATTGATAATTGAGAGGTATGCAGCGATCAATGACTATTTTAAGAATATAGCTATTGGCAATAAAAGTTATACCTTAATTGAAAAAGGGGACTGTTCTGCGATCAATGATTACATTGATTGGGCGAATGAGCAAGATCCGAAAAACCTCTATTATGTTTTACCTTTAGCAGTTGAGTGCTACTTAAAACATGGTATGCCAAATGAGGCAAGTAATTTAATTAATAAATACAAAAATATAATTGATCAGTTTTCTGAATATGATTACATGTTGATTAAAAAATCAACCTTAAGACTTCGATCTGCCTTGGCTAAGTACTATTCTGAACTTAAAAACTCACACGAAGCCATTAATCAAGCTATTGAATGCTTGATACTGGCAGTAGAGATGGGTCAAATGAAACGATTTAGAGAAGGAACCAAAATAATATATAAAAATAATTTCTCATTAAATAATGAACAGAGGCAGAAATTTGAGTCGCTGCTTGAAGGGAGGTGAGTACTAATGAAAGCAGCGAAAGCAAAACTTTTAATGGCTCTGGCTTATATTGTACCAGTTGCACTTGTGATCCTTCAACAAGATCCGGGTGGTGGCTGGTAAAAGAAATGGGTGGCGAAAGCCACTTTTTTCTTTTAGTCAATAAAAAATAACAATTGGCAAAAAAAATATTAGTCATGATTCTTGCCAACCCATGATACTGTATAAGTATAAAATAAATTTGTCATGGGGTGTTTGTTATGAACGGTATAAATAAGAAACTTTCCAGATCAATAGAAATGATTGAAGTGGCAACCAAGAAGATGCACGAAAAGAAAACAGGTAAGAGGGCAGAGGTTAGCGCTAAAGCTACAGCTTGTGGCGTTATTAAGATAAGAGTAGCAGCTTATAATATTGACACAGAGGATCAAGAGAGTGCACTGATGGCAGCACAATACATGCTTAATGATATGTATATCAGTAAGGTTTTGTTGCAAAACAACGTACCTGAAAGGGCAATAAGGGTGGATAGCTTTACATTGGAATGGATGGAAGCTTATGAAGAATCTGATACTTATACAGTAATTGGGATGTTGGTTATAAACGCCGAAGTGAATCTATTTAAGTCAATTAAGAGCTGGACATGGGCAAACGTAGAATCTAAAGATGAGGTTCTGTTTCAAACGACAAGTGGTGACTATATCTCGTTAGATTGTTTAGGCTGTGCAGTTTCATGGAACGAGGCAAGAGTGGCATAAGCAAAATAAATCAAAATAAAGATGTAGCACAAGGCATTTTAAGTAAAATTAATATATAGTATCACGATAGTAAAGGAAGAATCGAGAAATAAAGCCCTTGCAGTAGGGACGTGATAATAAGGAGGTACTACAGACAATGTTTTTAGTGAAAAGCGAGAGAGGCAACGGTACTCATATTCGTAGGACTGATCCTGCTGCTACTTTAAGTAATGAATGCCTAGTTATTTTCTATGAGACAGTAAATCAATATGAAAAAGTCACCACGAAAGAATGGAACGACTTAATTCTATATATCCGATGTCTTAATGAGTTCTACAAGAACAATCCAATGATCAGTAAAATGCCAAATATGCCTATAATAAATTAAATCTTAAAACCATACTTAAAGTATGGTTTTATCTTTGTTGTCTTGTGTAAAACTCTACCTTATAATCAGTGATGGGGTGATAAGTGGTGTCAAATGTTTACACTGAAGCTGAAGCAAAAAAGCTAGTACTCAGAAATTTGCGCGCATTATCGACAGAAAACAAGGGTAATGTAACACCAGAAATTTACAAGAAATCTGGTCTAAAGCCTTCTTATTCTTACATTAAAGATCATTTTGGATGGACTAATATGCTACGTGAAGCCAATATTATGCCCCATCCTTCCATGTTAACTGCTGAAGAATTGGTGCAACAACTCAAAGAATCAATTAAGGAACTTGGATACGTGCCGACATCTACTGAGTACGATAAATTGAAGCTTAAGCCAGATAGTGAAGCACTTTCTAAAAGAGAATTAACATGGACAGAAGCTATGCTACAGGCGGGCTACAAAACGTATGGTAAGGCTGTTAAGTTAAAAGATAACGTTTGCTATAATGGTGGATGCTATACTCAATTCACACCTGAGTATGAGCAACATTGGTATTGCGATGAATGTCAAAAGGATATCAGGGGCAAATTTATTTCGAAATTAAATGGAACTAAAGATGCAGCCGCACTAAGAAAGATTGCCCTACAATTAGCAACATCAAACAATTCATTCAGGACAATCACATTTATAATGGGATTGGACAAGAAGTGACATTTAACCCCTAGCGATAGGGGATTTTGCTTATATAAATAAAATAAATACTCATTGTTGTTTATAGTGGATTTAGGTATAATTAAAGTTGGAAATGACTACAATTTTAATAAACTGAATATCGAGGAAGGTGATTTCATGAAGGTCAATAGATCAGAATTGGAGCAAGTTCTATTACAAAAATTCGAAGATATAAAATCTGATTCGAAATTTACAGAAGAGCTTAAGGGTGAACTAGCTAAATATAATATTCTAGCTGGGGACGTGCAGAAGATAATTAATCAATTTACACCTATTGGAGAGTTAGATGACACTCTTTTATTTCTGCTCACAAACTCTATTTATACCTTGACTACCGAGAATCGTTTTAACCCTGAGATCTATTTTAATGAACGTGAAATACAAGTGGCTTCTAGACACAAAGAGTTTTTAGACGAGAGAATTGCACTCCCTATAAATATTGAAAATGTTGTTTATCTTAATGACCAAGAATTTATTACAGCATTGCCAATTAAAACACTAGTTGAGTGGGACAACTCGCAATTAATTGAATATAACCCTGAAACACAGAGAAATCCAAAAGAACGATTAAAAAAAGGGAAGATTGTAACATTAGCAAATGTAAACAAACAATCAGTTAAAGAGATTGTAGAGCACATTCTAAATAAAACATTTCGAGCAGATACCATTATTTTGAATCTCTTAGCTGATGGACGAGATGAACTAAGTTATGATGAGAAACATGCGAGATTAACAATCAAATCAGGTGAAATAGATATCCTAGATGGTTTCCATCGATTAAATGCTTTTTCTCAAGTTATTAATCAATTGAACCCTGATGAAGATTTAAAAGTACAAGTTGCCATAAAAAACTTCTCTACTAAAGAGGCGCAAGCATATGTTGCACAAATCAATACAGTTAATAAAATGCCCAATACTTACATTCAGAAACTTAGAGCTGACAGGTATAGTGATATTGTTGCAAAAGAATTACAAAAAGAATCAGAATTAAGGAATAGAGTTTCACCAACACACTTACTAAATCATGCTGTTGGTCATTTATTAAGTTACAAACTTTTAACTGAAGAAATAGAAGAACAGTTTAAGTTAAATTCTAAAATTGAGGCATTAAATCTAGCCAACTACCTCATTGTATTTTTTGATTACTTAATTGGCTCTTTCCCACACGAATTTGCAAAGGAGAAGAGTGGAGAAACATTAATGTCTAAGCATTTCATGTTCATTGGTTATCTATCCCTAGCAAAACAGATGTTTGATAACGAAGTACCAGCTAGATCTGTGGCTGATATCATTTCTAAGATAGACCTCACTGAGAATAATACATTTATTCAAGAAGTGAAAAATATGAATGTCCCAATATCAAACAAGAAACTCAAAAAGTTTGTGCGTGACTACTTTAAACAAATTCCACTAGAGGGGAGTCTAAAAGGTGTCTAACAAAAATGCCCCTAATCAAATTTATCAAGATAATATTTTTAATGAACAAGTGAAAAACAGGTTTATGGAAGAGATTTCAGATGACAGTAAAGGTCCTTATGAAAGGATTTTTATTAGGAGTAGTCTTGTAGAAGCTAGTTTGAATAGAGATATGTATGATTTTAATATTAAAGAAATTGAGAACGTCCTATTTCATTTAAAACCAAAGACTGCTGCTGCAAGTAAGTCCAATATAAGCATTATATCTTCATATATTGACTGGGCAATTGAAGAAGGGTATAGATCAAACACCATCAATCCTATGAGATACCAATTTGATAATTGGGCTGAAAAATTCTTAGATGATAATATAAAACTATTCTATTCTAAGATGGAGATTGATGAAATAATAAATAGATGTAGGAATGCTCAAGATGCTGTAATTATTTCATTGCTATTCTATGGGGCAAATGGACGAGAAGTTTCAGAACTAAGAAACTTACGCACAAGTGATGTCAGTCTTGAGACAAGTGAAGTGATACTAACAGATGATAAGGATGGACAAACTAGGATAATTAAAGTCCCTAGTGAGTGCATTGCATTAATTAAGCAAGCTGATATGCAAACAGAGTATTACAAGCGAAACGGTCATATAAATCCTAACTCAAGGAACACCAAAGAAGTAAGTCAATTAATTGAAACAGGTTATGTTATTAAACCAGCAAAAACTAAAACTGTTCACATAGAGCAAGTAAATACCCATCTTATTTATGCTCGACTATCTACAATCAGTGAAATGTTTGTATTAGAGAATTTTACTGTGAAGAATATACAGCGTAGTGGTATGCTCTATCATGCAAAAGAAATTCTTGAGCGAGATGGTAAATTAGAAAAAGAGCAGTACTTAGAGGTTTGTGAGCAATTTGGAGTTGGAAAAATCAACAATAACGGTTACGAGGGTTACAATTGGCACCCTATGAAAGAATATATCAACATTGATATGATTAAACAGATATACAACGAAAACAACCTGTCATAATGACGGGTTGTTTTTTTGGAGTATAACCGAACAATTGAAACGAGAGATTAATTAACGTTCGTTATTAGAGGTAATCAAGCTTAAGAGGTGAAAAAATTTACGGGGTCTATACTTTGGCGGAATTAATAAAGCCGAACAATAATGTCTGTATTCTAAAGGGTGCAGTAATCTGCACCCAAAACAATTTAGCGCTTATATTTCGCAACAATATCTGCTGTAGACGATTTAGGAGTACTTTTAATGGGGCTTTTTAATTTGTTTGCAATACTAGATACTGATGAAACATAGGAGGTATCAGCTTGGCTAGAGAGAACAGTTTCAATCTTACTAGTGTTCTGTTCAATGATATGCTCAATCTGTTTCAATCTTGAGGTAAACCATGGAAGTCCAGTTAAGACCGTAATAATCCTGTTTGCTGAATTGTGGTAGTATCCTTCATATAATCCTATTGGTGTGCCATTTTCAAACACAGAGAACATATCCTGATGTGAGATCAAGTCAGTGTATTTCTCGTCACCATCAAAGATAACTGCTGCTCTTGTGACATGTTGATAATCGATGGGGGCGAATATTGATGTTTTCCATTGCTCATGAATAATATCTGTAAGCCCTTGAGATGTTTGCTCAATGTTCACAGGGGTTTTTATATTGACTTCGCAAATATGACCAACGCCTTTGGTGCCTAAAACAGTAAGGAGATCCTGCTCATCGAAGTTTCCGTTTTTACTAGATAGTTCAATGTACGAGACAACCGAATGGAGCAAATAGACTGCATTTGTGTTTGTGATTTCATATATCTTATTTTTAGGTATATTGTTATTTCCATTCTTGACTTGTTGATTGTCAATTGGAAAGGAGAGTACATTAAGTTTTGATAACTCCTCAGATGCAGCAAGACAATTCAATTGTGCAGTTTCGTCTTCACTTAGATCAGGAAGAATTGGGAATGCAATTATTGTCTTATCAGGCATGATACTTTGAAGTAATTCCATAAGCAGAGAAGCGATTCCAGATCCTGAGCCACCAGAGGTGGAGTAGTAAAATGCTATAATTTTGATCGAAGGAGAAGAAAGATGGTCAATGATCCATTTAACCACAGCATCATATTGAGTAGAGAGAAGAGCTGTCGCTTCCTCACGATTCTTTCCAACGCCTTCAGAGCCTTGTAGCTTCAACTTATGCTCGACGTGTTCCAGTGCCCTTAAATCTCGATCAGAGTAGTTAATTGCAACCCCATAAAAACCACGTTTTATTGCCTCGTCAGCGCAGTTTCCACCTGCACCACCCAAACCCACAACAGCTATCACAATAAATCCACTCCTTCTAATTAATTAGTTTTAGTTATTGCTTGTATTCCGAAGTCTGTTAAGTAATAAGATTGAGTCTTATTATTTGTTTCTGATTCGACGAAGTAGTTAGCATTTAGTCTATAAACAGTTTTTCGAAACAATGCATCAGTCAATGTTGACTTTTCCTGTAATTTCTGCATTGACAGTGAGGATCTAGCCATTGTTGCCTCTTCCTCTCGTAATATCTCTAATAAAATCAAATCTTCTCTACTCAAACGTTTGACTATTAGATCAAAATATTCTGATGACAAATTAACACCTCCGATATTGCATTTGAATATTTTGGTATATCCATGAATGTATCATAATATTTTAGATATTAAAATTCAAGTTCTTTTTTGCATTTTAATAGAAGATGTTAATTGAATGGGAGGTAGGCATTGACTATAAGGTTTGCATAACCCATAATAGGAACTAACGTTCTTATATGAGAATCTTGTACTTTTAAAAAACATCAAAGCGCCCCACCATCCGACCAAGACGAAAGGAGCGCTTAGAGGAGGCATCTTAATGACACCCATTCTCATTCTAAATAAAAGAAAAGTAAAAGTAAAATCTCAAGTCTTCGGTAAGCTTGTGTTAAACGTGCAGTCTAATGTATATGTGGAAGAAGTATGGTTTAATCTTAAGATGCTGCAATTGTTCTCCCTAAGTGGAGAAGTGTTTTTTCCAAAAGTTCATGACTGGTCATTAGATTGGGAAGATAGATATGGAGACAATTGGTTCGGTACATTAACTCTATACGTATCACACCCTTTTGAGATAAATGAAGAAGATGCAATTTATGCAGCCAATTGTGCAATGAGTGAATTGAATATAGTAATTAATGAAGTTGAAACCAATGTAGGAGACATGAAAGTTAATGACTTTTCAATTGATTGGACAGATGTCATACCAGTATTATGCTAAGCTCATCACTTTAAGCAATTTTGATTATCTATGATTTATAACTGTGTAACCACTTAAAAATGAAAATTTTTAAAGCTAAACAAAGCAAGCTCTAGATTAATTTCTAGAGCTATTATTCATTGTAAATAATATTCAATATGGACAAAACTTTTCTTAAATCTGACTCAGGCATATCAATTAGACTTTGGTTTATCCTGTTTATTAAATACTCTTTCTCTGTAGATTTTTCCTGAATGTCATATTCAAATAGCTTATACACTTCAATTTCCAATGAGGAAGCCACTTTTTCAAGTGTTTTTAGGGTTACATTCCGCTCTCCGCGCTCTAGCTTTCCTATATCTGTATGTTTTGTTCCAACCTTTTCGGCTAATTGTTCTTGGCTCAACCCTTGCGCCTTTCGAATTTCACGAATCATTTTCCCTATGTGTTGCAAAACAAGCTCCATAGATCGTACACCCCTCATTAGGAGTGTAGACAACTTTTCACACATAGATAACACCTATATAACATTCATTTTATTAAAAACTTGAAAGTTACAATCTCAAATGTTACTATCAAATCAACTGAAATTCCAAAAATTGCCTTGAACAAACAAAAGATACATAATATACTAAAAAATGTAAGTAACTTTGATTTTGGAGGTATGGTAATGAATAAACGGGTTGGTGCATTGTTAGTTTCATTATTGCTTGTTGTGCCAAGTGTAGCAAATGCAAGTAGTACGTCTGTAATAATTGCTCCTGCAACACCAGATGTTCATAAGGGTAATCCAGAAAAATCCAAACCTCAAGGTATTAATACACCAAATGATGTGATTGTTGGGCCAATTTTCGATGGGTACGACCATAACAAGTTTATAGAGGTAGATAAGTTTCGACAGATTGCAGTGTTTAGTCATGACAATAGAAGAAATGTCAAGCCATACACTATGAAAGTCTCTGTATCAAAGTCAGAATCACAAGGCTCTGAGTGGTCAGGTAACATTCAATTCACAGGTTCAATTAAAGCGGGCATTCTTGCAGACATAGAAGCCTCGGTCGGAGCAGAATACAAAGATTCTCGTACTAGGAATGAGGCGGTTGGCGCAGAAGGTTCCTTTGAAGTAAGTCCTAAGAAAAAAGGGTTCATTGGATTTTGGTACAGGGGTCAAACTTCAAAAGGAGTATTAAAAACATATACTTATTATACCGCCAACCCTACCAAGCGAACGTACAAAGAAACGCCAATAAATGCAACTGTGTATGAGTCAGATTATGTTAATGTCCACAGTGACGCTTGGGAAGAATAAGCATATAAATAATGGTATGAAATTGCCATAAAGAGGGGTCTTAGACCCTTCTTTTGATTGGAGCGAAGTTGCATGAAAATGAGAAGGTTATTCGTGTCTCTTGTAGCGGTTGCAATTCTTATGATCGGATGTAATTCAGAAAATAAGGTCAACACTGTTACTTCCGAACACAAGGAATCAGTTCCTCTATCTTACGATGCATTTAAGGAGGAATTCAAATCCTTCAAGACAGCTTTTAAACCAGAGAACTTCTTGAGTATTTCGCCTGAATATTTAACTATTAAGACAACGTCCTTTCCAGAAAACAAGATTGATTCCCGAGAAGCTGATGTTCTAAATGATAGTGTATCTTTCCCAATTAGATATGAAACTTACTACAAAGACAAGGATTCAAATTTTTTTGTGAAGATAAATTTTATCTATTTCCCAGAAAGTAGAAAGAAACAGTTTGTTACAATAAATGAAATATCTCCGAATGATGACCCAAACATCATAGATAGTCATAAAGATGTTCCTCGACCCTACCTAAATGAATATCTAATTACAATGGAAGGATACATTGTGTTAGTAAACTTCGTTGATACAGCGCCAAACAGCAAAGAAATTGAATCAAATAGCCAGAAATTCATAGAAAGGCAATTAAGCTTCTACAAGCAATTAGAAGCTAAATTGCTGGAAGTCCATAAAATACGGTAAAAATAAAAGGGCTATGAAAAGTGTGGCGAGTATAATTCTCACGCTTCAAATTAGCCCTGATATTACCGTGTATCTAATAAAAATAGGGGATGTTGACATGTTCAACTCGTTTGGGGATATTCAGAATAGATACAGAATAGAAAAGAATATCTCGATTGGAAAATTAGCTGAGTTAACAGGTATTTGTAGAAGTTCACTAGCAAAAATTGAATCTGGCGAGACAAAACGCCCTTCTTTTAATACGTGCAAGAAAGTAGCAAACACATTAGATATACCTTACTCTATAACTATTAACTCGTGTCTAAATCATACTGAACGTCCAGAATCCTTAAAATTCTTGTTACAAGAGGCTATAAGTACTAAGAGTCCTACACTTGTGCAAAAATGCGCTAATAGGCTACTTGAGACTCCAAGATTAGATACCTTCTTAGCCTTAGATTATCTGTTTCAGATAGTAAATGTTGTGGAAGATGACCAAACTAAGTTTCCAATCTATGACACTATAATTGATTATACGCGAAAGCAAGGCGTTCCCCATTATTTAGCCAAGGGGATATTTGAACGTTACATGTTTGAGAGAGACGATTTTACACGCTTCAAAGAGACTTATCATAGAGGGAAAGAGCTGCTTCATTACATAGAGTCACTACTTCCGTCTGAGCGCATTTCTTTTTATTATCGAATGGGGGCGCATGCTGATATCTTGGGATATCCAGTTGATTGTATAGAACTTTGTCGCAAAGGGATACATGAAGATCAGACTGACAGCATTTTTAGGGCATCTGCTTTATTAGCATTATTCAATTCATACGTGCTCTTGGGTGACCTCATCCTAGCAAACTATTTCTTTGAAGAATATGCGAACAGTCAATATGCAGATTATCGCAAAAAACATTGCCTCGCGGTTCTTTCGGCTAAAAAGGGGGAATTTGATAAATCGATACAGCTTTATAAAGAACTATTAGAGGAAGCAGAGCAAATTAGGCGCATTAGTATTGTTAGCGATCTATTGGACGTGTATTTAGAGATTGACAGAGACGATTTGATAAAACAATTGATAGAGACAGAAGAAATGTTTATTTCTATAGACAACCACCCAAATAGAATTAAAAGTACAGCGACATACTACCAGAGAAAAGGAGCTTGTCTGTTGAGGATGGGGCAAGATGAAGAAGGGCTTAATAGTCTTATTGAAAGTATTCACTACTATCGAAGATTGGGCGTTAAGGATAAGATGGGTGAATGTATTTGCTTATTCCTGAATTACCATAGAACAAAGAAACAACATCTATCATTTGAACATATGGAAATAATTGAGAATCTCTGGTACAATTGTTAATAAATAAATAAGGAGGGATTTCATATGAAGAAATTTCTGTCTTTATTAGCTTTTGCTCTTTTTATCACTGGAACTGTAACTCCAACACTGCCGTTCAATAAAGACAATAATGTAACCACGAACGTAGACACTGAATGGTAAACAATAAGCAACTTGAATACCTCAGTTAATTAACAATTTTATTGAGTCAAATATCGAATTATATACGAACAGCTAGAAGCAACCACTCATGAGAATGGGTGGTTAAAGTAAAATATAATAACTTAAAATAAATGATAGACATATGTGATTTTGTGTTGTATTCTGTAATCAGACGAACATGAGATGCGGAGAAATTACATAAACAAAATGTGCATTTTATCAGAAAGGTGATGGTGATTATGATTAATAAGGAGAGTAAGATCAGAAGTAAAATTACTGGACTAAGGATAGAATTGACAAAAATCTTAACTAAAATTGAGCTGGCAAATCAAAAACGAACGCCATTCGGAAATGAAAGAATAAACGCACATGTTCAAAATCTAAAAGCGCAGTCTAGGAACATTATCAAGGCTATTGAATTTAATGAACGTAAGCTAGAAAAACCACAAGTTCAAAGCAAATGAGATGTTTTTTCGAATAGGGGATGTAAATGAGTACCAATCATCCAAATTGCTTAATGGAGAGAGTACATAAAAGAATCGCCCAAGAAGGACTTCCACAATACTCACTTTCACAAGATGAGTTAGATCAATTGATTAATATAGTGGAAGAGGAGTACAAAGTTTACATGAAAGGAAGAGAAAATAGTTGATCACAATTAACTATTGCCACGAGGGAAATCCCTACTCTGATTTTGAAGCTGAGGCGTTAACTAAACTGTGGTTCAAAAATAAGCAAGATTGTGTGTATAACGTATCTACAGAAAACATCATCTCTTATGTTCGAAGAATGGTTGCTGAAGGAGAAATTGAGGATACAGATGTGCAACTTCAGTTTAATGGTCAGAATCTTGAAATGAATGAGTATGCTGTAATTAAGGACTGGAAAAAGGGATTCTGCGACTATAGTGAAGAAAATGCAGCAAGAACACTCAAAGCCCAACTTAAAAAACGAAAAGAAAAAAATATGCCTATGTATCAAGTAGTTAAGCGAGAAGATGGATATTCCACCATAATACATGAGACTTTTGATAAAACAGAAGCTGAAAAAATACATAAAGAGTGGTGGAGTGAGAATGCATTAGCAGTAGCCTTTAGCGTGGATGGCTTAAATTGCACTATAGAAACAAAAAGAGAAACGTATTAAAAAGATACTTTTATTCAGAAAAGAGGTAAAAAAATGGATAAACCAAGCAAGTATCACAGATGGGTATACACAGGCGGTGAGATTGAGCGAAAGTGGATTTGGGACAGTTCACATGAGGAACTTGAACCTACAAGCACATTCAAGATTGAAGGCGGTCAGTATTGTTCTTATTGTTACAATCAAGCATATCCTATTCAGTCTGGATTAAGAAACAGAATGGAAGATTACACTGTAACAGGTTATTGTTGCATATGTGATGCAGCCGAGAAGGAAAAAGAGTATCGGAATGAAAAAGCAGTTATGAGTAAAAGACATAGGCAGGAAGAACAAGAATTAATTTTGAAATATGCGAATGAGTTAAAGCCGAACAAGAAAAAGCGATTAGAAATGTTGCATCGTTATGAAATAAAACAGCTTGAAAGGAATGAACGGCTCTTCGAATTTAGGAAACAATAAAAGATACTTTTTATCTAAAAATAATGGAGGGATTAAAATCAAAGAAAATATTTATGCAGGATTGCAACCAATGTTTGAAGAGGCAGAGGCAAAAAAATTATGGTTTTATTGTAGTTATCAGGGACTATGGTTTTCACCAAGTGAGCTGAAACAAGCACAAAACGAAGGTCGTTTTCTATGGGGAGCAGTCAATTGGCAGCTACGAGATCCGAATGAGAAGTTAGCAGAGATGCAACTTCAGCAGCAATCATTAAGTAAAGAAATTGAACGATTTAAAGGAAGAATCTGAATCAAATCTGTCATTTATTGAAAGGAGGTGAAGAAATGTATCACTATAGAACGATTAATGTACCAGTAAGATGCTCCTCTCATGATCTAAAGTATCTATATGGTTTAAATAAAAAGTCGGCATATGTTTGGAATCTTTGTTTAGAGTTAGCTACAAAATACAGTGAAGAAAATGACGGGAAATGGATAAGCAGAAACGACTTACAAAAAGCGACCAAAAAGTGCATAGATCTTCATGCAAAAGGTATTCATTATGTAGCACACAAATATCTGTTTGCAAGAGATGGAGCTTTGCAATCAAAGAAAAAAGGAATATTAAATGTAAAATATCCATGGAAAAAGAAAAAGTACTTCAATACAGGATGGGATTCACAGAGTATCAAAGTAGATTACGCAAAAGGCAAAATCTATTTATCAAAACCTGATTACATTGATACTCATGACAATCTGAGAAGAAGTAAGCCAGTTGTGTGCTTATCTAAATCATTGCCACAAAACATTGTGCAAGTTGAATTAAAGTATGATAAAAGGCTTTATTTATCTATTAAATATAAAGAAAAAGCATCTTATATACAGGTAAAATCTAAAAATACAGCAGCAATCGATCTTGGAGAAATTCACTCCATAACGTCAATTGATAATAGTGGTAATGCAATTATTATCACGGGTCGAAAGATGCGAAGTATTAAGCAACATAGAAATAAACAACAAGCAAAGATTTACAAAAGAATGAGCAAGTGTAAGAAAGGATCAAGTCAACGAAGAAAATATATTCGAGCGATGAGTAAATTAAAAGTAAGATATGAAAACAAGGTTAATGATTGCGTACATAAGATAAGTAAATTGTATCTAGATTATTGTCTGGAGAACCAGATTTCTACAGTGTATTATGGCGACTTAGACGGGGTCACGAGAAGTACGAGAAAAAATGACAAAGGTAATACTTTTGTCAGACAAAAATTATCCCAATGGAACTATGGGGAATTAATGAATCAACTGAAAAATAAACTAACACGATATGGGATTAAATTAGTAAAAGTAAAAGAATATTACACGTCTTCTAAATGTCCAGCATGCAAGAATATAAATAAACCTATAAAGCGTAACTACGATTGTACTTGCGGTTACAAGCAACATAGAGACATCGTTGGGGCGATTAACATTCTTAATGATAATCATAGTACAAACTTAACTCACTATACGAGTAAAAAGTATCTACAAATCGCCTAGAGCGTGAGTAGTAGATGTGTACGTTGGACACCTCTCAGACATGAGTGTAGCCTATGGATTTTATATAGGAAATTGATTCTAGTGCTTCACTAGATGAAACCCAACGAAAACTCTCTTTGATTGGTAGGTGTATCAATTGAAAGTCGAAGAATGGATTATTAATGAACTAGAGCATCTTGAAGGGTCAAAAGATACATCGTTACCACAATACATCATGTATAGATCAGGGGTCGTTTATGAAATGATCCTATCCATTAAATTAAAACTAGAGAATAAAGATGACATGTTGGTTAGAGCTAATAATCTATTCATGGAGTATATGCAAAAAGTAGGTAATAAATATGACCTTAAGAGGAAGTGAGACAAGTGTTAACAGTAGAAGTTAAAAATGAGTTAGAGAAGACTGCTGATCATCTCGACAACGCACTACTTATGATTGAAGGTGATGCTACTTATAGTGCCAAACAGTCAGTGTACGACTTAATCTACACATTTGATTCTGAGAAGGATAGTGTTCGAGGAAAGATAAATGCAATTGGAACTGCTTTGTTACACTTGATGATGGAATACAAGCGAGATCCGGCAGATGATAAAAGCAGAAGGGAGTTGGAAGTGTGAGTTTTACAGATGAAGAAAAGAAACGATTTATAGAACTTGGAAGGCAATTAGGAATTGAAGTCTCGTTTGGGAATAAGGAGTCGGGAATTTTCATTGGAGATAATAAAGTTTCAGACATAGAAGATGTATTCCCAGAACTGAGAGAACTATAGAAAGCTATGAGGGGGTGATTATTGTGGTGTGGGTTGGTTATTTGTTTGGTTTTTCTGCTGGTTGGTTTGCCCTGCTTGCCTTTGAACATGGTCAGAAGGGTGAGAATGGATTAATGTTTGTTGCAATTTTGATGATGGCTTTCGTGACAGGTCTAAATCACATTCTACAAACCCTATAGAATATGTATTTCATACAACCTAATAAATAGAGGAGTGACTCATTATGTCAGCAGCAAGCCCAGAGCAGTATCTAATTTCTTTGTATGGAGAAGATGCCCTCGATCTAGTTCTAAAAGAAATTCAAGAATTGAAAAATAATTCGAACATCCCTTTCGATACTGAATACGTAATAATAGGTTTATCTTTCTTAGGGATAAAAGCAGAGGAAATAGCTCAAGGTACTAAGCAAAAGCGCAGTATTCGTGCTCTAGTAAGCGAGAGTTTTGGAGAAGCAGCGATTTATAAGTATAATTGCTGCGGTGCTACATGAGGAAGTGCTTTGTCATATTAGTTAGTTTGAAAAGGGGATGTTCTCGTGAAAAATAATGCTCCAATCAAAGACTGTCCATACTGCGGATCGGAAGAAGGATATTACACAAAAATGCAAGTTTCTGGCTCGGTAAGGTATCACATCGGACACGCAAGGGCAGGATAAACTCGATTTGTGTATTTTGAAGGATACACTCAAACACGAATTCGATGACATCAAAGACTATAACGGTCTATTTGTGCTTACATACTCAAGTGGTATGAAAATAGCTGTATTAGAACAAGGTGATTTACTCATTGAATACACCACCGAAGATATGACTTGGATAAATAATGAAGTCGAATACTTAACGGGCTTAATGAAAGAAAAATATAGTGGAATGCACTTCATGCTTCCAAAAGAAATCATTATGTACCGAGCATTCAAGACACTGAAGAAGTATAGAAAATTGCTTGGTAAAGTAAACAGTCCATCAGATGATGATATTAAGTGTGTTGATGAATTGATGTCATTAATGCGATAAAATACGGATTATATAGGGATTACATATGAAGATTATCCTTTCGAAGCATGCAGAGAAACGTATGAATGACAGAGCCATTCGAAAATCAAACATCCAGAGTATTATTCAAAAAGGTGAGATTCGTACTAATAGCAAAGGGATTCATATTGGAGAAAGAAACAATCGTATTGCAGTATTTAAAGTAGTTGATAATGACGAGGTATTAGTTATTACTGTTTACTACACAAAAGAAATGTACAAGATGGCAAAAGTAATTGCCCAAGAGAAGAAAATTTGTATTGAAAAAGCATTTCGGTTTATTATGGCAAGGCAACGTAGTGGGATGAAGGGTAAAGCAGTACTGCAACGAATTGCAGGTGATTCATTTGTATCCTTTGATACCAGAGTGTTTTGAATCAAACACGAATTTAATTGGGAGAGGAAGTGAATAGGGTGGAGTTCAAATTAGAATACACGATAGCAATCCAAGCACCAGAAATGGTTGAAGCAACTAACGAAGAATATGGGTCTGATTTTAAAGACACGAATTGGCATCTACTTAATGTTTTGAATCAAGTAAGGGAACTTATACGTGAATGCGGAGACAATGGAGGTTGGTATGTTTACGACTCCATTCGTGTGAAAGTTGATGTTGAATACATACCTGAAAGCAAATGAAACGTAAATTTTATTGGAGATCCACTAACTAAAAACATATTCAATATTGAAGTAGTATGATATGCTTCCCATATATTGGGGGTGTTCGTATGAGAGAGCATGAGGTTCAGTCGAGCAAGGAGCAAATTAGAACTGAAAAAACTCAGAATCAGCAATCGAGCATTGGCATGGCAGCAAGTGTTATGCAGTTACAAAAGTCGATTGGTAATCGTGCAACAACAAAACTAATGCAGAGTAATTTTTCAAGCGCGCAGTTACCTATTCAAAGAACTATTAAATACAAGAGCAATTGCAAGGCTTTCGGTTTTGAAGGTGGGTATCATGGAGATAACAAAGTAAGTCTTGAGACGATAACAAAAGCGGTAAAAGAGAAATTTCCTAATATAAGCCAAACTACTATTAATGGCTATGTAAATGAGATGAATGAGTCAGATGAAGCATGGACATTAAACGATATATACAGATATTTCACTCAATTAAATAAAGAGACACCCGTTCCAATGGCAGATCATGAAATCGATGAGGATATCCTTTTACCACAAAACCAAGATGAAAGGTTATGGTATGGCTTCACAACTAAGACATTGCTGCGAGGCAAAGTTGGAGATGACCTTTCTTATGAGTTCCACAGTATAACAAAGGAAGATGGGTCAATCCATGCAGAGCCACAATACATAGAAAAGATGGAAAGTATAATTGATGATGATTTTGATAGTGAAACACCATTTATTTGGACAATCAATAACAGTCCATGTGGAGAGTGCGTCAAAAAAATTATCAGATTTAAAAAGAAACATAACCTTGAGAATTTTACTATTTACTTTATGAATCCTTATGGTGGAACAAAAGAGGAATTTAAAGACTCTCTAAAAGACCTTACAGAAGAGGGAATCAATTTACTTCCATTCGACCCAAGGAGTTATTTAACCGAAGACGACAAAAAAACTATGACCCCAGAACAAGAGGGGAGAATTGAGCATGCGCTTAGAAAACAAATTGAGTACACAAAAGGGACTGCTATTGAAGTTAACCCATTAGAGAATGACGATTCCGTTTCTAGTCAATCTTCGCTTGAGCAGGGAATGGGGGATAATGATTTATTCAGTAGGGAAGAAGAGGATGAGCCTCGGGAAAATAAAAGAAAAGTAGCAGCTTTAGTTGGAGCTGAAGAGAACACTAAAAAGAAGAGAAAGTAAATCAAATGGCAATTTTAAAGGGAAAGGAGGGTGCCAGTGGGAAAAGAAAAAGCAGCTTTGTCTAAGGAAAAACTTTTTGATTTCGCAATGCATCAAATTGAAGTTCAGTTAGAGATTTATAAAGAAACATACATAAATACGAACAATGAAAAGAGTTATGCAGAGAGAGTTGGATACCTTAAATTTCTTAAGGACAGGGTTACAGTTATCCTTGAAGAGCTTGAGGACTATGTTATCGAAAACGAGAACCCAATAAAGTAGTGATTATATTCAAAAATAATTATCTGGAGGTTTAATCTTTGGGATCAAAAGATCATCGTTTGAAACTTATTGAGCGTATCAATACATTAACTAATCTTTATTCAGAAGAGACATATACATATAGGTTAACTCATCAATATGATCACACTCCACGTAAATTCTATGTTCAAGCTAAAATTGAGCCACTTGTAATGGATGCGCTGATTGCATTTCTCCAGTTTGAAGCAGCGGAGAAATTGCAGGAGTAAAATATGGATCAAACTGAAGCAATCGCTATACTAAAAGACTTCTATAGTGTGCAAGAATGCAAGAGAAGTAAATCAACACAAATTGATCTTTATTATAACTGGGAATGGTGGTGCGGGGTGGCAGAACAGTTAAGTGGCGTGAAACTGTTTCATCGAGAGGGACTTGTAGAGAAGCTCAAGCAATTGTATAGCAAGGAGACAGTTTAATGAGGTTAAAGGGACTAATGTTGCAATGTCATACTGATGTAATTATGGAACCAAGTTGCACAAGTGGTACTCCATACAAAGTAATTGAAGATGATGACGAGGAATTAGTAATTAAAAATAATCAAGGTACGCTGCACTATTTTTCTAAAGACTCTAATGATGATACATACTTTGGAAAGTGGTTCAAGATAGAAAACTGAATATAAGACGTGTTTGATTGAAAAGAGCAGTTTTCAATGAACGATATTAAACCTATGAAGAGTGGAATTTTCAACTAGTTTTATAATAATACATTTGTTTTTCTGTTATACTATCCAGAATGGTCATACAATTCGAATGTTATATTCTGGGGGTATTTAGATATGAATCTTGCAACATTTGTTAAACAAGTCAGAGAAGAAAACAAATTATCTGTAGAAGATCTTGCTAGACTATGTCATTCTTCAGTAGATGATATTACCAAGATTGAGTTGGATAAATTTCACATTCCCAATCCAAAAGTATTGTACAATATCGCGATTATACTGGATTTAGAGATAGCGGAGTTTATTGTTGCTGCCCTAGAGGATTTTGGTGAGAAAATGAAAAGCAATTCAGCAGTAAAGAGTGACGATAAGTTTATGGAAGAAGTTATTTACATGATGGGAGACATTGAACATCTTCCTGATGGTATGGGATATGAGGTGTTAAAAAAGATCAAAAAGAACGAATAAGTGGGGGTAGAGTACGTTCGATTTTAAAAAAGTACTAGAACGAATGAATTCAGAAGAGTATAAACAGGAAAAGGCGCAGCAAGCGGAACGAGAAAGGATTGCGGAAGAGTTACGGAAACGAACAGCATGCTTCACTGGTCATCGCCCCGATAGATATGGACACTATGATATAAAGCACGAGAAGAACAAGCCAATCATCAGAGCTTTGACTGGTGCAATTGAAATGTTGATTGAAGAAGAGAAAATTAATCGTTTTATCTCAGGTGGGGCGTTAGGAGTTGATACATTGGGATTCTTTTCGGTACATAAAATTAAAGAGAAGTATCCTAACATTAAAAATATACTGGCTGTTCCTTTTGATGATCAAGATAGGAAATGGTCGCCAGAGCAAAAGAAGTGGTATCGAAGAATGATTGAGTTGGCTGATGAAATCATTTATGTGGATACACTCAGTGAATATGCGCTAAAAGATATGACAGCAGGAAAGTATCATCCAGCTAAATTGCAAAAGCGTAATGAATATATGGTTGATCATTCTTATGCTGTAGTTGCTGTATGGGATGGTTCCAATGGGGGAACAGGCAATTGTGTGCGATATGCCAGAAAAGCATATGAAAGTAGAGTTCTATTCACCATTGATCCAAGGGACGATTATCATTTGGATGTTAGATACGCAGGATATGGAATTTAAAACTATCCAACACTTCATTCTAAATGTAAAATAGTGTCATCTAAACAATAGGTGATGCTAATGTTCAAGGCAAAGTCAAACAAAGATAATCAGATTATAAACCTCAAGTCGAAGTACTGGAAAGACCAGAGAATTGAGCTAAAGAAGATTGGAAAAGAGAACGGGTACGTATGCCAATCATGTTTAAAAAGGGTCATCTTGGCATGGGCAGCAGAACCCAAAACTAAACCACATTTTAGGCACAGTCCCAAGAATATTGATTGTGATCAGAATGATGAATCTGCTGAACATGCAAAGGGCAAAGAATTGCTATTTGAGTACTTTCAACATAGATATTCGGATGTAGCCGAAGAAGTAGACATTGAGCACTTTATACCTCAAACAGGTCAGATTGCTGATGTTTATGTAAGATTTAAGAATGGTCAAGAATGGGCTATTGAATATCAACGGTCTAATATCTCACTTGATACCTTGAATAGACGACGAGAGTTATATAAGAAGGCTAATATCAAAGACATTTGGATTGTTGGTGAGAACTTAGCAAAAATCCAAAGTGATAATACTATCTCCTTCAAGAGAATAAGCCAAATATTATTTAAGAACACATCTTTCGGTAAAAACTGTGCAGTAGCTCTGAATCCTGAGACTGGTAAGATTGGAATCTACAGGAACATCACAGCCATAAATTCGAGAAGATACAAGTCATATAAGTCGTTCTATGATCTAGATGACATCGAGTTTAACCTGATTGGGGAGCCATTTGGAATTAGAGATGTAATTGATTACAAGGGATATCAGTACGATTTTGTACATAGCTTGAAAGTATCTTTTCCTCAAGTTAAATTACAGAAGTCAGACATACCCGTGTTTAGATTTTTGGCACTCCAAGATTTTATGGATCATCAAGATCATGCCTACATAAACGTTCCAGATGAGCTGATGAAATTTATACCAAAGACCTGTAAGGAGATAGACTTAGATCTTGAAATAGTTCATAGTCACAAAGACATCCAAGAAGTTGGTCAGTATTACCCCGTTAAGATATATCCTTCAAAATGGAGGAGTAGATTAAGTGCGATCAAAATGGATAAGTTCAAGGAGATTGATTTTTCAACATGGGGTTACGCCATAAACAGTTTATACTCTATGACAACAATTGAGAGTAGGTTTAAATGGCTGGAGTCGGGAGTTCCTTTTGTGAGAATGAGAAGATATCTGCATGACAAAGGGATAATTGATAAGCTATATGAACCACATGATAAGATTGAACTTGTTCCATTTCTGAGCGCTGCTATGAAGATTCTAGGTGTATCCAGTAATGACATTATTCGAGAATCAGTGAAGCGTGGTTTTATAAGTTATATGGACACTGTTGTAACCAGTGAATTTGTAATTGAACTACTTAAGAAACTAGAAATGATTTGCGTGGATCGGTTCAACGCTTTAGGCAAGGGAAAGATTGAAATAATGTTTTGACCTGCACATGCAGGTTTGGAAAATTAAGTAAAATAAAATATTTTATTAAAATTCAGAGGGAGATGGTCAAATGAATACATTTGAATTTATAAGTAACGATTTAGAAATCACAGTTAAAGGTAAAAACAAAGAAGTTATTAATGAGGATTTAATTTTACAGGCAATAAAGAGTTTGATTGACTCTCTTGATTTTAGAAGTGACGAAGAGATGTGTGAATATGAATACGAACGTTACCTGCAAATGGTCAAGGATTATGCTGATGGTATTCGATGAGCCAATTGAAACAATGAAAGTACGATTTGATCAGAAATTGGAGGATTGGCTTATGGTAAAAAGTAGGTCTTATTATTTGGACGGAAATGATAAACAATTTAGCTTGCGATTTATCCATATAAAAGAAGTGTTGAAACAGCATTTTCTTTCATATTGTGATTTTGAAAGTTGTTTATGGATAATTTATAAAAGTAATACGATGATCTCTATAACAAAATTTGGAGAAATTCATGTACATTGTATACATGCAGAAGACGCTTATTTGGATCAAGTTTTTAAAATGCTACATGGATATATAAAAGAGATTGACACTGATATAATTTTTAATTCAGGAAAAATAATTAAAAGCTATGTTTAAATAAAAGAAGGATTTTATCTAAAAATATAGGAGGTAACCTGAGTGAGTCATATGGAGTATAAAACCGTCATTCGAGCACCGTTACCAGAGATTGAGGGAATTGACCACAATCAAGCTTATCCATTCTTTAAAGAAAAGGTAGGTGAACCCAAGCATCTTGATGAGTGGGATGGGGTTGTTGATTGGTTCATGTATGATGATAAACCTAATACATATTGTCCAGTGGAGAGTCTTGAAGGTAAGTATAAGTGGGGAATAGATTATGTACTAATGCACAGCGATGGATATGACTACAATGCATTGGATATTTCACTGTCTGAGCTTGAAGGATATATTGACTTGCTGGTTAAGAAGTTTGGTGTAGACAAAAAGGATTGCAGGTTACTTAGTTATTCATGGTATAACGGTGGAGATGAGCCGATCAGATTCTGATTTATAAAACAAAAAAATAAGGAGGAGTACTATGTCACTTGTAGCAAATGAACGGGAAACAGCAATGCATTGTGATGATGAAACGAAGACTTGGAGTATCTATACGATGCAACAACGTGTAATCACAAAGTTAAAGAAGGCTGGAATTGAACCTACAACTGTACAAGGGGATGGTGGTCACTGGTATAAGAATATTCCCTTTGAGCAAGTGTCATTCAGACAGAAGAGCAACGGGAGAAATATGACAGAAGAGCAAAAACAGGCGGCAGCAGAACGAATGAAGAAGGCTAGAGAGGCAAAGGGAGGACAGTAAATGTTAAACAACCATGGACGTATTGGGAAGACAATTGCAGAAGGTGTAAAACTGAATCTAGGTGGAGGAGCAGAAGTTGAGGTTGACCTACATCTAAATGAGGAAGGATTCTTACTCATAGACAATCTAGGTTTGACTCAATTTGATTATGAATGGCGCTGGCATACTTTAGATGATGGCAGTAAACGTGTTGAGTTGCAGATTTTATATAGAGATGAGGACGAAGATTTGGAGAATTGGGATGAGTAAAGAAGATTGTATTTACGTTATACATAAAGACGGTAAGCGATGGGAAATGACTGGTCGAAAGATTGCATATCTTAAGATTGGGGCAGCTAAAGGAGTCATCACGGCTGAGTGTAATGATTACGCATACGACCAAGTGCGGCATTTAGAGTGCTATGCTCCAGAACGAACTGTCGAGTTTAAGAGGGCATTTGATGAAGAGTTTAGCAAGTTTGTGATAGTTGAGTATGTACCTAAGATCAATTAAAAGGATGATTTTATGGCATTTACCAATGAGTACATAGATTGGGTAAACGACAAGACGCACAAGCAGCATAAGCAAGCATTCAATCTTTGGGTCAAATACTATTATCTCACTGAAAAGTATGATCAACAAGTTTGCTCTAATCGAAGCGTATATGATGGAGCTGCGGTGCCAGCAAGTCCATTGGAACACAGTATGATAAACCAGAATGCAGCGAGGCTTTATCATGAAATAGCAGAAGAGCATTGAGTCTTGAAATTGATGATTACACATGGAAGGCAACTAAGGATGAAGTGAGCAGATACAGTCCAGCGGAAATTGAAAAATTATACGACTTAATCAAATGATGTTTTTATCAGGGGAGGAGAAAATGAATGTTTAGCAAAGAAACGAGAGAAGCTTATGATCTGTTTGAACTAATGGAACACATGGAGAGCCAAGGCTTTTTGAGTAAACGAAAATACTGGAGAGATTATGTCTTAGAAAGTTACCAAACAATTGGGAATGATATGTACATAGAAATGTACTTCGGTGAAGGCACAGACAGCGAAATCAATGAGTATCATGCTGAAGTGCGGAGATTATTGAATATTGATTATGATGAAAACGTATTGATGAAGATTTGCTGGTAACTTGATAAAAAACTACTTTTATTGAGAGAGGTGCAACTAGATGAAAGCAATCGACATAATTATCTACTTTGAAACTGAAGGTAATGATTTAACAAAGTTACAAGATATTGGATTTGTACAGTCTAAGGAGTTTAAAAATTATTATCATAAAAAACATGGGGATCATTCACTTGTAGGTTACAATCAATTTGACCACTTAAAGATTGGGGTTTCAGATTACGCTGAACCAAGTGAAATCAGAAGAATCAAAGACATGAAGGAGCACGATATTGAGCATTTCTGGGACTCTTTTGAGCTTGATAAATTAATAAGCTTGTTGGGAAAGCATCCAGTGTTTGTGGAGGTTAAGATGTTCAAGGATCATACCGAGGATCTAATCAGTGCTGGTTGGGTGGATATGTATGGATTGAAAGTGTATAGCTATGAAGAATTAACTTACAACAAGCCAGTTGGAGCATCTTATTTCTGGCTGCAAGATGAGAAACCAGAAGTAGATTATATTAAGCGACTATCAAATGTTGGCTTTCGAATCGAAGACTAAAAATATGGAGGATGATTACCTTCCTAAAGTTTGAGTGGCATGAAGCGTTGTATATTTTTCTGCTAATCGTAATAGCTCATGTTTGTGCAATACCATACTTATTGCTATTTAAGCATCCAAAATGGTATGCCCAAGTGTTGGACAAAGTGTTTGGGCAGGAACTATTTATGTTTGATCTTTATAGAAAATAGGAGGCATATCGCTTGGAACAAATCAAAGCAGGTAAGGCATTAACAGAAATTGAGGGTCATGTTGAATATACATCTTACTTCAAAGAGTTTCATGGAAGTCAAGAAGAAGAGGGAGATTGGGTTACTTCAAAATTCACAAACCTTCGTCAGTTAATGAAACTCCTATCACCTGAGAAAATTGAAGAGTGGCGTGAGGATTTTGGAGCTAATTCTGTGCGAATTACAAACATCTACATCAAAGGATCTGGAGAAAACGACAATAGTACAACCATTCGTATTGGTGATGTCATGGATGGTTGGGTTAATGCAAGTGTTAGTGTGAATGATGCTGACTCGAAGATGTTACGTTGTGTAAATGAGATCGAAGGGACTCTTCAGGAAGCATTGAATCGTATTAATACATGTAAAAATTATAAATGAAAACTTGCTTTCATCGGGAGAAGGTGAAAATGTGTCGTTAACACAAAAAGATAAAGACACCCTGCTTGGATGGCTAGAAAGTGCTGAAAGCATTGATGATTTGAAAAGGTTCTTGAGATATATGATTGTTCTTGAAGAAGTTGCAGAAAAATAAATACGATCAAAAATTTATTTTATAGGAAAGGTGAGGAGTCTAGATGAAGATTGCATTAGTTAGTTGCTCTAAAAACAAAAGAGATTTTACATGTGCAGCAGCAGAAATGTATTCTGAGAGTACGTTATTTACTAAAGCTACAAGTTACATCAAGAATCAAAATTATGAGAGGTGGTTCATCCTGTCTGCATTACATGGGCTACTTGATCCAGCACTCCAAATTGAGCCATATGATGTTACATTGAACAACATGTCTAGTTCAGAGATTAAGCAATGGGCTTCAAAAGTGATGCAACAACTCCAGCAATACAATATCGATATTGTTGATTTCTACGCTGGAGATAAATACAGGAAATATCTCGTCCCACTCCTAGAGCAAGAGGGGATAGCGAGCAATGTTCCACTAAAAGGAATGGGAATTGGGCAACAGTTACAGTTTTACACACAGAATGCTTAAGGGAGTGAGAGGTTGAGATTATACCTATCAAAATGCAATGATAAATTAAACTCAAAAGAACTAAATACAGACCTCTTGAGTGACTATATATGCCTTAATCCAAAATATAGAGTATCCCTGAAAAACCCCGACCCAAAGATATTATTGGACAGTGGGGCTTATCAAGATCGGGAAAAAGATTCTAGGTTAACCTTTAAAGAGGCACTTCATAGACAGTTAGACTTTGAGAAAAAAGTGGGCTTTATCTCTGAGAGAATTGTTGCATATGATTACATGTCTAATGTAGGTGAAACGATAGATGGTAACAAGTTTCTCGCTAGTAAGCGAGAAGAGTTGAGACCACGACAAATTGTACTTATGGTGCAGGGAGATACAACAAGAGAGTACATATATTGCCTTTATGAGACATTAAAAATAGCAACACCAGAAGATTGTATTGGACTTGGTGGAGTAGCGCTAGCAGGGAAGATTAATGATCTTAAATTTAAATTGTGGGATGCATTTAAAATTGGATTACCCCTTATACATAACTCAGGAATTAAGGATATTCACATATTTGGTGTTGGTACATTTGATGTGCTAAAGGGTGTCAGAGAGATCACTGAAACATTAAGAACAATTGGAATTGTTGTTGATGAATTAAATCTCTCATGCGACACTTCTTCCTTCGAACTGAACTCAACAATGGGAAGAGTTATTAACCTTGAAGCAGAGCGTTGGGAAAAGATCTACACGAAGGAGCAGAAATACATAGAATATCATCCAGCCGATTTGACAATTGAAAATAGTAAGAAGGCACTTCAAATAATAAATAAAATTTAGGAGTGGATTTATGAATATCATTTTGTATATCGTTGCGATAATCTTGGCAAATGTAGTAACTGCATCTTTTACACCTTTGAGTTTTGGAGTATTTATAGTTCCTTGGGGCACTTTGTTGATTGGTTTAACTTTCATGTTGCGTGATTTTGTACAAAGGGAATATGGACGCAAAATGACATACCAAGTAATCGGATTAGCATTAGTTCTCTCAGCGCTCTCGTCGTGGTTACTCGGTGATACTTTATGGATTGTATTTGCATCAGCGATTTCCTTTATTGCATCTGAAACTACAGATACTGAAATTTTCACTCGAATGACGTCTTCTTTCTCTGCACGAGTTTTGACTAGTGGATTGGTTAGTGGATTATTGGATAGCACAATCTTTGTTATTGTCGGGCTGTCACCTATTGGAACTGGCTTTGTACCTTGGGAGTTTGTGCCGATGGCAGTAGCAGGGCAAGTCATTGTGAAGAGTGTACTACAAGGAATTGGTGCACTCGTGATCAACAAATTGAAAATCTAATAAAAAGTTGATTTGATTAGAAGGGGAGGATTGAACCATGGAAAAATATACAGAGGAAGAACTACTGATTGAGTGTTTACGGAAAGTTGAATTACACCCCCATCACGTTTTAACAGGTATGTATAACATCTTTAAAGACGGTAATACGAATGGGATCTGGGACGATAAATTGCAAATTATCTCTGAATATCTTGAGGTACTAGAGCAAGTTTAAACTAAATATACAGATAAAAATATAGGGAGGATGAGGTAGATGAATCAAAATAAATTAAAATACATAGAGCTTAGACTTGAATTCGAAAAGAAAATGCTTTTGGAATTGATGCCTGAAGATCATAAAGAAGAGTTTGAACGGGATGCCTATATTTCTGGAGGTTGTATCTACAGTCTGTATCACAATCAGGAACCAAAGGACTATGATTTTTTCGTCACCTCAGAAAGCCTAGTGAACAAGTTGCGAGAACATTTCCTTCAACTCTCTAGTTATAAATCCAAAACAAAGAGTGGTGGAATCTACAAGAGCTATCCGCTGCTTGTGACTGACAATGCAATATCAATTGGAAAATACCAAATTATTACACGTTGGATTGGTTCTCCAGAAGAGGTAGTAGGACAATTCGACTTCAAGCACAACATGTTTTACTTTAACAATGGAAAGATTGATACATTAAGTGATTTTGATTTTCTTGAAAGTGACACTTTAGTATTCAATGAAGGCAGAGCAAGAGACATAGTACATGTAATCATGAGAGTTGGCAAATATTTAAAGCGTAATATGGACATTTCACAAAAGGAAATGGCAAAGATATTGCTGCAATTAAAGAACGCTGGCTTTAGTCAACATGAAACTACTTTATTAGAAACAAATAAGGACAAATCTGAGTATGAACATTTTGACTCGTAACACTGAATAAAAGATCCGCTTGATTAGAAAGTAATATCTAAAAAAATATGATAAATCTATTGAATGTTTGTTTTGGTGATGTTATAGTAAGAATGTAAGCGAGGTGATCAGTTGGTTAACAAATCAGGTCGAAGCCCTCCATAAACATTATAATCTAAAGTTAAAAATATATTGTTTAAATAAAGGGAGGATTCATACATAATGAGCAGACTTTACAATACATTCGAGTTTATTGGTAATATTCAAACACCAAAGAGTAAAGACAAGTTCCATGAGGTTAATGTCAGTGCCAGTGGTTGGGAAGGGCATAGACTGAATTTTGCAGTGCAAGAATCAAAGACTAACAGTGTTTATGTTGAAATGTATGGTGGCTTTTTCCAAAGTAAAAAGAATAATGTCATAACATTTGGTAAAGGTACTGAAAACGAAAAAGGATCTAAACTTGAGATCCCATGGGAAGATCGTTTGAATCCAGAGACGATTGACATGGTTGCTGATTTTAAGAAGATTGTCGTTGACTTCACAACCGATGAAGCTGTTAAAGAAGCATCAGGAAAATTGCGCTATGAAATCAGAGCAATTGAATATAAAGATGAGAAAACACCAGAAGAAATAGAGAAATTGAAAGAATTGAAAGAGGAATTGAAACAAAAAGTACCAGATCGGTATGAATTTATTCATGAATATGATGCTGTTGAGTTTCTTTCATCAAATCTTGAGAACTTTAAAGCATATAAGTTCAAAATTACTGGACAAGCAGAATATAGTGAATACAAAGGGAAGTTTAATCGCAAATTCAAACCTGAAGTTATTGAAATTGTACCATCAGATACTCCATCCCAACTTCGAGCAACATTTGACATCTTCTTTACTAAAGATGCACTGGATGAAGTTGATTTTGAAAAGGAAAAGAAGATTTACATTGGTGGTTATGTAATTAGTTACGACAAGAAGGTCAAGAAAGATATGTTTTACCCTCAACAATTTATTATTAATGCAAGTAAAGTAGACATGGACAATGAGATGCATGTCAAACGACTTGAGTTTTTGAAGAACAAGTTTAAAGTAACAGATAAAGGCGTATATCATCTGCCATGGATTGTAAACATCTTTAGAGGTGCGGATCAGGTTGAATTCACGTTCGAACAGTTGACCCCACAACAGAAGGAAGCCGTGGAATTTGGTTACAACAAGTTGGAGGACTTTGCACCTAAGAACGGTACTCTAGGTGAGACAAAAGAAGAGAACCGTCTTGTAAAACCAATCTTACAAGAGATCAATGGTGATAATAATTTCATCAATGGAGCAGTGCTCTCCTTGTATGAAGAAGACGAACTAGTCTATGTTTTTAACTCGCAAGAGGAAAAGCCAACCGAAGCGCCAAATAACGATACACCGAAAGAAACTAAAAAAGTAGATATCGAGTTGGATGATCTATTTGCTTAATTAAAGAATTAAATTTAAAAAATACATAGGAGTTGTTTCTGATTGGCTAAGAAATTTGGTAAGAAGAATATAATCAAAGTTAATCCACTTGAATATAACTTGGGTTTAATTGGAGAATCTGGCATTGGTAAAACAACCCTCTCCAAAGAAGTTTGTGAAAAACTTGTTGGTGAAGATGGTTACATGATTCTGAATATCGGAAAAGAGGATGGTATCGATGCCATCCCGAATGCAACATATGAAAACGTTCCAGATTGGTCAACATTTGATGAAATTACAAATGATATCATTGCACATCGGAATACAGATTATAAAGATTTGAAAGTTCTTGTTTACGATACTTTTGATGAATTGGTTAAGATTACTGAACCTGAAGTAATTCGTCTACATAATAAAGAATATCCAGATAAGAAAACGAAATCAATCAAAGCTGCCTTCGGTGGATTTATGGCTGGTGAAGATAAAGTAATTGAACTGATTCTCGATAAGATTTGGGCATTGAAAAAAGTAGGTGTTTCAATGTTTGTTCTCGGACATACGAAGAAACGTACCATGACAGATGTTGTGACTGGTCTAGAATACGACATGCTCACAACGAATATGTCACACCGTTACTTCAACGCAATCAAAACTAAACTTCATGTCCTTGGTGTTGCATCCATTAACAGACAAATTGAGCAAGTAACAGTTAAACAGAAAGTTGGAACAGCTAAGAAGGTTGGTTCTGTGGTCGATGAATCTCGTATAATTACTTTCCGTGATGATAATTTTAACATTGATTCTAAATCCAGATTCTCAGATATCATTCCTTCAGCTCCGTTGGAAACAGACTCATTCATCAATGCGATTGAAGATGCGATCAAAAAAGCATTTGATCAGCAAAAAGGTAACACTTCGAGTATTGAAGAAGTGCGTATCGAACAAAAGAAGACCAAAGAGCAAGAAATTGAAATTGCAAGTAAAAAAGCCCTGATCAACTTTGTTGATGTTGTTGAGAATGAAAAACTGACAGACGAGATTAAAAACAAATTTAACAGTGCATCAGATGAAATTAAATTAAAAATTAAAGAAATTATGAGTGAATATCAATTTACATCATTGAAGGATACAGAAGAAACTCCAACAGTAGCACTGAGAAAAATAGTTAACCTTTTGAAATAAATATTACACAAGGGGGAGTGGAAGTATTCATTCCCCTTTATTAAATATATTGAAGGTGAATGAATGGGGAGAAAATGTGTTTGTAAGATTTGTAATAAGAAGGGAACCACTGACTTATACTATTGTGTTGCTGATGAGAAAGGAAAGAAAAAGTACTATTGTAGTCAAGATGAGTATGATGCTTTCATGATCAATAAATTTAGCAAAGAGACTTTGTTTAAATACATAGCATTGGAAGTGTTTCAATATGAAGAAGGACAAATCATTCCTCCAGTTCTGATTAAGAAAATCAATACACTAAACCAATTCTATAACTACGAAGTCATACATGAATGCTTCATTACTTGTAAGGATGATATCCAGTATTGGACTAAAAATAAACAATTCAAAAATGAGTATGGAATGGTTAGTTATGTAATGAGGATCATTGAGAGTAGGATCAATGATGTATTTAACAAATGGAAGCATCGTGTGAAACTAGAAACAAAACAAGATTCCTCTTCCATTGATTTATTGATTAACGGTATTGATGACGTAGTAACAAATAAAAAAGACAATACTGGAATTCTAGACTTCCTAGATGAGGAGGACATGTGATGCATTCATTGGATAACTATGACAACAAGTTAGTTCAAAATAGAGAAATGATTGAAGCAAACTTTATATTTTGTTTATGGAAAAATCCAGATTTATACGCTGATTATGAAAAAGAAGTCAGGGCAGACAGAGACTTGTTAACTGAAGATGGTCGTTTTTACTTTTCACTTGGATATGAAATGTACAAACTAGGTTATAAAAGCTTTGATGATGCAAGTATTTACAGTTATGTGGAAGATAAAGAGACATTGAAAAATGGTTTTGAGAGACGGGGCGGTTACAGGACTGTTGATGAGATTAAACGCATCCTAAACGAAGAGAACGTTGACCGTTATTACGATGAACTAGTTAAGAATAATATGTTACTTAAACTCACTGATAAAGGTTTTAATGTTATTACTGAGTTGGATAAGTTTAAAAAGATGACGAGTGTACAGTTGTACAATTATTTTGAATATCAGTTAGATAACATCTTTCTGAGTAGAGGTGCTGGCGTTAAGATCGAAGATTTAGATATTGATGATGATTTCATCAATTCGTGCAATGCTGGTGAAGAAATGGGATTGAGTTATGCTAGTGCGTGTCCATTATTGAACTTTCATACATTGGGACTTCATAAATCAAATGTAAAAATCTTTGCTGGTTTCTCTGGAATAGGGAAGACAAGTTTTTGTATTAATTCATACATACTCCCCATCTTAGATCAGGGGGAGAGCGTGGTAATCATTGCGAATGAGATGAATAAAAAAGCATGGCAGCATATTCTAATGGCAACGATTCTTAGTCATAAGTTAGAGTATTTTGGACTTCCACGTAAAAAGCAAAAAATGGGAAACATGAATGACGAACAACTTCAAAAAATGAAAGAAGCTAAGGAATACTATAATAAGCATTACAAAGGCAGATTGAAATTTGCAAAGATCTATGATTACAGTATCGAAGATGTGAAGAAGATCATTAGAAAAATGGCTAAACAGGGATTTGGATATGCGCTGTACGATACCTTCAAAGCTGAAGATGCTGCTTCTACAACAGTGACAGGTGAACTCATCGAAGCATCGAAGCAACTACTACAAGTTGCAGAAAAAGAGAATGTTGGAATTATTATCACCATGCAACTTGCTATTTACATGGAAAATACTAGATACTTAACTGCATCGTGCTTGTCAAATGCAAAAGGTGTTAAAGAAGTGGTCTCAGAACTCGTATTGACAAGATCGGTTTGGGATGATGAAATGCCAAATGAAAAGTATGATATTAAACCATACAGATTTAAGAAAGATTCAAATGGTAAGTTTACAAAAATCAAAGAAGAGATTTTATTAAATCCTGAGAAAAAGTATAGGCTCATTTTCTTGGACAAAACGAGAAATGATGAAGGTGAGAATGTGCTGTTGTATCAATTCGATGGATCATGGAATAAATGGATTGAGTTGGGTTACTGTACACCGAAGCATCAAAGGTAGGCGATTGTATGGATGTGTTTGGACTTAAAAATTACATCATTGGTAATCCAGAACTAATTGAGTTGATTCTTGAAAAATCAGGATTTCATAAGATAAAACGTCATAACGATGAATACAGATGTGCGAAAGATACAGACAGTAATCCAACAGCAGTTAAGGTGAACATAAAGAATTTGTCCTCCAGTATATTTTCATCCAATCTGAAGGGCGATCTAATTACACTTATTCAGGGAAAATCAGGTTTATCTTTTACTAAAACCTTAAATTATATTGCCGATATTGTTCAATACAAGAATACTGATATACCAGAAAGTAAAATTACATTGCCGTTTGGTGGATATTATAAAAAAATATCTAGAATGAAAAATGACAATGCTTTAGATATTGAAACATACACTGACGAAATACTTGATCAGTTTGAGATACTACCAAACATGTTATTTTATGAGGATGGTATTTTACCGCAAATACAAGAGAAATTTAAGATTGGTTATGATAGTCTATCATGCAGAATAACAGTTCCATGGTATAGTTTTGATGGAAGATTATGTGGGGTCATGGGAAGGTTAAATAGGAGAAATACACATCCAGATGAATCGAAATGGTATCCAGTTATCCCATTTCCAAAGTCAAAAACGTTATATGGATATGCTGCTAATTACCAATCAATACAAGAAAAAGGAATTGTCTTGATTGGTGAATCTGAAAAACATACTCTATTACTTGCTAGTAAAGGGTTGAATGTTGGTATTGGATTAGGTGGGTGCAACTTGAGTGAATTACAATCCAATCACATAAAAGCAATGTTTCCACAAAAGGCAATAATCATGTTAGATGAAGGATTAGACGAAGAGCAGAGCTATGAATTAGCCGTAAAACTGAAATCAGATAGGTTCTACAGAAATCAAGTTGGTTATATTTACGACTCAAACAACATGTATTTACCAAAGGAAAGCAAACTAGCTCCTGCTGATGTAGATGTTAATACATTAAAGTTATTAATCAAGAACTGTACAAGATGGATTTAAAGGGAGAGGATATGTTGACAGTTGTTACAGTAGAAGATCTAATTGCTAAAGGTTTTAAAGTTTACTCATTCTCTAAACTAGGTACATTCAATAATTGCCAGTATGAGTATTACAATACATATATATTAAAAAATAAAGGGATAGAGAATTGCTATACATTATTAGGTTCGACTATTCACAATGGAATTGAATTAATATATTCTGGAGAACAAAATGAAGATACATTTAAAAATAAATACTATAACAAACTCACTGAACTTGAACTTCTTGGAATCAACTTCCCAAATGATAAGATTAAGGCTAGTTGGGTTGCTGATGTGAATCATTTCTATGAGAATTTTAAAAAGATGGATAAAAAGATGCTGCTTGAGAAACATATTATATTTGAAATATCTGATGGGATTTGGATGCAGGGATATATTGATTCAATTTCTCCAAGTGAACTAGGTAAACCGTACATTGATATTCTTGACTGGAAGACATCGAGCAAATTTACAGGAAAAAAATTAACTGAGGCTGGTAGACAATTACTGATGTATAAGGTTGGATTGGAAAGTACGTCAAACTTTAAAGTAAATAAAGTAGCATGGTTTATGATCAAATACATATATGTATGCTCAAATGGCAAAAGCAAGGTTAAGAAAAAGATGTGCAACAGAGGTAAGTGGGTGAAAGAAATGAGAGATTCGTTAGAAAAAGACTTGTTGAAGTTACAAATGGAAACGTTTGAGATTGAACTTTTACTCGATAAGGCAGTGCAGGATAACAATATAAATTGTTTACCAAATGAGGTTCGTGGTAAGTATTGGTTGGAAGATTGTATTGTTGAGTATGAAATTACTGAAGAAAGGATCAACGAATTCAAAGAATACATAATTGATACGATAAAAGAAATTGAAAGTAAAAATATTGAGGAAGAAAGTGAATGGATTGCTGTTGAGATAGATAGTAAAAACTCTTTTTACTGTAGTGTTCTTTGTGGACATAGGAAAACGTGTAAGTATTACAAACAATATTTGGATGAGAATGCTAATAAATTCGATAAGAAAACGAAGAAAGATGGTTTCGACTTATTTAGCTAGGATGTGTTTACTTGGTAAGACCTAAAAATGAAGTTGGAAATGTCTACGGACGGTTAACCGTAACAAAAGAAGTTGGAAGAAAAAGAGGAGCGGTTTTGTTCCTTTGTCAGTGTGAATGCGGTAACTTAAAAGAAATAACAGGTGGAGATTTGAGAAGTGGTAAAGTAAATTCATGTGGATGTTATAAGAGTGAATTGAGGATTAAAGAAAACACAACACATGGTATGAAAAGTAGCAGGTTATACAGTATTTATCATAATATGATTACAAGATGTTACAACCCAAACGCAACGCATTATCATTCTTACGGTGGTAGGGGAATAAAAATTTGCAAAGTGTGGTTACAGGAAGATGGCTTTCTCATATTTTATAATTAGGCGATTGAAAATGGTTATTCTGATGGACTGACAATCGACAGGTTAAATGTAAATGGTAATTATGAACCGTTAAATTGCAAATGGAGTACAATTAAAGAACAAAGTATCAATAGAAGAAGTAATCGTACTGTTGAGATTGATGGTATTACAAAAACATTAGTCGAATGGTGCGAAGTATTCAAAGTAAATTATCAAACAGTTCAAAGTAGATTACAAAGAGGATGGAGTGAACAAGCTGCTCTAACTGAGCCTTTGAATAAAAAATTTATCAATAAGAGGTATATCGAAGATGAGAAAAATATTCTATGATTTCGAGGTCTATAAGCATCTATGGTTAGTGGTATTAGTTGATTATGAAAGTAAAAAGGGAAAGCTAATTATCAATGATGTTGATATGTTAAGAAGATTCTATGAGTATTTTAAGTATGATGTTTTCATTGGATACAACAGTAGACAGTATGACCAATACATATTTAAGGGATTGTTGCTTGGATATGATCCTTACTTTGTCAGTAATAAACTCATTCAAGAAGGAATTAAAGGTCATAACATAGTAAAAAAAGCGTACACGATTCCCTTTAACAATTTTGACATTACAACTGGTTTCCATAGTTTGAAGCAGCTTGAGGGGTTTATGGGGAGTAAAATTAAAGAATCATCTGTGAGTTTCGATTTAGATCGCCCCTTGACAAAGGAAGAAATTGAAGAGGTTGTGAAATATTGTAAGTATGATGTTCTTCAGACAATTGAGGTTTTTGATAACAGACAAGAGGAATTCGATAGTCAACTGGCATTGATTGATGCGTTTAATTTGAACATGTCACTATTTAACAAAACAAAAGCACAATTATCAGCTCACATTCTTGATGCGGAAAAACAACCTGATCGAGAAGATGAATTTAAATTGATATTACCAGATACGTTGAAAATAGATAAGTACAAGCACATTGTTGATTGGTATAAAAATGAAGAAAATATGGATTATAAGAAGAGTCTAAAGATTGAAGTGGCTGAAGTTCCACATATTTTCGCTTGGGGAGGAATTCACGGGGCTATTCCAAAATACAAGGATGAAGGTATTATTCTGTGTTGCGATGTAGCCAGTCTATATCCTTCCATTATGATAGAATATGGTTTCATTAGTAGAAACGTAAAAGAACCACTCAAGTACACCGAAATTAGGGACACTCGATTGGATCTTAAACGTAAGAAAGATCCCAAACAAGCACCTTATAAAATCGTTTTGAACTCTACATATGGAGCGATGAAGGATCAATTCAATGCATTATATGACCCATTAATGGCTAATAATGTTTGTGTAGCTGGTCAATTGTTGTTGCTTGACTTAATCGAGAAAATTGAACCATACGGAAAATTAATTCAATCGAATACTGATGGTATCTTTATGAAAGTAAATAAAGAAGAAGATATTGAAGTCATTAAAGAAGTAGCAAAAGAATGGGAGCAGCGTACTCGTTTAGAGTTAGAATGGGAAGTGTTTGACAAAATTTATCAGAAAGATGTAAACAACTACATTATCATTGATAAAAATGGGAAGTTCAAATCAAAAGGCGCATATGTTAAAAAGTTAAATAACCTTGATTATGATCTGCCCATTGTAAACAAAGCCCTGATTGATTACTTTACCAAGGGTATTGAAATTGAAGATACAATCAATTCATGTAATGAATTGAGAGAGTTCCAAAAGGTAGTAAAGGTATCAAGTAAGTATAAACATGCACTACATGGTGAAGAAAAATTACCTGAAAAGGTATTGCGCGTCTTTGCTTCTAATCAAGAAGACGCAAATGGTGTTTTCAAGGTTAAGACAGAAGAACGGATCGAGAAGATTGCTAACACTCCAGAGAAGTGCTTTATTAATAATGAGGTCATACTTGGTGAAAGTGTACCTGATTATCTTGACAGACAATACTATATTGATGTAGCTAGGAAGCGTTTGAATGATTTCTTGGGGATATCAAATAGAAAATCAAAGAAAAAATCGGAAAATAAAGAGTAAAAACGGTTGTAATAACTAAAAATATATGATAAATTAAGACTAACAAAAATAACTGAAAGGAGTAACAAAGATGAGAGTGGTAGCCTCAGAATATTCACATGAACGGAAAGCCAATACATATTACACAAACACAAAGAAGCGTGATCAGCAGCCAGATTTTAAAGATACACTACTAGCAGCAATGCAGAACATCTCAAGAAATCATCGAATGATGACTCGATAAAAAAGGTATTTCATTAAGTTTTGAAGGGAGTCGATCAAGTGGAAATGGTGCTTTCTGATTTAGAGAAAGAGTTACTTGGTACAGGTTTGATGGATCTGATTGTTAATTCTACAAGTTTCAATAACATAGAGAAAGAAATATTTGAAGATCTGTATCATCGAATTAAGAAGCTATAGTATTTCAATCAAATGGATATTTCATATAAAAAATATAAGGAGGAAATTGAATGCCAACAGGATATACAAGTAGACTTTATGAAGGCGAAAACGTTTCAGTAGAAGAATTTATTTCAACATGCGCCAGAGCTTTTGGTGCATACATTATGGTTAGAGACGAACCACTCGACAAAAAAGTTCCTGATGAATTTCAACCTAGTACATACAACAAAGAAAGACTTGAAGAAGCCAGAGAAAGACTAAATGAATTACTGAGCATGTCACTAGATGAAGCGAAACTGAAAGCTGAAGAAGAGCACCAAATGACTCTAGAACAAAAAAGAAAGCAGAGACATGAAAAAGATATTTTAAATAAGAAATACACAGATATGCTTACAAAAGTGAAAGCATGGCAACCTCCTTCAACCAAACATGATGGTCTAAAAGAATTTTGTATAACACAATTAAAGGATAGCATTAAATGGGATTGTGGTTATATATTACCTGATCCTATTAAGCAAAGTCCTGAAGAGTGGTTAAACAGTAAAATTGAAAACACCAAGAAAGATATTGATTATCATACAAATGCATGGAATGAGGAAGTCAAACGAACTACTGAACGCAACAAATGGATCAAGCAACTGAAAGAGAGTCTTGAGAAATTAGGATAAATTGAATCTTTAAAATAAAAATATTAAAGGAGATGAGTTCGTTGTATAAAATTAAAGCATATGCAGGACAAAACTTTGTGGGGTATTTAACACAGCCAAGGTCAAATGAACCAGCACTATTCAAAGACCATGCAGAGGCTTATATGGTTGCTGAAAAAGTAAATCAAGAATCAGGCATCGGTGTCTGGTTTGAATTGGAGAAAGTGAGCTAAGCTTACTCACTTGAGTGAGATTACATAAGAAGGTGATAACTTGTCAGTTCGGAAATCAAGCTGGAAACTTTCCAGAAAAGATCTAAAGGAACTGTTTAAGCTAGACAGTGTTATCTTTTCCTTGGTCATTATGACAGTCAGTGGAGTAATATCTTACTTTACTGGATATGGTCACATAAACGTAGTTGCGTTTCTGATGATTTTGATTATATCGTTGGCGATTGGGTCTATAGGTGTTCTATGGTTAAAAGATAAACTTAATAAAAGAAAACTTGACTAAAAGGAGGTGTGCAAATGGATGTTTCACCATACTACAGAGTGATGTGTCAAAAGGCAGTAGAATTACAAAATATATGGAGAGTGCAGGTTGGCGATTACATCTCAACTAGATCGAGTTACTGTGAAGAAGGTAGTTGTAGCGAATCACAAATGTGTTTAGATTGTGCTAAGATGGCAAACACATTTGTGATTTCAGGTAAATATGATTACAGTGAATCAATCGGTGGTACCCATTGGTTCTATGGAGGACATAGTAGTGTTCTAGGGTTAGGGAATGTGATAAATAGTACGTCCTGCCATGTCATGACGAAGGATGGTTTCTCAGGTATCTATAAACACAAACATGAATGTGGTTCTACAGCAGAGAAAGTGTGGTTGCCCCGACAGGATCAGTATCTAGATATGTTCTTAATTGGTTTAACATACAAAAGTAAAATTAAAGCATTTATAGATTACATTGAAACTGTGGCTGAGTATAACTTATTTACAGATTCACTTGAAATGGTCTGGCTGTGCTTCTATATGAAAGAAAAACACAATAAAAAATGGAATAGATTGTCCAATATCATGCATTGGGAGCAAATCGAATAAAAGAGATGTTTTAAACAAAATAATTGAGGTGAATTGAATGAAACTCACAAAACAAAATACAGTAGTTTTTAAAAGAGATGACTATGATGAAGTCGTAATGATAGAACTGGACTGGCTGCAAGATGTTACGTGGGAAAATGGAGATTTGAATGATGGCTATGAATCGATCAGGGATTATTTTGAATACAGTAAGGGTTTGAATGATGGTAAATGGTATGAGAATATTCAAGATTGTATTGACCAAGTAAATCCATTTACCGAAATAGAAGGTTAATAACTTAAACTTACTATTCAAGGCTTTCTCGATCAAACCCAAATTTTTTAAGGAAGGGAGTTGATTTTATTGGATGGAGGGCGGGTGGTCAAATCTTCAGTGGTGAATGCTGGTCATTTACTTTACCTTCAAAGCTTAAAGGTGATGATTATTTAGATGAATTACACAATGATAAGAATAGATATCTTGAAGCATTGAGAGAAATCGACACACATATCCGAAGTACAAATGATCCAGTGAGATACATAATTGAGACTTTGAAAACTGTACTTCCTGAATATAAGACTAAATAAAACTCAAATTTCATAGGGTTATAAATTGAGGGAGGTTATCTAATGGGAGAGGCAAGAAGACGAAAACAGGCTGCTACCTTGAAGAATGTATCGAACAAAGGTTTACTTGAAGTGATTAAAAATAAAATTATAAAAAAGTTTAACGTAAATCGATAACGCACATTTTGAAAAATGGAGGATAGAGATATGAATTCTTTCACAAAGACCATAACACCGAAAGGGTTTACTGAATCATTAGTCTATAAAGGTAGTGTCTACGCAAAAAGGTACGAAAAAGATGAATTTGGATGGACTGGCATTGATCAAGCTTGGGAGTTTGAAGACTTACCAGATGAACTAATCGAGGCACTGAATTACGGGGATGAAAATGAAATTATGGATGCGTTGGAAGGTCAATGAGTTGGTACAACCAATAATATAACAAGGAAAGGGGCTTCTCATGAATATTGAATTGGCAAAGAAATTCATGAAAATTGTTCAAAAGCATTCGCCAAACTGCTTTATCAACCATAATTTCGAGCTGATCGTTGAGCCGAAGAACAACATTTATTTCAGACTAGAGGATGTAGAAACCGAATTAGAGCTTAAATGCAAAGTGCTTGCATGGTTATCTCGCCCTAGCTGCAAAGGCATTAGTGATCATTGGCAAAAAAGGATTAGAGCGATTATAAATGAGTTTCTAGGAACTGACTTCACATTAGATGATATGCACGAAGTTTACACTCGATTAGGAAATGATTGTAACAGAAAACTAAGCATCAATTTCATTGAATCGAACTATGATTTGTCTTTATTGAATAGCAAATGATGTTCACTAAACAGGGGAGGGTAAGCATTGCTTAATGTGTACGAGATCAACGGTTACTGGATAGCTGCAAATAGCGCAAATGAGGCATTCGATCACTATTTAGACGACTCGTGCTTTATTGCTGGTGTTTATTTTGACGAAATGGACGAAGACGAAGAAGAGCAAGTGACTATTACCGTCAGACGGTTGAAGGCAAAGGAAATGACAAAAAAGGACATTCCTTGCTGCGAAGATGGATGCGAGCGATGCACCGAGAAGAACGACCATGAGTATGACTCGATGCAAGACATTATCGATAGAAGCTCAGAGTTTCCATGTACACTCGCAATAGATTCCTAGGATACACAACAATCGATTTGATAAATGGAGGTAATTGTATGGGATGGAACTTCCCGTTATGGTTCGAGCTTTTAGTAGCGCCATGGGCGGTTGTCTTACATGTCATCTGGAGCCTGTTTACATTTCGATGGTATGAGTTGAAATGGGTGGCAGGATGGGGTGTTGTAGCCTCCTTTATTTTAGTAGGATTCCAATTGGCAGTTTTGTACGTCATAGTCAGTAAGTTTGTAATTTAACAAATCATTACATAAGTAAAATCCAATAAATCAAGACATTTATTTGAATCGAAGGTGGAAGAATGTCAGTTAGAATCCTTAAGACAAGTCTCCAAGCAAAAGCAGAAAAAGCAATGAATAAACATAGATGCCCAGAGTGTGAATCAACTCTAACTTTTGGAACGTATCATTATGAAAGTACAGGATTTTTAGGACTGAAGGAAGTGAAAGTAACTAAAAATACATGTCATAATTGTGAGTGTGTGTTTGAGTCGCGATGATAACTCATAATAAAACAAAAACGGACTCCCCCACGAAAGAGGAGTCAACTTACAAACTCAACAAAACTTGGAGACCTCATGAAGCCAGACTTGGTATAGCACTGGAACTTCACTTTACACTGAATCTTAGGTTGCAAGTATCTCCAATCATTGGTTTCACTTGAGATTAGACCTTTAGACCTTTGATACAGTTTTGATCTAGCTTCCTTGCTGGCGAACTCCATTGTTCCGATATACTTACCATCTTTGACTAGTGAACAAGCAAATTCATCCTTCTTAATGCCTGTAATGGTTACTGTTTCATACATATATGCCTTTGTCTTCAACCAATGATCGCTTCTTGTATCAAGTAAATAGCGACTGTTTAATGATTTAGAGCACACACCCTCAAGCCCTAATTCTTTAACTCGATTGAAGAGTTGCTGCCCATCTGAAGATGAGGGACAGATAGAGATTGAATTCGATGGCTCTACTATTGTTTCGAGCAGATTCAAGCGATCAATCAGTGGCATTGAAACAACGCTCTGATTGTTTACATAGATGATATCAAACGCAACGAAATGTGCTGGCAAAACAGACATAAGATACTTAATTGAAATAGGTTTCGTGGTATTAAAGCGTTTCATGACAGATTCCCAGCAAGGTTTGACCCCATCCATTACGATCATCTCGCCATCAATAATGGCATTTGAACAGTTTAGATTTGGTTGTATCTCAGGAAATTGAATTGTGCATTCATTCTGGTGACGAGTAAACAATCTGACTTGACCTTGATCATAATGAAGAAGACAACGAAAACCATCAAATTTCAACTGATGGACTAGATTGCCCGAAGGTGGACTGTCTGATTTATGAAGCAGCATGGGTTTGATAGGGGTATTTAACATTAGATACACTCCTTCAATATTAAGAATAACATCGAAAAGAAGGAGTTTGATTATAAAAATAATGGGAGGATGTTATGAACTTATTTAAGCGGATTTTCAAACCGAAGCTTCCAAGGACAACCTTAAATAGAGAAAATGAAAAATACCATCCAGAAATGCAGAAACTCGCTAGAGATTTGGTTAAGTATCTAAGTATGAATGAAGATCCCAACGAAGAAACCTTTCAAGGTAATTGGAATCTAACGTTCTTAGAAGAGAACATGACTGTAGAGGAATACGATAAGATTGTTTTTCAAATGATGTGTCGCATTCCATTAGGAAGGCTAATTGAAGTAATTAATAAATCAAAATACATCAGAGCTGAACTTGTACGATAAAATAACATTTTCATTGGATTAGGGGAGTTTGTTTGAACTTAGAAAGGGCAAAGGTGAGGATTGAGTTTTCAAATGACGAATTAGATATTTTTAGAAATCTGACAGACAAATTACTAGGCAGTTACAATTTTGGCTTGAGTGATGAAATCGAGTTGAGCAAGAGAGAGTGGGCTTTGTTAGCAAAATTTAAATCAATATTAGAATGAAGTGAAATGAAATGTCGACTTTATTGGAAGGTGATACATATGGAAGAAAACGATACGATTTACGTTGTACAGGGTAGAAGCGGAATTGTTTTTATTGCAACAAGTAACTACGAAAAAGCAAAAGAGGTTAAAGATGGATTGAATAGCATCGAAAGTGATAGAGGCATGTTGAGCACATGGATTAACGGAAAAAACGTTTTAAATGATTAGTTTACCTGATAAAATCCAGTTTTTTAATGGAAAGAGGAGATACATATGGATAAAGTAAGATTGACAGCGCAGCAGGCAAATTCACTTGAGTATGTAGTTTCTAGACATGCTCAACAGGACATTTTGATGACACATGGCAACAATCCTAAAGGCTGGCTGGATAAGGCTTCTGGTTTAAATGACATGTCTTTTAATGACTTAGCAAAGGCACTTATTATTGGCTATGAAGTTGAACTGCAACCAGAAGATAAGCTAATTGAAGTCTACAACAAGTATTTAAATGATGGTCTTCAACAGTGGCATCCAATTGCTCAAGAGAGACATCATCTAATTTGTCAGGGAATCAACATTGCTGTTGATACACTTGGGCTAAAAATTAAAGGAATCAATACCTAATCAAATTGTAGTTTTTCTAAAAATAAAAGAGGAGATTTACATATGGATAATAAATTGACTACTTGGATTAACAGTTCTTTTGCACCTAACATTGAGACAAAAATTAAGAATCACTTCTCCAAAATCTGCCTCCTGAATGAAGAAGACTTTACTGACATTCCAAAAGGTTTTCTTTCTTGTACGATGAAGATTCAAATGCAGCCAGCCCAATTCATATCACATTTGAAGAGCAAGGAGATACACATTTCATTCAGATTACTGGCGAATATGATTGGGAAGTGGTTAATGCCTACACAAAGGTTCAAAGTTTGATTGTTGATATTGTGGAAGGAGTTGCGTGAGATGAAGATTATTCAATCCAATAATAAGAATTTTCTGTTCGGAATGACAGGTAAAGCAGGAGAGATTTCTAAGCATCTAAAGGAAACCAAAAATAATAAATAATATATAAAATAAGGAGGCGCATATGACTTTAGTTTTCTTGCTTGCATTCATGATGAATGTGAATGCTCCCGAATATCTTATCACCAGTTCTGTACAGGTGATGCAAGATAAGAAAACCTCAGTCGAGGCAGCAAGCCTTGAAGAAGATACCATTCCTACATATCACATCGACCTTGAACCAAGCATTCAGAAATACATATGGGAAACATCTAAACAGAGCGGCATTGACCATGAGTTAATGTTAAGTATTGCTTATACGGAATCACGATACGACTCTAAAGCAGTATCATACGACAATAGTAGTAGAGGCTTGTTTCAGATGAATACAAGCAATACCTTTCCAGAAGAAGCACGATTAGCTGGCATCCAAAATCCAGATCCTTTTAATCCTTATCACTCAAGTTTGACTGCAATTAATCATGTGAAAAGATTGATGAATAAATACAGTGAACAAGGATATGAGGGAGAGAATCTGACTAAGCGAGTCTTAACTGCTTACCGATATGGGATTGGAAAGTCAAAGAGTAAGAATGTGAATAATGGCTATACAAAGGCAGTTTTAGCGTATAAGAAACAATTAGAAAGTGGGGAGATCGGTTGAGTAAAATCGCACTAACAGGTAAAATGCGAAGCGGCAAAGACACTGTTGCTGATCATCTCATCAGGAATTATGGATTCACACGATTTGCATTTGGGGATGGAATTAGAAGTGTTTGTAAGGATTTGTTTCCTGAGCAGTTTGAAAATGGACAAAAACCTCGTTCATTGCTCCAAGGCGTTGGTCAGGCTATGCGAGTGTTCAACCCAGTTGTATGGATTGGAAAGTGCTTACGAGATATTGACGAGCACAGTGGGACTAATATAGTCATTACAGATTTAAGACAGCCAAACGAATTACACGCTGTAAAACTTAGAGGATATTATGTTATTAGAGTATCAAGTCCTGATGAGATACGAATGCAAAGAATGAATACAGCAGGAGACAACTTTACAACGGATGATCTGAATCATGAGACTGAGAGACATGTAGACTTAATGGATGTAGACTTTGAAATACATAATGATGGCAATCTGGAACAGCTGCACAATCAGATTGAGAGCATACTCAAACAAATTATCAAATGAAAACCAATTTTATAGGAAGTGAGAGTTTGGAAATTGAAATTAAAGCTGGTCAAACATGGATAAGTGAAGAGCATCCTGAACAGAGCATTGTAATCACTGGAGGTACTGTAATAGACGACAAGATCAAATGGGAATGGTATAGAGCAGACAAGAATGCCTTCTATCAATTTGTTGAGTTAAAAAAGGGTAGAGAACTAGATTATAACAATGGTGATTCGACATATCCCTATGCATATTATGGCTATACGGATACATATCGGATAAGAAATAAAATTCAGGCATACATTATGGTTTTACGATAAAAGCTAATATTTATCAAAATTAAAATATAAGGGGATTAAGAATCATGAGTGTTGAAAATACAATTAAAGATGTGATCACAAACAAACTTGAAGACGGTCTTGTAGAAAAACTCATTGGTGAGCAACTTGAAAAGGGAATCAATAATGCACTGAATAGCCTCTTTAGTTCATATGGAGATGTCACAAAAGTAATCGAGTCAAAAGTAAAGTCCGTAATGATTCCTTATCTTGAGTCGTATGACTACACTGATTACATCCTGAAGCTTGATAGCGTCTTGGTCAAGGTGCTGAAGAACACTGCACTTGACCACAAGAAAATTCTAACTAACTTCAAAACGCTCATTGATAATGATGAACATGGAAAATCGATTACCGTGACTGAACTTTATGAGAAGTGGACGGACTACGTTGCTAAGGAAGTGAAAACCGATGATCTTGAGATTAATTATGATGATGGTGTTAGCTATGAGTCTGTAGAAGTAAGTTATGAAGTAGAGTACGACAATGATAGAGACTGGAGCAGTTTCGAAGGAGCTTTGTTGAATTTTGAGTGCGAGCACGATGAAGAGATGAATTTTTCAATTAGACTGTCTCGCCGGAAGAAGAGTTCCGATAAAGGGTGGGATATTGAATACAAGACATCACACGACATTAAATCACTGAGATATTTAAATGAGTTTGAGTTGCTGCTTATGAAGCTTACGCAAAATGGAGCCAAGCTCGTTATTGATAAAGATGGCGATAGTGATGAAGTTCAACCAGAAAAAGAACCAGAGCCTACGTTTAGCTAAAAACTATACACTTTCAGAAAAGAGGACTAACAAATGAAAATATGTATCACTTGTGAGAAAACTATAAAACACGATCAAAGTAACTCATATTACCCCTTGAATGAGTTATTGAACCTTGTTGAGAATATTATTCCAAATAAAAAAGAATTTACGTGTTCTAATACTTGTTACAATATCCATTTATTGAAACATGCTTTAAGACATCAACAGTTAGCCTTAATGGAAACTATTCTTTATCCTAATTTGTTTGATTTGGACAGAAAGACACTGGTTGAACAAAAAATACAAGAAAGTGAACAGATGTTACAAATATTAAAAACACAAATAGAATAATGGATTGGTAGAGAAAGGATGGTAGATGATGTATTTCAACAAAGAAGGTCTGGACGAACTAAAAAAGTATTACACAAAACTCCCTAATGGAGATGATGTTATCTATAACAGCATGAAGGTTCGTCATGATGTTTTAAAGTTAATTTCAGACAATCGAACTCTTCGAGAGGCACTAAATAAAACCGAAAGCGAAACTACAGGCTTCTATGTTAAAGGGTTTTAATAAAAGTGCAATTTGATTAGGTAGAATGGGAGGGCTAGATAAGTCTGAATGAGGTGGCTTTAATGAAAATCATAGCAGTTGATAACTTCGCAAGAGAATATATTGCTGATACGTTGATTGCAGAAAACGTCAACGAGTACATGGGAAAGCGTATTGTGGATTTATTAAACGATAAGGAGAGCGAACACAGTCAGTATTCCTTTAGACTGGTGCCAGATGATTATGTATTGTGGCGTGGCATGGAAGAGCTGGTATAACTGAATAAATTCAAATAGTCTTAATAGGAGAGGATGTATTTGGAGTAAAGAAATGTACACAGTGTTTGACTGACTATCCAGCAACTGAAGATTATTTTTATAAGCAGAAAGTAACAACCAAAAAGAAAGGAACATATTTCAAATTACAGGCAGCATGTATAATCTGTAGGAGGAAACAAAATAGAGACAGAGGAAATGAAAATAAGGAGCAAAGAAGGAAGAATAGAAGAAAGTGGTACTTGGCAAACAAAGATCATGATAATGCCAAGAGCCGCGCATGGCAAAGAAATAATCCTGAACGCAAGAAAGAAAATGAACGAAAATATAAAGATACATATAAAGGTAAACAAAAATTCATTGACTCCAATAAAAGAAGACAATTGATAAATCATGTTATTTCAGATACAGAATGGGTTGCCTGCAAAAATTACTTCAATAACAGATGTGCTTACTGCGGACTTACACAAGAAGAGCATAAAAGGCTAACTAGAAAAGATCTTCATAAAGAACATGTGATTGTCAATGGAAGAAATGATTTGAAGAATTGTGTACCTTCTTGTTGGAGTTGCAATAGTTCCAAGTGGCAGTATTCATTAAATAATTGGTACAACAACACAAACATTAAATACACATATGAACGATACAACATGATTTATCAATGGATTAGATATGACTGCCGCAGGTTCATCGAGAAAAAGAAGAGTAAAAGGAAATACGATAAAAAATAACTTTCATTGGGAAAGAGAGTGACGAAATGAAAATAAAAATTATAGATTCATTTGAAGATTCAAATGGACATTATTTAGATGCAAGTATGATGGGGGAAACATTCGAAGTTGTAACTAAGAGTGACGAAGGAGTATGGGTACTATACGAAGGATTTAATACCTTAATTATCGAGGGAGAGTATGAAATCTTAAGTGAAAGTAACTTAGACTAGAGGTGGTAAGTTGAAGGAATCTGATCTTTATGAACCAGTGAAGAAATGGCTTGAACAGAATGGCTATTCAGTATTTAGTGAGGTTAGCCCACGATATAGTTCGAGAAGAGTTGACGTTGTAGGAGTAAATCCTGAATCAGTAGCTGTAGTTGAGTTGAAACTAAGCTTGTCACTTGATTTACTTGATCAAGCAGTTAACTGGTCAAATAGGAAATATGCTAATTACATTTTCATTGCAGTACCTTGGAATAGAAAAGGCAGTCCACGAATTGATAATGATTTGGTTAGATACATATGTGATCAATTCAAAATCGGAGTCTTATTTGTTCAGAAAGACAAAAATGAACTATATATTAATGATAAGCCATACATGAAAGCTAAATATATAAAAGTAAACAATAAAGAACTCAACTTTCGTGAAACCATAGAACAATTCAAACAAGAATACATTAACTCTGAGCTAAAAGGTGGTCATAGCGGTGGTGGATACATCACCCAATATCGCGTGACAATAGAACGAGTTAAGGAGCTGCTTAAGAAAGTTCGTTTAGGAAAAAGCTTCTCTTTATGGTGGTACGAAGATGGGAAATTGATCGACATTAGGGATAATGCTGTTGATGGTTGGATTGACATCAACACTATCCTAGCATACTGTGAGACGCATTATGCTTCGCCAAAGCCATCGCTATCTAAAGCTCTAAGAGAGTTTGAGCATGATTGGTGCGAGTCTCAGAAAATTGGGCGAAAATTACACTTTAGGTATAAGACAGAGTAAACAATCAATTAAATAGAATTGAAAGGTGGTTATAAATGAAAATTAAAGAAGAATATGCAATTGGCTATCAGTATAAAGATGAAATCAATTTTGTTACGGAGGATGATTTTTACAGCAATTCTCCAGATAAAGCCCGTATTTTTTCACGGAAAGAGGGCGCACTTGTAAAAAGAAAATACCTACAGGAACAAACTGACATATTCAAGAAAGAGGAATTAAAGATAATCAGCATTACTACGACAGCTAAACCGATTGGTAAATTGTAATAAAATCAAGAGTTTATTGGAAAGAGAGGAGGAACTTATGACTCAATTATTCGACCAAGAACAACTTCAGTATTCGCTTTTTGACTGGAAAGACGTACATGGCAAGCAACTAACTATACTTGTTACAGAGGGTAAGAAGGAAGGCTCGGAGGATGTTGTCACTCTGGTATACGGCAAAGATAAAAAAGCAGACAAGCTGTACCTCTTACACTATGAGGGAATTTAGATTAAAACTTTGTTTTATCTAAATTGGAGGACTCTTTTGGTTCGTTTGGTTGATTTTGCGATGGAAGTTTCATACAATTGATTTATATTAGACCTAGACCAAACGAACTAAAAGGGAATGATCATATGAAAGTAAATTATGTTCATATCAAGAATTTTAGATCAATAAAAGATTCGGGTAAAATATACTTCAACAATCTTATTACGATATTTGCTGGTAAAAATGAGTCAGGTAAAACTAACATACTTAAGGCTTTACATGCATTCAATGAAGATGCTTTCGATCAGGATTATGACTACCCACTGGAAGCAGAAGAGGGGATCTATCCAGAGATAACCGTTTCGATAAACTTAGATACTAAAGAAGCACTTGAGTTGGCTCCATACTTAACAAACAGCCTTACAAGAGAATTGATCATTGTTAGATCCCCTCTATATGTAGATGTTATTCAGGGAGAAGTGTATGATAGCACTTTAAAAGATGAAGATTTAAAAATTGAAAAGTACTTTAAAGAGATTAAGGAATTCTTCACGAAAATAGATGCGGTAGCAAACACAAGTTTTGTTAAGCAGCTTTTGGCAGACAAAAGCGAGCAAAATATAAAAGCATTGCTTGAACAGTATTCGCATAACAAAAATTCATACCATCCAAGCGAAGAAGAGCAATCAGAGAAGTTTAATTTTATTAATAATGAACTATTTCCTGCATGGAGTACATTAGTCAATAGAAAAAAAGAGTATATGGATAAAATCTACGCGTTTTTACCAAAGTTTATTTATTTTGACTCTTTTAATGACTTAATTCCAGATAGCATTACAAAGGGCAAGGATATCGACTCAGAGATCGTTAAAAGGTTCTTTAAGGTTGTTAATGTAAAAGTAGAAGATATTTTTGCATTACAAAATCCACAGAGAAGACAAAATTTAGCCAATAAGATATCCACTCAGGTAACTGGCGACTTTATGGGTTATTATTCACAGGATGATGTATCACTAAAGATAAATTTAGATGGTGACATGATGAATTTCTTTGTTTATGGCAAAGATGGTGAAAAAGCATTTCAGCCCAAACAAAGAAGTCAAGGCTTACAATGGTTTTTGGCATTTTACTTAACTTTACAAGCAGAATCATCCAAAAACACAGTCTTGATGATTGACGAGCCAGGGTTGTATCTACATGCGAAGGCACAAGGCGACCTGTTAAAATTGCTCGAAAAACTTTCAGAAGAAAATCAAGTATTGATGACAACTCATAGCCAATGGTTAATAGATCCTAATAGGCTTGAGAGAATCCGATTGGTTAAAAAGGTAGATGACTGCACAACAGTTGAAAATAAGATTCACAAAGGTGCAGACAAGGACACTCTCTTACCTATCATGTCAGCAATTGGTCTTGACCTGTCAAAGAGTATAACAGACTTTGGTGATATTAACGTATTAGTTGAAGGTATTTCAGACTATTACTACTTAAGGGCTATAATAAGGTATTTTGAGAATGTGACGAGTGCTAGAGACATTAGAGTCTTTCCATCTGTTGGTGTAACACAGATATCTGTGGTTTTATCGTTGCTGGTTGGACGAGAAGCCGAATACGCCATCGTTGTAGATAATGATAAGGATGGTATTAAAGAGCGGACTCGACTAATCAACGCTGGCATAGAAGAGAGTAAAATTCATTTTATAACTGAAACACAGAATGGAACAATTGAAGATCTATTCTCTCAGGCTAACTATCATGAGTATGTTTTACAGACACCACTTGACCCAAATGAAACAAAAGTACGTAGAACAGCATCAGGAATGGATAAAGTAATGATTGCCAAGAGATTTAACGAAATGGTGCATGAAGGCAAAGTCAAGCTTGATAAGGAAACAGAAAAAAATTGCCTTTTAATCTTAGGTAAAATTCTTGAAAAAGATTTAGTTTTAGTAGGATCGCCAGCCTGATAGCTGGCAGTTCTATATGATTATAAACAAAATTAATGGAATTTTGTTTATGTTTTACTGAAAGGAATGTTAACTATAGAAATCACTTATTCGCTTAATGTGTACGATGAGGATGGAGACATTTTTGATAAGTGTGTATTACTTCACATTAATAAAAACACTATCATCAGGTTGGAGAATGTGAGTGATATCAGTACTTTGATCAGTCAACTATGTATTGTTAAAGAGCAGATTCACAATGAATTAAAAACAAAATAAAATTACTCTTTAATGGGGATGGTGGATGAAGTATGAAAAAGTATAGTATCAAACAAGTCGCAGAGATTGTTGATTCAGAAGGGTTGGGCTATGCTATTCAGTCTTATTTAAATCATGAGAATGTTGAAGATGAGGAATTGGCTGCTATGTGGAAAGAGTGTGGGGAGCTAATGGCAAGGATCTATAGTAAACTTGAAGATTACTTAGAATAAAACAACGCTTTTATAGGGAACAGACGTGTCATAAAAAATAGAGGAGCAATTGCTCCTCCTCTGCTACACAAGAATACTTATTGTTCGGAGATAAAGGTGAAACCAGCCAATACCACATTGATGATTATTCCTCTACCAGCTTTGTTGCAGCCTTCTATCGCTTCGAGGTATATGCTGCCCACAAGGATTGTACAAACACCGAGTAGTACACTTAAAATCGGCCCTACACCCGGAATAACCGAGATTAATATACTAGCGATTTCACCGATAGGGGTTCCTTTCTTTATCGCATCGATTAATATGTTTGTATTATTATAATCTAAATAAATTTGATAGCCCCACCATTGAAGTTGAAACATGTTTTCATTTCCTGAGCCATTAGCAATGAAAGGCACATCTGATTGTGATAATGATTTATCGAATGCAAGTTTGTGTTCTGAAATAAATTGAAGCATATCCTTGACGATCTTTTGTGTTTCTTCATTTGTAGCTACAGGTAGAAAAGCGACTTGATTAGTCAATTGGAGTTTTCCCCTTTCATGGAATTAAATAGTATTGTAGTGGGTTATAGATTGTTACGCTACTAACTAAAGTTAGGAAATCTATGAGTGGTTTTCAGATAAAATCAGGAATTTATTCAATTTGACATCCCAGTTGACTACTATATTTAGTGTTTAACATAGACAATCTCTCAATATATAGTATAATGAAATTATCAAATTGAGAGGGGAATATTACCATGAGCATAGGGCTTGAAGGATTTGATGAGTTTCGAAAACAATTAAAAGACATGCAAAAAGCAGCACAAGAGCTTGATGGGAAACACAACATTCCATTACCAGATTTGTTGACAGATTCATTCATTAGTGAGAACACATCCTTGTCTAGCCTACAAGAATTACTCGACAATAGTGGATTCAAAATTGAAACAACTGAAGATTTTGAAGCGATTCCAGATGCAGAATGGGATGAGTACATAAGCTCAGTTAGTGAGTTTGAAAGCTGGGGAGATATGCTTAGATCTGCTGCTGAAGAATACGCATTAAAGAAACTAGGTTTTTAGACAAGGGGATGACCATCCCCTTTCTCCTTAAATTAATATATAAAAAAATATGATAAAACTATTTACAAACAAAATTATCTGTTGTAATCTATGAATACGCCTTTTGAAAGGACTGAGAATAATGTAACACTAAAGAAGAGTATCAATAAACAAGGTAAAATAAATAAAAACTATAAAAACGAGGAGAATACATAATGAACTTTTTTAACAAAAACAACCAAACCGTACATGCAAAAACTGTAGAACCAAAACGAAATAAGATCCAATACTATGGTATTGGAGTCAATAACACTGTAATTGATTTTGAAGCAAGTACACCAATCCAAGCACGAAGCTACTTTGAAATGGAATTTAATGCACAGGGTACTGAGTTAGACTTTATGGGTGCATATGCTCGTTAATGGCTACTAAAGACGTTCCTAACGTTCAAGATTGTAGAGAATGGATTCAAAACATATTGAAGTGTGTGAAAGACATTGATCTATTCACAAGTTACAATTTAAGTGTCAGAGACTTTGAGAGGGGCTATGAAGATGCTGAATTAAGGCGAGCATTGAAGAACCTAAAAAATGCATACGAGGAAATGAAGGCTGACATGAATAAATCAACATAGAGGAGTTGATGCTCTATATGCAAACTTATATAGTCAACAATTTGGCTATTGAGGCAGAGCAAATGAATCAGGAATTCACACTAGAGAATGAACATGGGACGTTTTATGGCTGCAAGGGTGATTACATTATTCATACTAAAGGGAAACAAAGAGGACTTAGCAAATTAGAGTTCGAACAAACCTATAAAAAAACAGAGTGTTTAGAATCGCAAAAAGAGAGGTTCAGGCAATTAATGGGACAAGGCTATCAAGAGATGGCTGAAATCAATTTAGGGATTGCGATTGAGGATTTTACCTTAGAACATGAAGCAGATAAAACATTAGTCAAGTTACATATTAAATAAAATAAATACATAAGAGTGATAATGTGCTAATTGTATATGACACTAGAACTAAGAACGTACAAAGATTTGTACAAAAACTTGATGTAAACAACGTTCAAATTGGTGAGAATCTAACAGTAACCGAGCCTTATGTATTGATTACATATACAGATGGCTTTGGAAATGTACCTAAAAGTACTATACAGTTTCTAGAAGTGAACCATTTTTTCATGAGGGCTATTGCTTCAAGTGGAAATAGAAATTGGGGTTCAAACTTTGCAAAGAGTGCCGATATCATAGCAGAAAAATTTAATGTTCCAATAATCCTTAAGTTTGAGCTATCAGGCACACCAGAAGATGTACAGATGCTAAAAGAAAGGCTGTGTGAAATTGAAGCACGTTGAATTGAACAATGAACTCATGATTAAGAAAGATGGGTTTTATAATTTAGAAAAAGATAAGGAGGCGATTAAAGCTCTATCTGAAGAGATAGATAGAAGACTGATTACCTTTCCAAATTTCAGCGAAAAAATTCACTATTTAATTGATAACGACTACTATTACAACATTCTAGATCAGTACTCAATGAATCAAATTGAAGAAATTTTCTCAATCGCACATAAAGCAAATTTTGAGTTTCAGTCATATATGGCGATCTCGAAGTTCTATAACGATTACGCCATGAAAACAAACGACAAAAAAAACTTTCTTGAGACATATCCAGATCGAGTTGCGATTGTTTCACTTTACCTTGCTCAAGGCAATTTTATTCAAGCATTGAGAAATGTTAATGCAATGCTCGGATATGATCAATTGTTACAACCAGCAACACCTACATTTTTAAATGCAGGCAAGTCTAGGCGGGGAGAGATGGTCTCATGCTTCTTGCTTGAAATGGATGATTCTTTGAACTCCATCAATTTCATTCTCGGAACATGCATGCAGCTATCCAAAATAGGTGGCGGTGTGGCAGTGAACCTGTCAAAGCTTCGTGGTCGTGGGGAGCCAATTAAGGATGTAGATGGTGCAGCTAAGGGAATTGCGCCTGTTCTAAAACTGTTAGAAGATGCTTTCTCATATGCTGATCAGATGGGGCAAAGAAAGGGGTCTGGCGCAGCGTATTACAACATCTTTGGATGGGATATCAATGAGTTTCTTGATTGCAAAAAGATCAATGCAGATGAAAAAGCCCGCATCAAAACATTATCAATTGGACTTATTGTCCCGAGCATTTTTTATAGATTGGCAGAAAAAGATGAGGATTTCTATTGTTTTGCCCCATATTCAGTACGAAAAGAGTATGGCGTTCATTTAGATGATATGGACTTAGATGATAAGTACTATGATTTGCTTGAAAATCCGAATGTGAAAAAACGAAAAGTTGGTAAAGCTAGAGATTTCTTAAACAAGATTGCACAGATCCAAATGGAAAGTGGATATCCTTATCAGATGTTTAAAACAAATGCCAACAAGTTTCATGCACTAAGGGAAATTGGCGATGTTAAAATGAGTAATTTATGCACAGAAATTTTCCAACTACAAGAAGCTTCTGTGATCAATAACTATGACGAAATTGACGAGATCAACCGAGATATTAGCTGCAACCTTGCATCGATTAATATTACAAATGTAATGGAAACTAAGCAATTACCATTTGCCGTTCATGTGGGTGTGGAAATGCTCACCTCAGTTTCAGATTTAACTGGTATTCCAAACGCACCCAGTGTTAAAAAAGCCAACGAAGATCTGCACAGTATTGGACTAGGAGCAATGAATTTGCATGGCTATCTTGCAAAGAATCATATCCAGTATGAGAGCAAAGAAGCAAGAGATTTCGTGAGAACGTTCTTTATGGCGATGAACTATTATTCAATTGAAAAGAGCATGCAAATTGCCAGAGAACGAAATGTAACCTTCAAAGGCTTTGAGTTAAGTAACTATGCGTCTGGAGAGTACTTTGAGATGTATTTGAATGAAGATTTTAGTCCCAGAACAGAGAAAGTAAAGCTGCTATTTGACGGCATTCATGTGCCGACAATCGCTGATTGGCAAACACTTAAGGAAAATGTGCAGAAGTATGGGTTATATCACGCTTACAGACTTGCCATCGCACCCACACAGAGTATCAGTTACCTTCAGAATGCAACACCAAGTGTGATGCCCATCGTGGATATCATTGAGACACGGACGTATGGAGATTCAAAAACGTTTTATCCAATGCCGTATCTTTCTAAAGAGACAATGTTCTACTATCGAAGCGCATACGATATCGATCAATATAAAATAATTGCCTTGGTTGGCGAGATTCAACGACATGTTGATCAAGGTGTTAGTTGCATTCTATACGTGAATAGCAATGTAGCTACCAATGAACTTGCAAGATACTACGTGTACGCAGAGCGTAAAAATCTGAAGAGTTTATACTACACAAGAACCAAGAAACTTAGCATAGAAGAATGTACGTCATGCGCGGTGTAGGAGGATATAGTAAATGACGATTAAGGCAGTCAATTGGAATAGATCAGATGATGATATTACATTGGCATTTTGGAACCAAAACATTATGCAGTTCTGGACGGATGATGAATTTGTTCCCACAGACGACAAAATGACATGGGGCGACATGGATGTTGTGCAAAAAGAGGTATACAAAAGAGTGTTGGCTGGTCTAACACTCCTTGATACTGTACAAGGTACAGTAGGCATGCCAAAATTGATCGATCATGTGGATGGATTACAACGTAAAGCAGTACTCGCATTCATGGGTATGATGGAAAATATTCACGCAAAGAGCTATTCAACTATTTTTACAACCCTTGCAACAACAGAGGAAGTTGATGCAGCATTTGAGTGGGTAGAAAACAACAAATATCTACAACAGAAAGCTAAGATTATAAATGAATATTATAGAGGCATCAAAAGTAAAAAAGACCTATACATGGCAATGGTGGCAAGTGTTTATCTAGAGAGTTATCTGTTTTACAGTGGTTTTTATTATCCAATCTTGCTTGCTGGTCAACGTATGCTTACCAATAGTGGCGAGATTATTGAAAAAATCATTCATGATGAAAGTATTCATGGTTTATATGTAGGCATACTTGCACAAGAAGTGTTTAATGAACTCACGCCAAGAGACAAGAAGCGAGTTAAACAAGAAGCATATGATCTACTTGAAGATTTATATGAAATTGAAACTTACTACACAGATGATCTCTATTCTCCACTAGGCATTCAGGAAGATGTGAAAAAATATGTACGTTATAACGCTAATAAAGCACTACAGAATTTAGGTTTTGACGCATTCTTTCCTGTTGAAGATTTTAATCCAGTTGTCCTAAATGGAATTAGAACAGAGACTGGGAATCATGACTTCTTCAGTAAAAAAGGCAGTGGATATGTCAAACCAACAAATGTAACAAAAATAACAGATCAAGATTTCGAATTTAACTTTGAATGGGATAAGGAGTAATTAAATGAAAATTATTAAATATGAAAAAGAAAACTGCACACCTTGCAGTCAGGTGAGTCAATACTTAGATTCAAAAGGTATCGAGTTTGAGCGAATCAATCCCTTTGAAAAACCAGAGCTAGCAATTAAAGATGAAGTTTTCTCGGTTCCAGTTACATTCTTAGTAGATGAAGATGGGAACAGAGTAAAGCGATCAGTGGGATTTCAACCTACAGAACTTGATGAAATGATTGAACAACTTTAAGTTGAAGGAGAATAGCACAATTGAATAAAATGGATGAACAAATTCTAGTCGCATCACGTAACGAAGTATTTAATAATGAGCAACTTGTCTTCCAAGGTGTAGAAATGAATCAAGAAAAAGTAAATAAAATTATGCATTCAATCTCTACTTCATATAAAACAATGCGGCGTGGAGATGCTGAAAATAATCCAGACTACAAACAACCAATTCCATACTGCGTAATCAGAAAAGGCAATTCCCTTTATGTGTATGAACGCTTGAAAGGAGGAGGGGAGTGCCGACTACACAATAAACTATCTCTAGGGGTAGGTGGACATATGAATGAGACAGCTCATCCCACATTCGAACAAACCTTACAAGACAATCTATTACGTGAACTAGAAGAGGAACTAGATATTCAGGCAGAAGATCAAGAATTCAGCACGATTGGGCTTATCAATGATGATGAAAATGATGTCGGAAAAGTTCATATTGGATTGCTCGTTGTACTAGATGTAGATGATGAGGCGACTGTTGAGGTTCGTGAGACTGAGCAGTTAAAGGGCAATTGGAAGTCTCTTAATGAACTGATGCAGCCAGATACATATGAACGTTTGGAGCCATGGTCTAAGTTTGTTGTAGATACGCTGAAGTAGAATAGGAATGCACTATATGTAGTGTATTGTAAAGCATAATCACACTACATATAGTTATAAAAATCCAATGAAAGATGTCTTTTATTGAAAGGAGATTAGTAATTGGTGGATCTTAAAAACGATCTAGATAGATTGATAAAACAACTCAAACTATCGAATAAACAACCTAAGCTCATAAGAGTTAGCCCAGAATTTAACCGTCAACTTAGGGAGAACTTCAACATCGAAGACCGTAAGATTTTAGTTATTAAGAAAAGTAGTGTAACGCATATTTCAGAAGGTGGAAGTTGCAGTCAATATACCATGAGCGACATACCGATTATCATTGACAAGGCAGTAGACTATTTAGAAATAGAGTATGTATAAAACAGAGATTTGATTGAGAATATAGGAGGAAAGTGGATGGGTGTAAGACAGCATAATCTAATTCTAATTGGTAGTGATATTGGCTCAAAATATTATGATACCAGTGAATGGGATAAAGAAGATTGTTTATATGAAAAATACGAATTGAATAGGAAAAGCAAGTCTGGCGACATGGTTTTGTTAAGTGATAATTATTCTGGAAAGTATTTTATTGCAGGTAAGTTAGTAAGAGTTGATTATGATGCTGAGAGCGGCTTTGGTACATTCATTCCAGACACAGAAAGTGAAGAGTTTCAGCAAGGAAAAAAGGAAGTGATCGATTTTATTAAAGAGATTTACTCATTAGATGTTGATCCTACATATATTGTGATGACCTACTATACCTAATAAAACACTGATTTCATTCAGTTAATAGGGGAGGAAACAAACATTAAATCAACTATCTTCATACCTGAGAAGTTAAAGGTAGGGTTTCGAGAAAGAAGTGATACATATACAGGCAAACTCGCTTATGTAATTTGCTATGACCAAAAAGGGAAACTTCGAAAGGAAAAGTCTTGGCAGGGGTGGAGAGACAGTAAAATACAGGATATTGATTTTGCCAACGAACCAACTTCAGGATTTGTATTGAACAAAAAAGTTGGTGGACATTCGAGTGGATGGAATCATCGGCAAACATACGTTAGGATTTACGATCCACGAGGTTTTGAATTTGAAATCAGTGTCCCCAATCTTTTATACATATTAGAAAATACAAACTCAATCAAAGGTAAAGGGTTAGAAGGTGAATTCGTTTATGGTTGGGATGGTACTGAACTAGTACTTATTCCAACAAGTTCACCTGATTATGCTGACATTTCAAAACTTAACAAGTTAAGACATGAAAAGCCTAAATTTAATGGGAAAGAATTGATTATAGGCGCAACATATAAATCTAACGACAATATAGATTTGATTTATTTAGGCAGATTTTATGAAGCAAATGGAGAGAATAAAGAGTCTAAAGCGTACTTCTTTTATGATACAAATGGTAAATACTCAAAAATACAACACTACAAATCTCTAACTCACAATATCTTAAATATTGTGGATGATAAATGTGTGGATAATTATTCTAATTTAATGGACGAATTAAGAAAATCGAGATATTACTCTGAAAGAGATCCGAATAAGGATGAGTATGTTTATTATACTTTGGACGAGTTTAAAAATGGGTTTAGTTCTTCATATTATGGTGATCCATTTTATACTGATGAGGGTGAAAAATTATTCGTTTCCAAGAATCGTAGTTATGGTTGGCACAATAACTATAATGATAGGTATGACGTTTATGACAGTTATAGAAATAGGAAAAATGAACAAATTTTAACCAAGATAACTTTAGAAACAATTTTTACAAAATACAAACCTAAATACCTAGTAACATATAAATCAAATGGTGAATTAATTAAAAAATGGAGGAAAGTAAATGCCAAACAATAATGATCATAAAATTTTAGAACTTAAGAAACAAATCGAAGATAAGAAAAAGAAACTCACTAAGTCCCAGAAGTTCACACCAGTAACTAATTGTTCTATTGAATTGGATGGAGTTCGTTTCAACATTAATGTCCTTCAAAAAGAACAGTTGATTAACCTGTTGGTGAAATTGAAAGCAAATGCTATTGCTGCTGAAGAGCTAGAACTACTCAATGATTATAAGATTAGTGGATATGGTGTCGCTGATTGGATAGATGACCTTAAGGCTAAGCTGGACAATTTGAGTCGCAAAGAGGAGGAGCAAAAACTTAAAGCGATGGAAGCAAAACTTGATCAGCTTCTTTCAAATGAAAAGAAAGTGGAGCTAGAGCTTGGAGAAATTGAGTCAATGTTAAATAATTAAAAACAAGGAGGCTTTAACTTGGAAGCATATTTGGAAGAACAATATGACGTGTTCGAAGACGAAAATTATCTAACTCAAGAAAGTGATATTGTACAGTACTTCACTGATAGTGGAAGAGAGTTCTTTGATTGTGGTCAAGGCTATTATCAGGATGAAGCAGAGTTAATTTGTAAAGTGTCCGACAAGTTCTACAAAGTTAAAATTGAAGCGTCCATTGTTGGTGAAAAGCGTGACGTTGGAGACAAATTGTACTTCGTTGATGAGATCAAAAGTGTTACATATGAAGAAATTGAGAAGCCAGAACCTAAAGAAAAGGTGTCTGTAACATATCAATTGGAATTAACTGAGCAACAGAAGAGTGCTTTGGAGAATTTCATGCGACAACATTATATAGAGTATTAATAACTAAGTAAAAACTATATTTTATAAGGATGGTGAACGATTAACATGGATAAGCTTCGAAAATATACATTGAGGTTATTGAACGTAGTACATATGTTCTTCTTTAGCATAATGGCACTAGTAATGATATTTATAGAACAATGGTCAATTGGTGATATGTTTTTATTCCTATTACTAGCGGCGATTGCTGACAAGTTAACACGGTTGCTTCACAAGCCACAAAAAGATCCAGTAGTCCTTAATGTTCATGTTGAACACATGCAGTCTCATAGTCCCAAGGAGTTTTTGAATAGGCTTGAAGAAGAGCTTTCAAATATCAATGCTGAAATGAAAGAAAAAAGAAATCTACTAAGGTAGGGGGTACATATGAAGCAATATGTTCTAAAGACAGTAAATCACAAAGATGAAATCATTGAAGAGTCCACGTTAACTTTAAAAGAAGGCAGCATGCTCATTGCAAAAGTTCCTGACGACCATTCATACGAACAAGCTAAATGCATACATGACTATATTGCAAGAGCGTTAGAAAATGAATCCGACATTTTGACTATCAAGGAGTGCATCAAATTACAGGTCTTAGAAATTAAATAAAAATTGTATATATTGGGAGAGGATACAATGAAAGCTACTATTAATGGAACGTTGCTAGAAGGAACTCCAGAAGAGATAATTCAATACATGAATTTAATAAATGCAGAAAACAAAAAATATGAAATTAAAGTTAGTTGGGAGAAACAGCATCCTCCAAAAGAAATTGAAGACGAACTTAAGGCTTTCTGGAGTCGATGTGCGAAAAATTTTTGATTGTGAAAGACACACTCGATAATAAAGTTGAAGGAAATTGATGGTTGTTTACATGGGAGGAAACGTAATTGACTAGATATGAAAGAATCATTTCTGAGTTGCCTGATTCATTGTCTGAAGAACAACAAGAAGTAATGCTGACAAGTTTGACAAGCTTCTTCACTAATCTACCAATAGATATAAACTATATGATGTTGTTTGCACCATATGAAAAGACTGAACACTATTTTACCGTTTTTAAACTACATAATGAAAGAGAAAATACTGCTAAAAAAATCATTGAATTTGTTTCAAAACATGTGGGTACTATTCAAGGCTTCGAAAACGTGGATAATCATTTTGACTTTTATGTAGATAAGAAGATGTACAGTCTATTTGACTTTACTTGGGGAATAGTGGATTTACGATAAAAGCAGAATTTGATTGATTTTACATTGGCATGACTGTAGATGGGAGTTCTACAGTCTTTACTTATAGGAGGAGTTATGTCTAATTTTGATATTCAATACAACCAATTGATCAATGATATTATTCAGAACGGAGAATGGGACAATGACCAGCCAGTACGAGCTAAATGGTTAGATGGTGAACCAGCATATACGAGAAGTGTAATTTCTAAGAAGTTGCAATTTGACAACACTGAAGTTCCGATTCTCACTACTAAGCAAGTTTATTGGAAGACAGCAATTAAAGAACTCTTATGGATTTGGCAAAAGAAATCTAATAAGGTTCAAGTTTTACGGGATATGAATTGCCGAATCTGGGATGAGTGGGAACTTCCAGATGGAACCATTGGAAAGGCATATGGATATCAGTTAGGTCAGAAGTGCAGAAAAGTAAATGGAGAAATGCTAGATCAAGTTGACTATCTCTTATGGTCATTAAAAAACAATCCTTCACGTAGAATGATGACTACTCTATGGGATAAGAACGACTTAGATAGCATGTCATTAACTCCCTGTGTCTGGAAAACGAATTGGATTGTAAAACAAGGTAAATTGCATCTAATTGTGGGAATTCGATCAAACGACATGGCATTAGGCAATCCCTTCAATGTTTTTCAGTACTATGTGCTACAACGAATGATTACACAAGTAACAGGATATTCACTAGGAAACTTAACATTTGACATTGATGATTGCCACATTTATGATCGACATTTAAACGCTTTAAGGGAGCAGATTGAACGTAGGTCATATGATTCACCAACACTATGGATTAATCCAGAAGTGAAGAGTTTCTATGATTTCACTTCTGATGATTTTGCATTAATTGATTACAAATATCATCCTTCAACTAAGATGGAGGTAGCAATATAGTGATTTCAATCATTGCAGCTTATGACCGAAATCGACTTATAGGGATTGATGATAATCTCCCGTGGAATCTCCCAAAAGACTTGGCGTATTTTAAAGAGAAGACACTTGGTAAAGTTGTAATTCAGGGTCGGAAGACGTTTGAGTCATTCAAGAAACCACTTGCAAATCGCACAAATGTCATCCTGACTTCGAAGTCAAACTATAAAGCTGAAGGGTGCTATGTATACAATTCAGTCAAAGACATATTGAATAAACATAGCAATCTAGAGGAAGTGTTTGTGATCGGTGGTTCACAAATCTACAAGGAGTTCTTGCCTTATGCAGATAGACTGTACATCACTGAGATTGATTATGAGTTTGAGGGGAATGTCTTTTTCCCCGAAGTGGATATGAGCAAGTGGACTCTTTTTAGCAATACAAAGGGTATAAAAGATGACAAGAATTCTTATGATTACTATTTCAAAATGTATGAGCGAAATATTAACTAAAAAAATCTGATAAAAACCATTGTAATAACTTAAAATAAATGATAATATGATTCTACAAGGTAAAACTTGATAGGATCTTTTTCATTTCAAGGAGCTAACATGACTACACATTCATACACAGTAAGCTATTTAAGAGACTTACCAAATCAAGCTAAGGAGGGTGATGTATACTACGTTGATGAGAGCAAAGAGTATTTTACTAAGCCTGTTTGTTACCAATGGACAAGTGGGGCGTGGCACATCAAATACATAACTTAGCAAGCAACGCTCTTCTGCAATGAAAGGAGAGAGAGGATTAAATGCACAAGGCTTACTTTGACGCATCTTACGAGTGGAATTCTAAAACTGCAACTGCTGCATTCATTGTATATGACAATAAAGGAAAGGTTGTCCAAAAGGCAGTGTTCAATGATAAATTGGCGGTTGATAGTAATCATGCAGAATGGATTGCATTAGATTTACTACTGAATTCTCTGCAAGCTTTAAGTATCGAGGAGGTTGAGGTATATGGTGACAGTAGAAATGTAATAGACACTCTAAGTGGACAGTCAAAAAGAAGTTCTTATGAAGTAGTGTTTAAATCAGTATTAACATGTGTCGAAAGATTCAATCAGATTACATTCAATTGGATAACAAGAAATGAGAATAAAGTTGCGGACAAGTTATCGAAGGGAAAACCAAATGTAATCTGTATGGTGGGGGCAAAGAAGAGAAGAAGGAGAAAGAATAAACATAAAAAAATAGAATCAAATAAAGTGGATACATATGTTGTGCAGCCTCATAAATTTGACTTCAATTTTAAATATAAGGAGAAAAAGAGAAGAGTAGTAGTCAGGTAAAACCTGATCAAATGGTACTTTTACAACTTAAATGGAAAGGGAAATAAAAATTGAAATTAACTGAAGTAAGATCAGAATACCTTAAGCTCAGAAAAGCAGCAAAGCAATACATAGGTAAGCAATTTAAGATGGATGGCTCAGTAATTGGGTTGCAAGGGGAATATCTATTTAAGATTGATGAAGTAGATATTGTAGATGATGTTGTTCAGGTTTCGTATTATTCACCTGAAGAGGGGTTTGAGGATGAAAGTCCTTGGGTGTTGGAATGGATACCATTCAAAGTATTAGATGAAAATACTAGATGGATTGAAGGAGAAATGTATGAGTAAAAATTCTATAAGCGAGACTGGTGGGATGTAATTGAAAAGCTCAGGAAATTGCGAAACTTGCCATTACTATATGGAACATAAAACAAGTGACATACTCCATCCTAATAAATCAGTTACTAAGGGGAAAACTGTCCAGAGACATTGCAGAAAAGGAAATTTCAAGCTAGTTGATATGTCCCCTTGTGAGTTATACGAGAGATGCGATCATCCATCTGCTAGAATTCCATTACCGCCGAAACCATTTTATTATCGAGACTATTAAGTTATTAGAATTGTAAATATAATTATCATTTCATGAGAAAGGGAAATATATGTTAGGTACTTCTGGAGTTGGAACACTTAAAAGTGCGAAGTTTAACAAGTACTCGTTACTTAAATTGATGGGCTATGGAATAATTGAAGACCCTTTGTTAGTAGATTGTATACAGAAGAAGAGCCATAGAAAAACTCGCATCAACAAAAAGTGGGGCAAGAGATATGGATGTTATGAGGTGCCAAAAAAGGATTTGATTCAAATGGGAAATCAGATAATTGGACATCCATCAGTGATTGCACAGCTTAACAAGCTACAATAAAAGTCCTATTTGATTATATATTGACATACATAGGGTAAATAAATTATTATGTGACATCACTATTTTAAGAGTGTTCAGAAATGATCATAGTTTTACCAGTACAGTTGACTACCAAACTTCTCCATCATATAATGTTCTTAGAAATCTAAGATCGTTAAAAGTTGGAGGATATGATGACAAGAAAATACACAGCATCAGAAGTAATAAGAATTGTAGCACTGAAAATTCTTGCTCAATATCCTCAAGGATTATCATTCAGCACATTAAAATCGTTCACAGAGCAAGAACTTGAAAAGTATATAGAGCCTGATGATTACAATAAGGGCAAGTATAGATCAGCACTATGGAACCTAGACAAGGTTAAGCAAGGATTTGTTCTGCGAACAGATTCAGAAGGCGATAAGAGGTTTCATCCTACAATGACACTATTAGCAGAAGTTAATGATTTACAATTGCCTGATATGGAAGAGTTCGTTAGGATTCAAAGAGAGAAAGAGGCTATTAAAACTTCAAGAGTTATTAGGGAGACAAGTACAGGATACGAAGATAGGGTTAGAGAGCACAGTTATAGAAATATGCAACCATGGCAGAAAATTTCCCACATACGCTCAATCTTAGAAAAGGTTAACGACTACATCGATGATAAGCAACTAAGGAGATTTATAAACAGGATAATTCTTGATCCATCAGGACTGTCTCATGAAGAAATTGAAGCAGTTTATAGGCTGAAATTTTGTTTGGATATGCTTAATGAACACAAAACCACAATATTTCGCAATAAATTTTAAGGAGGTGCTTTGTCATGTAAAACAAATCGAACCACACCAAGTCACACCACAAAATAGGGGGTCTAATAATGGAAACCGAAGTCACTCATCTGTATCTTTGCAACTTTAATGATTCTGGCGATTTGTGCGAGTCTGAAATTACTGACGATGAACTGTACGCTCTTACTCTAGATCCCAATCCAGTAGTACCAACAATTGACGATCTTAAGCAACATGGAGCAGCAACAGGTAAGGTTTTCGAAGGTCTAGTAAATACATATGAAGGTTTGGTAAAGTGGACATTCAATGAGGATGAACCAGAGCAATCAAGTTATGTCCTTATAAAAGAAAAAAAGGCTTGCCATTAAGACAAACCATTCATGGAAATTAGTACTTTATTTAGCACTAATGATAGGCAAGACCGCGAATCTTGCCTATCTGGTACAAATTATAGTCGTTGTTTATAAACACTGTCAAATATCTTATGAACTATTGGCAGTGTAGAAAGTCAATATATAATCTAAAAATATAAGAGGTGAATATTATAAGTAAGCTGATTTTTAAGTATGGTCAAATGTCAGCATCTAAGTCTCTCCAATTATTGACCTCAGCCCATAACTATGAGGAGTCAGGTAAGAAAGTCATGATCTTCACGCCAGCATTAGATGACAGATTTGGAGTAGGTAGGGTTACTTCAAGAGCTGGTATTAGTCGTGAAGCTATTCCAATACATAGTAGTACTGATATTTACACTTTGGTTGCAAAAAGTCTTCCTAGTTGTGTACTAATCGATGAAGTTCAATTCCTTGAAAGTAAGCATGTTAATCAATTAGCGGAGATTGTTGACTGGCTTAATATTCCTGTTATCTGTTACGGTCTGCTTAAGGATTTCCGCAACCAGTTATTCCTCGGCAGTCATGCTCTATTGTGTGTTGCAGATAAGGTTGAGGAAATAAAAACAATTTGCTCATATTGCACTAGAAAAGCCACACATATACTTAAATTCACAGATGGAAAACCAGTCTACACAGGCAAAGTAATCGATATTGGATTGAATGACAAATACAAATCTGTTTGCAGGAGACACTACCATAAGGTTCCTATGGAAGGTGATGAATGATGGATAATTTTGAATATGAAGAATTAAATGAATTACCTGTTACAAAATGCATATGTAAACAAGTGTTATTTGAAGGTGATCAGACATATCAGCTTGACGAATACATAGTTTGTGATGATAGTGATTGCTTCAAGAAGTTATGTATTGAGAAGTTTGGAGCAATGTATGGAGTCCTAAACAAAGAAGGCAATGTAACATAATGCTCAACGGAATGAATCTAAAATAATTGATGTGACTAATCAAAATAGGAGGGTAGATTATAAACTGAATGACAGTATTTGAACAAAATCTAAAAGGGGATGATTATAACGTGCTTATGAAGATTCCTACATTTATGATGGATGAGTTGTGCATTGATAATGGTGATTGGTTGAAACTCAGAATTGGAACTGGATACTTTGCTTTAGTTAAAACTAATGAGAAACGAAGTGGCATTCTGGTGAAGGATAATAAGATTAGGTTTCCTCAACAGTTTAGTCATACATATAGAGTTCGTTCCAATGATCGAGTGCAGATGCATGTAAGTGGAGAGAGGTTGGTTTTTAATAAGGTAAAATAAATGAATACATTCTGGAGGGTAAATGAAGAAGATTCTGAGATGGCTTAAAGGAAAATGGCAATCTTTTAAATTACACATATACAAAAAATTCCTCAAACCAAATTATTACATTGGTATGGATGTAGGCATTAAAGAGCCAACTAAATTCATTGTAATTGCTAAAGAGTATGATGGTGAATATCAATTGGTAAGTTTAAAGAACACTGATAAAAGAATGACTAAGCAAGAAAGCATTGAAATTCTACACGAGCTTATGAATCGATATTCTGTCACAGAAGACAAGGTGTTCAGTGACTTGCCTTATGGCTACCAAAGAGAGATGTTTTTTAATGGATATAAAAGACCACAGTATTTTAAACCGAAGTTATTTGAATAAAATGCTGATTTGATGGGGGAAGGAGGCTATTATGCAAGGTAAAATTAATGAACTAATCAACTCAGAATCACAAGATTTGAGGAAGATTGGATGGTTTCTTTTTGATAGAAATAGTGGTCAAGATGGACTGTCATCTAATGATTTAAGTCTGTTACTAGAGATGCTCCATTTCAAAAATGCACAAGACCAGTATGAAAAGGGAGCTGAAGATGGCTTTAATGATGGATACATAGCGGGTTATGAGAAAGGTTGGCATGACAAAGAAAATCATTATGAGTATGACAATACTCCAACCTATGTACTCAAATAAGGAGATGATTGATTGAGTATTTACCGAAGAATGCTTGTCATGAGTGATTTACATGGGTGCCATGATCTATTCACCAAGATGTTAGAGAAAGTGGCGTATGATCCAACGCAAGACAGACTAATTCTCCTTGGTGATTATGTAGACAGGGGTCGATATAGCAAGCAGGTATTGAATAAAGTTATAGAACTAGTAAATACATATGGTGCGGTCGCGTTAGTCGGCAATCATGACAAAATGTTCTTGGACTGGTTACTTACAAACGATGGAATGAACGAGTTCAATTTCTTCAGGAATGGGGGGTTACAAACAGTCGAATCCTATTGTGGCTTAGACTTCTTTGATGCAGGAATCGATACGGTGAAAGCCAAGAGATTCATTCTTAAAAATTTCAATCACCACATTAGTTTCCTAAGTGAGCTTCCATACTACCATGAAGAAGATGACTATATCTTTGTTCACGCAGGATTAAACCCCACATATGAAAACTGGAGGCTTACTCCATACAGTGAGATGATTTGGATTAGAGAAGAGTTTCACAATGGTAAGGTGAACACAGATAAAACAATAGTATTCGGACACACACCATGCGTTCATCTACATGGCAAGGCTGACATTTGGTACTGGGAAAACAAGATTGGAATCGATGGAGCTGCTGCATATGGGCATCAATTGAATTGCTTGGAAATTACGAATGAAGGATTAAAAGAGTATAACGTTAAAGCAAAGGAGGTATAGGATGCTACGAGCATATATTGATGGTCTATCACAGTCAATTAACAAAAAGTCAACGTTATCGATTACAATTACTGACTTAAAAGGCAATCTGGAATATCAAAATTATGAACTATTAGATAGCAAAAGGAGCAGTACTGAAATAGAAATGATGGCATTTAATAAGATGATGGATTGGCTATTAGAAAATAAAATTAATAAAATTGTTGTATACACAGAATCGAAACATGTATACACGAACTGGCGCAAGAACAAAGCTTATTCGTTAAATAAGTCAAAATTTGATCGTTTCGTGGTTAGGCTTATTGGAAATTCGAACAACGTTGTAAATTTGGCTTTTGCATAATTCTAAATAAAACCTTAGTTTGATTAGGAGATGATAACATGCAAAAAGTATTAACGGAAAAGAGAATCGTCACAGAAGAAAAAGAAATTGTTGTCAGTGAATCTCTGATTTGTAATAAGTGCGGAAAAGAATCCATCAAGACTGAGGAAGATTATTGTTTCGGGCAGAATTATCAAAATATAAACCTTAGCTTCGGTTATGGCAGTGCATTCGATCTAGAGAGATGGGGGTTTGATTTGTGTGATGCATGCTTACTTGAAATCGTAAAGACATTTAAATTCGTCCCAGACGGTTTCATGCAAGATTATACAGAGATGTGCTTTACTAAAGATCCACAAAAAGCTTTTGAAAATTGGAAAGAAACAGGCGAATGGGATGAGTTTGCAGATTATACATATGAAGAACTAGAGGAATTAAGGGGCTACTTAGGTGATGAATACATAGATAGTTTGGTTCAAAGATACAATCTGGCTCCAACAACAAAAGAATAAAAAAAAGGGGAAGTTATATGTTCGTAGATACAGAAGCTTATCTACATTATATTGATGGTGAAACAATTTCAAGTGGATGGGAACGCCTAGAACTGGTTGTGAAATTTAAGGAAGAAGGAAAGCTTTTTCGTACAAAAATAACTGAAACATTAGTGTCTACCCTAAATTTACATAACACTAATGAGATGAGTATTTTGTTCAAGGATTACGATCACTATTGTGATGAAGTAGAAAAGTACCTAAATGATCCCTCATTATTAGAACGAAGGGTGGAACAAGTGATAAGGGAATACTTTAAAAAGAAAAGTAAAAATGAGTTGGATGATAATAGAAGTAAGAGCATTCAGAAGCGAGTAAATGATTTCAAAAGTATTAAGGTAAGAGTGAAGTTGGATTAGAAAATATTAGTGGAGGATTGCTTGAATATGAAAAAAGTATTTTTGGGCGGCACTTGCGCCAACAGTAAATGGAGAGACAAGTTAATTCCGAAATTGAAAATTAAATATTATAATCCAGTTGTTAAAAACTGGACTCCTGAATGTCAAGTTGAAGAAATTAAACAAAGAGAAACATGTGATTTCGTTTTATATACACTTACGAGAGTATATAGCACATATTCAATTGCAGAAGTTGTTGACGACAGTAATAAAAGACCTGAGGAAACTATTGTATGTATAATCAATGAAGAATTGCCAAATGGCAAACTTGCAATGACGAAACAAGATTTAAAACATTTGGACGCTGTTGGTAGATTAGTTGAAAGAAATGGAGCAAAGTATTTTAAGTCACTCGATGATGTCGCTAATTACTTAAGCGAAAACAAATAAAATTTATCATTGAAAAGGAGAGGAATGTTTGAAAGAGCAATTACTAAAACAGATTGAAGACCTAAAGAAAATTCGTGAGCAGGTAGACCAAATGGACATTGATGAAAAGAGCAAAAGACAGGCTAAATCAGGAGTATCAAATGAAATTAGACAGTTAAACTCTAAATTACGAACCATTGAACAGAGAGAGCGAACAGAATTAGATACTTTTGAAAGCAATGGTAAACCAATTGAAATTCCCCGTGGTCTTATGCATAGTCGAGATGTTGAATATCAATACTCAAATGGGGTCATTTATCAGTTTAAAAAGCCTCATCTAGAAAAAGACGGATCATTCCACTTACATCATTATATTTGGTTGGATGAGGGAACAAGGCAAACTGAGATCCTGGTAAGGACACTAGGAAACGACAATTATGGAGACAGATATTATCTTTCCGCAAGTTACTACAAGGACAAGAGAGACATGTATTCGTATCGCAGCATTGGTATTAATCCTTACAATAAGAAGTTTAAGCCATATGTAAATAAAGTGATTGAATACATACGTAAACATGAGGGATTCGAGGATTTCTTTAAACAGAAAACACAATGAAATGTATGTTTTATGGGACACACGGGATAAGGAGAATAAATGGCTAATACAAAAGATGGGAAGAAATTTGAGGAGAATTGGCGTGACAGTTACAAGTCATCTGAATATTACTACATGAGATTAAAGGATACTGCCAAATGGCTTAAGGGAGAAGGATCTTCATTTACACCATCCAATATTTGCGATTCGATCCAACATACCATGCCATTTCTATGGCTGCTTGAACTTAAAAGTACAAAAGCTGCTTCAATTAGTTTCAATCCATACATAGAAGGTGTAAGCTCACCAGAAGAAAAACCTAAGAATAAAACGACCAACGTCATGATAAAGGCAAATCAGGTTAAAGAGTTGAGACAAGCAGTTAAATACCAAGGTGTTATTGCTGGATTCGTTGTTAACTATCGAGAACATAAAATGAAGACGAAAGTATATGAGAATGAGACTTACTTCATACATATTAATGATTTCTGGGATTTTGCTGTGCGTACTGGCAAATCAAGTATTGGTCGTAAGGACAGTAGAGAAATTGGAGTAAAGATCGAACAGGTAAAGTTAAAAACAAACTATAGATATAAAATTAATGAATTTACATTATTAGCAACAAAAAAGTACTGTGCAAAAGGATATTTAAAAAAGGAGGCAATCAAAAAAACAGTTGATTGGCTTGAATCATTATTAAAATGTGCTGGAGATAAGTAGATTAGCACAGGGGGAGAAATCTGAAAAAACGAAGACGCCCCGTTATTGATGTGAAATCATCTAGGGGGATAAGTGTGATAAGCACAACAAAGAAAATTATAATTTTGGACAATGTAACTACTGATACTCCATTGAATATAAATGGTGGTTACAAGGGGTGGTACTATGAATAAACGTACACCTAAAGTAACCATTATTAAAGCCACAAATCCTAACTATAAACAAGTAGCTGAAGTTATTGTTAAGTTATCTCTATCTAAATATTATAACAAAGAAAAAGACATTTCCATTAACTAG